CTGGGTGCGCCACATCGCGCAGTGGGGCATCACCCTGTTCGACTGCCACGTAGACGACGCGTTCGCGCTCTGGCAGGAGGCCCGGCCCGACCTGGCCGCCGGCGACGACTGGCGCGCGGCCGGCGCGGCGGCGCACAAGGCCGCCTGTCCGGACGGCGGGTGCTTCTACGGCGAGCGCTGCGTCATCTGCCACGGGGACGCCGGGGAGCTGGCGTGAGCAGGACCGCGCCTGTTGTCCAGGCGTACGCGGTGACCAAGGCGGAGGGGCTGGACCAGCTAGAGCGCGGCCTGGTGATGTACGAGGTCAGCCGCGCTGACCGGCCCCGGATCATTGCCGGGTTCGTGTTCGTCCTCCCGTTCCCGCGCCGGCTGGCGGGCCGGATCGACCCGCATGAACTGTGGGACTACCGCAACGTGGACGGCAGCAAGCTGTCCCGGCAGCGGGACTCCATGAAGGGCAGGGATGCTCGGCAGGTAGAAGACCTGATCAACGGCATGAGCGCCGCGGTCGACAAGCACCGGGAGGCGGGCGCATGAGCGGGACCTACGCCGTGACCCGGCGCGAGCCGCGGAGCATGTCGGCCGGGTTCACGCGGGAGGAGGCAGCCTCTTTCGCCGCTGAGCTGGATGAGCTGCTGCCGGGCCTGCCGTTCGAGGTCTGCGACCTGCTGCCCGAGCTAGAGCAGCGGTTCCCGTTCGGTACACAGGTGTGGCTGGGGCCACGGGTGTACTGGCGCCGGGGCCAGCCGGGCGTAGTGGCTGCAGGCGAGCCGGAGAGCTTCGTCAAGTGGCAGCCGACGCCGGGCCTGGTGCCCTGGTTCATCGGTAACGATGGGCCTTACGTGTTCGTGGCCCTGGACGACGGCTACGCGTCCTGGTGGCCGGCGGGCTGGCTGGAGACGCGGTGAAGCTGGCCCGCTGGTACGGCGCCGTCATCTGGGTGGCCGGGCTGACGATCAGGCTATGGGCGCCGCATAAGCCGCTGCTGGTCACCTTCCCGGCTGTGGTGGTGCTGTCTGTCGTCGCCACCGTCCTCCTGTTCTGGCCGTGGAAGTGAGCTACTGCCTGACGGCCAGCTGCCTGGCCCACCGCCGGACAATCTTCTGGCAGCCGCCTTGGCAGATGTGGGTGCACGCGACTGGCTGCCAGCCGTGCGAGGCGATGGCCGGCGAGCCGGACCCGACCGAGCTGCGCTGCCGGTACTGCTGGGCACGGGTCCAGATCGACGGCGCGGGGAGGCTGTGGGAGTACCGGCCGGACGCCGGGGGCGGCTGGGAGCGGCAGGAGGACGGGCTGCTGTGGTGGCGCGACGACGCGTACACCGACCGCTGCCCGCTGTCCCCCACGTTCGCCCATCAGGCGGAGCCGATGGACAGGCTCTTGTCCGGAAATGGCTAGTGAAAATCCGTTTATGCGTGATAATGGAGGAGCACCACTCAACCCATTCAGGGGCGTTTTCCCCGGCGCCCCAGCATCCCCAGAGAGAGGCCAGAGTGACCCCACGCTCTGGCCTCTTTGCTTTCCCTAGAGCCGCCAGTCTTGACCCGAGTCAAGCAACCTGGTATGCTGGAAGCCTACGCAGGTTAATCCCGACCGAAGGGCAGGCACCCTATGCCAGCAGGCAAGACACCCCAGGACATGGCAGTCCTCCCGACCGCGGTAGTGGTCTGTTCCGAGTCCGACCCGGCCGAGGTCTACCACGTGCAGCTCCCCTACTGCCCGTGCAAGGACTTCCGCTACCGCCGGGCACAGCTCCTGGCGGGCACGCCCGGCCTCACCGTAGACGACCTGTTCTGCAAGCACCTGCGCAAGGGCCTGGCCCTCGTGGGCGGCTGGCACGGGACCCCGGAGCCGGCGGCCGAGACGACGACCTACTACCGGCTGACGAACGCGCGGGCGTTCACCCTGCTGACGTCCGCGCACCTGGCGGCCAGCCTGGCCGACGCGCTGATGCGCGCGGCGAGGGCCGCGGAGGGCATGGAGGGCATAGCCGCAACCGTGCGCATCGCCAACGGCGACGTGACGGTGAAGTTCGATGTCACGAACCGCTGCTACGACGTCACCCTGCCCGCCAGCCAGCCGGTTGCCGAGCCGGCCGCACTGCGCGGCTGACCCCTGGGACGCGACCCCGGAGCCAATACCGCCGGCTCCGGGGTCGTTCTATGTCTTGACTCAAGTCAAGCTATGGGTGTAGACTGGGCTTGTAAGCAACCGAGCGAAGGGCAGGCACCCGATGCGAGTTACACCCGGAATGCGAGACGAGTGGGGCGGCGACCTGGCCAAGGTGGCCGACATCCTTACCGAAGACGAGGTCGGCGTGGCGGTCCGCTCGGCCGAGATCGGCGACCTGGCCAAGCTCACGGTCGACTCGACCGCGGTCACCACCAGCAAGCACGCCTACCTGGACGCCGACGACTGCGACGCCCTGGCCGACCTGCTGCGGGCCAAGGCCCGGGAGCTGCGGGGCACGCGGTGACCTACAACTGGACGCGGCAGGGGCGGCGCTGGACACTGGACGCCGCCCCGCGGTACGCGGTAGAGCAGCGCGCGGACAGCCTCTACGAGATGTTCGTGGACGGCTACGAGGTCGACAGCGCGGACACGGCGGAGGTAGCCATGGCACGCCTCGCGAGCGTCTTCGAGTACGAGGAGCACCGCTCAGACCTGGAGGAGGCACGGCTGCAGCTGCGACAGATCGGGGACCGGCTGCGCGAGCGGTTTCCGCGGGCGGCGCGCGACGGCGAGGTGGCCTCGCTCTACGCCTGCCTGCGCAATGCGCTCGGCGAGGGCCCGGAGGCGGCCGACCCGGCGCCGGCCGACCGTGAGCCGGACATCTTCCGCCAGGACCTGTCCCCAGACCTGGCCGTGGTGGTCGACGCCTCGCAGTGCATCGTGCTGGAGGTTACCGACGGGGCAGCGGGCCGGGTGCTGCGGCGGCCGACCGTGAGCAACATCGACGCGCACATCCGCGCCCTGGACGACGCGCGCGTGGCGCAGGCGGTCGCGCTGTTCGAGGGCGGTTATTACCACGTTGTCCCCGAAGTGCAGGATTGATCCGTAGTAGGAAGAACCGGGGGCTGCGGTGGTCCCCGGTTCAACTCTGTGAGGAGCCAGGCACGTATGTGTGACGTAGAGGCCGAGCCGGACACGCTGTGGATAGAGCTGCGGACCGCGCAGCCCGATGACCGGGTGATGCTCGCACAGTTGCTGCGCAAGGCCAGCGGGGAGACCTCCCGCGACTGGGTGATGTCCGACCAGGACGAGCGCGACGCGGCGCACCTGACCGGGCTCTGGCACCTGCTCAAGGCGGCCCGGACGGATTTTCTCGCCTACCTGAGCCTGCCGGCGTTCAGTCCGGAGCGCTCGGCCATCCTGCTGCGGGGTGCCCGCGCGCTGAACATCGACACGCCGTGGAAGGGCTGGGCCACGTGAGCGCGCCTGACCGGCGGACGCAGGTGCTGATGTTCCCCGGCACCAAATGCGCGCTGTGCGGCGACGACGGATCGCCCGGGCTGCACGTCCCGGTGGTCACCCCGGGCGGCCAGGCAAAGCTACCGCGCATCTGCCAGCCCTGCCTGTCGTCGCTCTACGGCGTGATGCTGCAGCTGGCCGGCCACGCCGGCGCCCAGGTGGCCGCCATCGCGGTGAGCGTCAACAGCGGCAACACGATCTGAGTGCTTGACCCGAGTCAAGCCAACAGGTACGCTTGGCCTGTAACCGAGGAAGGGCAGGCCCATGGATGAGATTTACGGCGACATGACCCGGGTGATGTACGGGCCGGACGCGCGGCACGTGCCCGCGTGGCTCTACGTGCAGGACCAGGGGCCGGGGATGGTGAGTTTCGTCGGCGCGAGCATGACCCGCGGCCAGGACAACCCGCTCACCTACGACAGCGGCCACCATGTCCGCGGCGTGTACGAGCCGAGGTGGACTCACCATTTCATCGTGGGCGAGATCATCGTCCGCCCGCACCTGGTCATCGGCACCAACGCGCTGCGCGGTACCGACCTGGCCGGCCTCGCCACAGGCGACCACGACATCGAGGCGATGCTCGCCGACGGAGCGCACGTGGCCGGGTCGGCGGACATGCTGGCGAGGTACGCCCGGAAGGGAAACAGGCAGCGCTGATGTGGGTGTACGACAACGACGCAGACCGGAAGATCCGCCGCATGCTCAACAGCTACGCGCGAGCGCAGGTGGGCGCGAACGGTCTCCCGCCCTATAAAGGCCCGCTGCTTGAGTTCACCGGCATGACACTGGAGGAGTTCGAGATGTGGGTCGTGCACGGCCTGGTCTCCGACCGCTGGCTGCGGATGGACCGGCACGGCGACGACAGCGGGCACCGCGGCGAGTGGCTGACCACTGAGCAGGCGAAGACACAGCCGACGGTGGCAGCGCCGTGACCGGGTTCGATGACAGCGCGGCGACCTGGGGCGTGCTGACTGAGACAGAACGCAAGGTGCCGGCTGCGATCGACCGCCAGTACACGGTTACTCCGCTGGACGTAGCGCAGGAGGCGGGCGTTAGCCGGCAGCGTGCCGTGATCTGTGCCCGCATGCTGAAGAGGCTTGGCCTGGTCCGCGTCGTGTCCCTGCCCAAGCAGACGAGCTACAAGCTGACCGGCCAGGGCAGGGCGTGCCTGAAGGCGGGCAGGTTACTACTTGACTCAAGTCAAGATGACGCATAGGCTGCACCTGTAAGCGAAACCGACCCGAGGGCAGGCACCCGATGGCGCAAGCGAAGATCAGCAAGAGAGACCAGGGCACCGCGTACGCGGCTGCGCTGCAGCGAGAGCACGGCAACATCCGCAACTGCGACGACGCGGCGGCTATGGCCGGCTTCCTGGAGGGTAATGCTCAGCTTCTGCTCGGCGCGGTCAGCCCGCGGCTGATGTGGGAGGGCGCGCAGCACCTGGGGCTGACCAACCTGGAGCTGGCTACTCTCATCAACGGCAGCCCGGCCGTGGCCATGGACCTGATGTGGATCGAGACGGACAAGCCCGTTCCCGCCAAGGTCGCTGACCAGGTGCGCGCCGAACTGGCGAAGGTAAGCCGGTGACGCCGTCCGCTGAGGCGCTCACGTGGGCGCGGGGCCTCGCTGGCAGCATCGCAGACGACCAGGAGCGCGCCCTGGTGACCGAGGTCATCCGGACCGCGGTCGAGGGGCGCAAGCGCCCGTCCTGGCGCGTCATGACCCCGCTCATGCGCGCGGCGTGGCTGGCGCTGCAGGGCAAGACACGCCCGTGGGAGGCATGATGACCCTCGCCGAGCTGCGCGACGACGCGGTGCTCCGCTACGTCGGCTACAACGCCCATCCGCGCCCGGAGACGGCGGTTTCCGTCGGCAAGGGCAAGGCGGCGCTCGGCCGGCTGGTGAAGGCCGGCCTGGTGAAGACCGACGAGGAGTGGTCCGGCTGCCTGGCGCTGACCGAGGCGGGCACGGAGCGGCTTGCGTTCATCGACGGAGGCCAGCCGTGAGCGGCGAGGCACACTGGACAGACGAGACCGACCGCGAGGCAGCCGAGCTGTTCAAGACGCTGAGCACCCCGGAGATCCGGCGCCGGCAAGACCTGGCCGTGCAGCAGCAGCGCGCGGCGTGGGAGCAGAGCAACGAGCGCGCGCTGTCAGACTTGAGGCGTATGCAGGACGCGCTGACCCGCGAGATGTTCCGGCGGACCGACCCGGAGTTCGGGACATGAGCACCCCTGACCCGGACCTGGCGCGCACGCGGGCTGACGCGGCGCTGCGCATGTACGAGGGCGCGGTGCGGTCGGTGGCTGCCCGCGCCGCCTACGCGCGCGAGCTGCGCGAGGCGGCCGGGGTGAGCGAAGAGGACTACCTGGCCATGCGCTTCGAGGAGCGCGAGGCCGTACTGCGCAAGGGCAGGCGCAAACTGGCCGACGTAGTGCGGCGGCCCGGCCCGGCTGTCCTGGCGCCGTGCGCAGGCTGCGGCGGGCCGACGGTCCACCTGACGTGCGCCCAGTGCGACGCGGACCTGTGCGAGGAGTGCGCGCGGACCGGCCGCTCGGGCGACACGTTCTGCCTTGCCATAGATGCGTGCGGCCGGCGGTTCGACACGGCGCGCGGAGTCAGGCGCCTTGGTACTTGACTCCAGTCAAGACATCACCTAAGCTTGGCCTTGTAGGAACCCAACTCCACAGGGCAGGCACCTATGCACAGCAGCATTCAGCCGATGCGGCGCGAGCCGCGCAACGGGTCCGAGGTCGACGCGTTCGGGCCGGGCAAGCAGGCACTCAAGTGGGACCGCGGCGAGCGGGCCGAGATCAAGCGCCGCGCCCGGCGCCGCGAGCGTCACCAGGCGCGCACCGACGTGCGGACCGGGCGCTACTAGCAGCACAGAGGCGGCCAGCTAAGCCAGCTGGCCGCCTCGCTCATTAGGAAGGGCAGGCACATGGCATCCACGTATCAGCTAGTCCGCGTGACTCCGCAAGGGCAGGAGAAGACTCAGCGCCCGTTCCCGACGACGCGCAAGGCGGCTACCGCCGCGTTCTACGTGCTGACCGACAACGGCGTCACGACGAAAAAGGACGCCAACGACTTCGCCGGGCGGCTGCACACGGCTGCGCTCGGCACCGAGCTGGTGCACGAGTCCGGCTACAAGTTCCGCATTGAGCTGGAGGCATCATGACCGACTGGACCGCAGACGACGAGTAGACCGCCGGCAAGCCAGCTAGCCCGCTCCGCTACACACGGGGCGGGCTAGTTTGTGCTTGACTCAAGTCAAGCCATCACATACGCTGGGCGCACAGGCACAACCGAAGGGCAGGCACCCAATGAGCGAGCACACGAGCGACGGGAAGTTCTACGCGGTCCGCCAGTTCCGCGGCGGCAAGGTCCTTGGATCGCGCATCATGACCGAGGCAGAGGCGCAGCGCGAGGTCGCCGCGTGGCGCCTGGCTGTCGGCCGGGCTGCGGTGGTGGCGGACGCCGCGGACGTGCGCGAGGCCGTGCACAGCGACGACCAGACGGTTCTGTCGAAGCTGCTGAACGACAACGAGCCGCACGTCTGGATCTCGACCACCTCCCACCGGAGCCGTGACCGGCTGCGGCAGGTGTTCCGCAGCGCCGCTGACGAGTACGGGCCTGGGCCGGAGTTCGGTTCCTGGCCGAAGGGCGGCACGCCGCGCGGGTGCTACTACCTGGTGAACGCCCGGCACCTGCCCGCGATCGAGCGCATCGCCGGTATCCGCGTGCTGCAGGCAGAGCCGCGCGACCTGTTCAAGCGCTGGGGGCAGGACGAGACGGGGGAGCTAGGCGTGCGCCTGGGTCACGGGGCGAAGGTGTCCTCATGAGCACCGCGGTTAGGCGCGTGCGGCGCCTGGCGGTCGCGCTGTGGCGGTTCGCCCGTCTCCCCAAGTGGCTGGCGGTCGTGTTCGGCGCCTGCCTGGCCATTCCGGGCCCGCTAGACGAGATGGCGCTAGTCCTGGTCATCGGCGGGGTCATCGCGTGGCAACTGCGCACGCGGGCCAACCGGAGGCGGTTCTGCAGGTACATGCGTACCGCCTGGTGCTTGACACCAGTCAAGACAAGCAACTAGACTGCAGTCAACCAAACGGAAGGGCAGGCACCAATGAACGGACGCGGTAGCCACGAGGGCGAAGAGAAGCCCGGCAACCCCGACTACGACCCGAAGCACGCCAAGCCGAGCAAGTAGCCCGGCACCTCAACCCCTGTCAGTTAGCCCGCCTCGCACCCCGGGGCGGGCTAACTTGTTTCTTGACTCAAGTCAAGCCATGCATTACGGTGATGCTTAGACAACCGGAAGGCAGGCATCCCGTGGATTTCTCCTACTTCATGACCGTTACCAGCACCGACGGGACAGTTTCCGAAGGCGCCGGCTCCGACGCGGACGTCATGCGCTCTCTGGTCACTGCGGCCAGGCGCGGCTACCAGGTGGAGGTCACGCCGGACGGCGGCGCGAACATCTCTCGCGAGGTGCCCGGCAAGGGGCGCCACTGGGTTGTCTACCGGCCTTTCCGCCATGCAGGGAGCATTACGGCCACTGTGCGCAATGACCTGCGGCTGATCGGTATCCGGCCGGCCGAGCTTCAGCCTGAGACGGGGCGCATTAAGGCCGGCTACGTCAACTCGATTCCGCCGGCCGCGTCGGGCTGGCTGCGTGCTCACGGTCTGGTGGCCGTGGACGGCACGCGGGTCACGGTGTCGATGTCGGCGCGGCTGGCGATGCTCTCGCGGGACTATGCGCCCGTGCCATGGGCCCACATCCTCACACCCGGCCAGCTCGCGGCCTTTCTGAGCGAGTAAGAGCAGTCAACCGAAGGGCAGGCACCTATGTTTACCTGGAATAAGGACTACAACGATCTAGAGCAGGTGGCCGAATGGCTGTCTGAGTTCACCCAGCTGCGTGCGGAGGCCATCAAAGCCGAGGGATTCCCGTACAACGCTTTTTTCAAGGGCAAGATCCCCGGTATCGCGGGTGAGCGTGAGGACACTGCCATCTACCTCCTTCAAGGGCTGTACCGCCAGCGCGAGATGGATGCGCGCATCGCCGGCTGGCTGGCAGACGGGTACCGCTCGCTTACCTCCGTAGACAAGGTGACCCGCTTCGCCCGGGTGATCCTCTACCGGGCCGACCGTTCAGGCACCTGGCACGAGTACGAGGATGCGCGGCTGGTGCCGGAGGCTAAGCCGCAGCAGGCCGAAGCCACCGGGCGCATCTCCGCCCTGCTGCCGAAAGGCAAGCGGACGAACGGGGTGCGGGTGGGCATCAACAGCTTCGCGGTGCTAGTCAAGGGGTAAGCTTTCGTTTCTTGACTCAAGTCAAGCCATGCACTACCCTGCAAGCAGGCAACCGAGACAACCGAAGGGCGGGCACCTGATGAACGACTGGCCGGAGAGTCGGACGCACACGCACGAGACAGACGAGGACCCGGACGGGGAAGACTACTTCGAGGTGACCCCGGCCGACTGGGGAGACGCCGGCGACGACGACACCCCGGACATGCCGAAACTGGCGGAAACGCTGCGCACGCCGCCGCCCGAGCGGGTGACGTCCGGCCGCGAGGCCGCGGAGAACGTCCCCGTGTATACCTTCACGGTGAGTGTCCGCCCGGGCGAGGCCGGCCAGGTGCTCACCTGCGCGGAAATCGCGGCCGAGCTGCGCCGCGCGGCGGACAGTATGGAGCGCGGCGGCCACGGGCCGTACGCGCCGGATTTTTCCGGCGAGTGGCATATCGTCCACCCCCGGGGCGCCGTGGTCTCGGACGCGTTCTGGGGCGGGGGGGACCCGTACACCGGGGCTTACCTCGACGCCGAGCCGGACAGTCCGGCCCACGAGCCCGGCACTCCCGCCGGCGCGTGGCGCCCCTGGCTGGCCGCGGGGTGGACGGAATGACCCCCGTCTGCTGCGACCGTTACGGGGAAGGTCACGACCCTGTGTTCGCCGCTGCCGGGTGCCCCGGCCCGCGCGTGGTGTATGACGTCGAAAACGACTGCGCGCGGGTGGTGTCCCGGGAGGAGGCCGCGGCGGGGCTGGTGCGCTACGCGCGCACGCTGGGAGCAGGCACGGCGGCCTGCGGGGAGTTCGAGCGGCAGGCGCTGGCCCTGCTGCGGCCGGGAGCCGGCAGCCCGCCATCTCTTGACTCAAGTCAAGCCATGCCCTAGGCTGGCTGCAGGCAACCGAGCAAAGGCAGGCACACGATGAGCAGCAAGCTAAGCGTAACCACCAGCACAGCCAAACTCGCATGGCTGCGTGACCCGTCCGCGCCGGCCGGCCAGTCGGCGCTAGGCCGGTTCCAGTGCCCGTGCGGCGCCTCGGTCGACGGGGTTGACTACGCCAGCGGGGAGACCTACCCGTGCCCGTGCGGGCGCACGTGGGACAGCCGCGGCTGGCTGGTCGGCGGCGCGGCATGATCACCATTGACCAGGGCAAGATCGACGCGCCGGACTTCCCGCGCAGCCAGGAATGGTGGACCCGGTTCCTGCCCGGGTGGGTGACGGGAGCCGTGCAGCCCGACGGCACGGTCACGATCGAGCCGAGCGGCGAGGCGCAGCCCGGCCAGGACCGGAGGCGGGCCGCCGACGTGCGGCGCCGGCGTGAGCTGGCGCTCATGGCCTGGCTGCAGCGGCTGCCGCAGCTGGAGCCCGCCATCGTGGAAGACGCGGGCGAGCGGTGCCAGTGCTGGCGCTATCCCGTCCGGCTGCATGACGGTCACTGCTGCTTCACTGGCAGCCCCGCCCGCATCTGCCACAGCATGCCGGAAGACATGCGCCGGGCCGGCGAGGAAATCCCGGCATGAGGCGGGCATTCCACGCGTAGCGGGCGCGGTTCCGACGGCTCACCCGCTGTGCGTGGAATGCTTGACTTGAGTCAAGCCATGCCTTAGGCTGGCGCTGCAGGCAACCGAGCGAAGGGCAGGCACCCCGTGAAGACGAGCACTACCGAAACTGAGAACTGGGAAGAGCTGTTCAGCCTCCCCCTGACCGACCCGCGGCCGGTCCCGCCGCAGCTGGCCGCGCTGTGGGACGAGGTGGCCGCCCGTAACACCTGGATTCGCGACGCGTACGACCCGCCTTTCGAGGGCGCCAAGGTGCGCATGTGCGCCTCGCGTGACGAGCTGCGGCGCTGGCTGTCGTTCGGCAACTACTCAAACGGTTCCGCGTTCGCGCTGGAGGACGGCAGCGGCCAGGTGCTGTGCTTCATCCAGCAGGGCGAATGCTCCGACGAATGGCTGGCGGTCAAGTCACGGCCTACCACGTTCAAGGGCCGGCCCGCGCTGATGCACGTAGCGTTTGAGTCGATCTCCTGGCATTACATCCTCACCGGCAAGCGGGGAGGCGGCCGGGAGTACTTCGAGGGCATGCTAAACGACATGTTCGCGGCCACGCTGGACGAGTGCCGCACCCTGGGGTACAAAGACGCAGCGCAGCGCAAGGCCCGGGGGGACACCTGGACCCCGAGCTATGCCCCGTGGCGTCACGGCGGCTGGTACGTGACCAATGTCCGGTACGCCTCCGGGGCGTGCGGCTGCGTGAGCCGCAACTACGCCGACAGCAAATGGCGCATCGTGTGCGCGGAGGGCAGCGGGCCGGGGGAGCCGAATGACCGCACGTTCAAGACGCGCGACGACGCGGCGCGCGCCGAGCGCGAGCGGGCAGAGGCTGAGCGGTACGTCTCCGCTTCGCTGAGCTGAGGTAGGGGAGTCATGGCTTTCGAATGGCCGGCAGGCTACGTCTGGCGCAGCGAGCTGGGCGGGTGGGTGACCCCTGAGCAGGCGCTAGCCGACGCGCGTAAGCGTTTCAGGCGGATCGTCTCGGCTGGCGGGGTGAGGATCGGGACAGACCCGGACCCCGCTTACCAGCCTGAGCAGGTAGGTACGCGGTTCCTGCCTGGCTGAGCTGTACCCCCCTGAGCTAGCCCGCTCCGTGACCGCGGAGCGGGCTAGCTCTTTGCTTGACTCAAGTCAAGCCATGCCTTAGGCTGGTCACAAGTCAGGCAACGAAAGGCAGGCACGGATCATGGGTTACTGCTACGCAAGAGGCGGCGGGCTGGTATGCGACGCCTGCAGCTCTCCGGGTGCGGTCAAGCGCCCCTGTGCGTACAAGGTGAGCGGGCTTCCCTACTGCCCGGCGCCGGCGTTGTGCTCGCCGTGCTATGCGCGGCTGGGCGGGCTGCGCGGGGTGCACGGCGACAGGTGCCGCGACGGAGCCGCGCAGAGCCAAGCGCAGGACGACGCGCGCAAGGCATCGATGGCCGCGGGCGAGATGTTCGCGCGCTCCGCGTTCGGCGACTGGAAGGAAGGCGTACCCGCGGGCATGGCCGGCGTGATGTTCGCGGGCAAGGACGGCGAGGCGTGGTACCTGGTCGACGGCGAGGCGTACACCGCGGTACAGCGCCGATCGTCGGCCGGCTCTATCCCCCTGTCCGCATTCCCTGACGCGCAGGCGTGGGCGGACAACCCCGACGCGGCCAAGGCGGTAGCGACGTCATGATGACTATCCACCAGCTGGCCATGTGGCTAGAGGATGACGGTCACGCGGGCTGCGCGTCCGATCTGATGTGCGCGGCGCCGGCAGACCGGCCACGCGCGGCCCGCGAAGTTGCCGGCCATTGCGAGGCAGACCCCGTGTACGACGACGGCGAGGCGCGCGCCCTGCCGGGCGAGCTGCGCGCGTGGGCTGCTGAGCAAGAGGCGGTAAGCGCGTCATGAGCACGGCAACGGCAACCGTGGTCATCACCACCGCTAACTGTGAGGTGGTGCTCGACGCGTATGGGTTTTTCGTCCGGTGCACCTCGCCGAACTGCTCCTATGTGAGCGAGTACACCTCCGCTAAGCACGTAGCGCGCCGGCTGGCCGAGGCGCACGACCACGACGAAACGGCGAACGCCGCGCGCATCGCTGCAGCTCTGGCCGCGTTCGCCTGGTCATAGGCTTGACTCAAGTCAAGGCATCGCTTAGTCTTGAGTCAAGCACAACCGAAGGGCAGGCACCCAATGAGCACCGCGACCGTTACCGGGCAGGTGAGCAACACCCCGGAAGGGATGCTGCACTCACAAGAGCAGTTCGAGGCCATGTTCGACCACGCGCCGAAGGTCGATCTCCGCACGCCGGCCGACGTCCGCGCGCAAGCGGAGCGGGAGGGGTGGAAGTAGTGAGCAGAGACTCACTCGACAACGACGCGGAGCGGGCCGAGCTGGCCGCGTTCCTCGCACGGTGCGAGCGGCAGTGGATGGAGCGCGGCAACGCGGAGAGCCGGCGCGAGTTCGAGCGGCACATCGCCGACGCGTCGGCGGACTACGGGATGCTGGTCATGTGGCGCGGCAAGTTCGATGCCGAAGTGCTGCGGCGTGACGTCGCCATCAAGAAAGCAGCCGGCGAGGCTAACCGTCGGCTCTCGCGCGTGGCTACGGTCTTTGACGAGTACCGCAAGCGCAAGACGATGCCGGTTGAAGCGCTGCGCGTCGCGATCGGGACCTGTGACAGCTGCCACCGCGACGCCGAGAGCGCGCACCGCGGGCGCCTGTATTGCGCTGCGCACCTGCTAGACGTCCAGGCGCACGAGCTGACAGACCAGCTAGCCGGGGCGCCGACCGACGCCGCCGCGCTCTACATCGCCACCGGGGCGCCTATGGCCGTGCTGCTGCGCGCGGGTGACCTCCTGCTGCCTCCCGGCCAGGCAGAGTTTCACAACCACATGTCACTAAGCGCGGAGGTTTCGCGCTTGACCAGAGTCAAGGCAACCGGGTAAGTTCACAGCGCGACGCGCTCCCGTGCCCGGGATGCCCTGGCTAGCTATCCATCAACCCAACACATACAGGTGAGGCATCATGACACAACCGACGGAGGAGCGTCTCGTCTACGCCTCCCCTGATCTCCTGCTGGACCCCCCGGAGGACGGGGACGACCTAGCGGCCGTTTCCTACTCGCATATTCCGTACATTGAGCGGCGCTGGCTGCAGCCGGATTACATCCCGGTAGGGTCCGTTACGGTTTACGTGGCAGCCGGCGGGACGGGTAAGGGCATGTTGTTTTGCGCGCATGCCGCGCGCGTCGTGCTCGGTTTGCCGTTCGCCAACGAGGACCAGGCCATCAGGCGCGACCCCGGCCGCGTGGTGTGGATCTCCGGCCCGGGCGAAGACGACCAATTCGAGGATTTGGCGCCCCGCTTTCGCGCGGCTATCGCCGTAGCGGTCGCTGAGTTCGGGCTAGACCCCGAACTGGCCGGCGAGGCGGGCGCCGTCCGCTACATTCACGATCTGAGTGTGTGGCGCGACGACTCCCCCGTCACCTTGCCGAAAGACTGCCCGGCCATCCTGACGGAAATCAAGAAACTAAACGCCATCGGCGGGCCCCCGGTTGCATTGGTCGTTGCCGACTCACTGTCTGCGGTGCTATCCGACGGTTACACGATCGACAGCAGGCAGGGCGCGACGCGCACCATGGTTGCGCTCGGCAGGTTCGCACGCCGCGCGAACGTGGCGCTAGCGGTGCTGCACCACCTGACCAAAGACGGCAAGGTGGCCGGCAGTGCGGGCCTGCTTAACTCGGTACGGCTAGCGTTCGTTATCCAGCTGGCCAAGGACGACGAACGCGTGCGCCTGATAACTCGGCATAAATCGAATATCAGTGATGCTGAGCCGTTGCGCTACATCATCACGGGTAGCGGGCCCGCCACGCACGCGGAATTTGTAGCCGCGAGTGACCAGCGCGCCGAGCGACTGCAGGCGGCCACGGGCGATCCGGGGTCGGAGCCCGACCCCGGATCGCTGCGCGCGCGCATGGCTGCCGCTAGCGGGGCATGCCGGCATCCTTCGCGGCGCGGCACGCCGGCGCAGTGCTCCGACTGCCCGGCCGCCCTGCCTCCGGCTACGCCTGCAGGGGCGCCGGATACTGCAGAGTCGCAGATCGCCGTTATTGCGGCCATGCCTGCCATTACACGCGACCCCGGCCCGTTTCGCGTGTCGCGCCGTGTGCAGCCGTACGGGACGCGGGAGATGCACGCCCCGCAGGATCTAGGGACCCGCTACGCCACGCGCGCCGACGCGCGCGCCGCGGTCCTGCACGACGCCGGGCAGGTGCTCACCTGGCGCGAGGCGTCGACCCCGGGCATGGAGGTAGCCGGATTCGAGCGCGCGGACCGTACGCGCGTCGCTTACCTGGTCGCGCCCGTGCGCAATCCTGACGGATCTGTCTCTGCAAGTACTTGACAGATACAGCTCAGCTAGGCTTAACTGTAGTTAAGAGCCCGGGGCACCCCGGGCGGACGGAAGGGCAGGCACCCAATGAGCCGCGAATCTCTCGAATGGCTACAGGCAAATATCCGCATCGGGTACACCGACGAGCGCGGGCCGGCCTGGTGGGCGGCGTCGGGCGAGTACATGACCGACGGGTCACACTTTGACGGGCCCGTACCGGAGGCGGAGGTGCGCCGCATTCTGGACGTGCCTTTCGTCTCGGCTAAAATCTTCGCGCAGTTCGAGGATGCCGACGGCAACCGCCAGGTGACGGAGGACCCGGAGCGACAGGCCATCGTCACCCCTGACACGGGTGACATTCTCGGCGTGTTCAAGAGCGGCTACCAGGTGCACGGGTACCAGAAGTGGACCGCGGACCAGATCGCGGCCATTCTCGACACGTCGCGCGGAGAACTGGGCGTCGCGTCCGTCGGCCTGCTCCGTAAGCGCGGAGTCGCATTCCTGCAAGCGAAGCTAGCGGGAAGCGGGCTGGAAGTGGGCGGGTACGGATTCGCGCCGTACATCGTCGCGGCTACCTCCGTCGACGGTTCGCTGGCGAGCACGTACGCAACTGGCGTGGAGGGTGTCGTTTGCGACAACACGCTGTCTGCGGCACTCGGCAGCGCGCTTACAAAACTCAAGGTGAAGCACTCGCGCAATTCGGCGGGGCGTATCTCCGAGGTGCGCAACGCGCTAGGGCTGGTGTACCAGGCCGGCGACGACTTCGCCCACGCCGCCGCGGACCTGCAGGCGATCGATGTCACGTCGAAAGACTTCACGGCGTGGCTTGACGAGATGGCGCCGGTTCCCCCGCGCGACCCCAAGAGCAGCACGGGCGGAATCAAGTACACGAACGCGGTTAAGGTCCGCGACACGTTCGAGGCGATGTGGAACCACGACCCCAAGGTGAAGCCGTGGGCGGGAACCGCGTTCGGCGTGCTGCAGCTTGACAACACGTACCGGACCTGGCAGCGCAAGGTTACCGGCGCGGCCGGCGCCGGCGGGGGTCGCATGGAGCGCAACCTCCTCAACATGGTGACCGGCAAGACCGCGGGCGAGGACGCGAACGCGCTTGACGTCCTGGCCAGGGTGCTAGACCGTAAGCTGGTCACGGTCTAGCCTGCCAGGCAGCGAGGCGCCCCGGGAGGTATCCCCCGAGGTGCCTCGCTGTGTTGACTCAAGTCAAGCGCTCACCTATGCTGGCGGGTATGGAAACTAACAGGGTTATGTGTCTCAACACTGTGAGCATGCCCATTGCGGATATGTCCCCCGCGAGTGTCAGCACGCTTGCTGCCTCGCCTGTCTGGCAGCGTGAGCCGCGGACCTGGCAGGCATCGCGTCGGCGCAAGGCGTCGCGCAAGGCGTCGCGCGCCTCCCGCCGCGCCAACCGCTAACCTCCGTCGGACTAGCCCCGGTAGCCTCGCCCGCTACCGGGGCTAGTTCATGTCTTGACCAGAGTCAAGCCATACGCGTACGCTGTGAGCAACCTAGAAGGGCAGGCACCCTATGCAGACTCAGCTACCGCCGCGCCACCCTGTGGCGTTCGGCGTCACCTATTGGGGCCCGTTGCCGGGCACTGACGCAATGCACGTGCAATGGGACGGACCGGGCGCCGGCCTGTACCTGTACTCATGCGACCCCACGGCGGCCACGGTCCCGGGGATGCGCATACGTCACCCGGCCGCGTGCGGCACATACGCCACGCTGCAGCAGGCCGAGCGCGCGCTCCGCGCTTTCATCGCCGCGGGCACGTCATGACCGATGAAGAGTGGAGCACGCTGCGCGCGGCCGGACGTGTCTACGCTCACGATGGGATGCGCGCAGCGATGAAACCGCGCCTAGTTGCGGCTATCCGCGCGGCCAGAGACAACGGGGCGCCGTGGGCTGAAATCGCCCGTGCCTGCCTCCGCGACCCTCGGACGGTCAAGCGGTACTACGCCGAAAGCTGCAGGTGACGGCATCATGACCCATGCCGAGCACGCCGAGCGCATCGCCCTGGCCATTGTCAACGGCGAGGTATCCGCCGCGGACGCGCGCGGGGACCTGCAGCTGCACAACCGCGCCGCGGAGGTAGAGAGGCAGGCTAGCGCGCTGCGCGCCTACCGGGCCGGCGAGGCTGTTTGGACCTGGCCGGCTACCGCGCCGTGGCGAGGCTTCTAACCGTCCAATTCTGTGAAAATTCGCTAGCCCGCGGGCAGGTCCCCGCGGGCTAGCTGTGTCTTGACCAGAGTCAAGCCATATGCGTATGCTGGCCGTAGGCAACCGGCTAAGGAGGTTCCCGTGACTCAGCTGCAGACTCCACCTGTCATCATCGGCGCGCACGTTGCGCCGGAGCTGTACCTCTACCCGCTAGGGCATCCCGTCGGCCCGTGCGCGCGGGCGGTAATCCCGCCGTGCGGCTGTTGCGCGGTCCCGATGTGCGGCCACGAGCTGTAAAACGACAACCTAGAAAAGGGCAGGCACAATGCAGTTTCGCAACGACAGGACGGCGGCGGTAGTTGCGCTAGCCAAAACAGCCGCGCATGCCGGCGCAACGCGGCGCGCGCTTGACCTGCTGGCAGAGGCGGACGGCCTAGAGGCATGGGCCGGCGCCAACTGCGCGGCACCCTCCCGCGCGGCCATCATGGCAACTATCAAGCACGTCCGGACCGCAGCAAAGGCAGGCACCAAATGAGCGACTACGCGACCTATTCGGACGTGTACGGACCGGGCGGGATGGCGGACGACCGCGACGACTCAAACGACCCTGAGTTCCGCGACTACGGCGGCTACTGCGGCCACGGCCGGTACGTGGGCGGGAGCGGTCCGGATCTCATGTGCGAGTGGTGCGAGGCCGGCATTAGCCCCGCAGAGGCGCGCGCCATCGTCGCGCGCGAACGCCTCGCCGGCGTGCGGGAGCGCGCGGAGGGTGCGGCGCGCTTGCTCGCTGCCTTGCTCATGCACGGCATGAGCGGTATCGACGCGGCACGGTTCGCACAAGAATCAAGCCACGTCGGTAACCCGCGGGCCCGGTACGGCAGGCACTAGCACGCGGTACGCTGTGACAGCAGACGCGAAAGCGGGCCCGTTCATTGATGAAAGATGAACGGGCCCGCTTTTTTGCTGCCGTGTGCCAGGCAGCTAGCCACGCTTGACCAGAGTCAAGCCATACGCGTACGCTGCAGGCAACAGCAACCGAGCAAAGGCAGGCACCCAATGAGCGACGCGTACTACCCGGAACATGACGCGGGCATCATGGAGAGCACGCCGCGCGCCTCCACGCCGCGGGGACCATTCCCGGACCGTGTCCTAACCGAGGCGCAGAGCCTCGCCTACCGCAACGCATGCGCGGCTAACGGCATCAAGTTCACGGAACACGATGGCGACGCCGTGACTAAGGCAGCCACGCGGGCCCGTCACTGTGACCAAGCGCGCGCGGGTTACTACTACTGCGCAAGCACCGTAAACGACCCGTGCGGACCAGAAGAGCACCCGCACACGTACTGCACTGCAGGCGCGTGCATCGCGGGCACGCCGGAAGCGCTGGCCCTGGCCGCGGACACGCGTGCATACCTGCTAGGCCTAGCGCGCGGCCAGTCATGAGCGAGGTACAGCGTTACGCGAAAGTTCCCGCGCAGACAGGCCGGGCGGGATGGCAGCGAACGTCCGAGCACACGGCAACCGCGGGCAGTCTGCAGGGCAGAGGAACAAGCATCGCTGCAGCGCTTGAAAGCCTAGGCGCCCAGCTGACGGCCATGGCGTCGCGCGCGGACGTCCCGCCGGCGTTCTATTGGGATGCGGATAACCAGGCTCTGCATATCGCCGTACCGAATCCGGTAACAGGGGACCACGTGTCCTACATCGTGACCGTACTTGACGGCGAGGCGCGCCTGTCTACGTGCACCACAAGCGGCGGGGGTGCCCCGGATACCGCATTCGAGCACGCTATCGGCATGGAGCGGGTAGTTACCGGCCGTAGGACGGGGCAGAGGCAGTCATGAGCGAGGTACAGCTACCCGCAAAGGTGCCCGCGGGACGCGCTACCCGCTACCGCTGCATCTCCGCGGGCACCATAGCGGGCAGTCACACAGAGGGGAGCGGGAAGCCTACCCGTAAGCGCTGCGGTTACTGCGGAGGCGCGTTCTACACAGAGACTGGCCTCTACGGTGTCTTTCACTGGGTGCCCCAGGCAACGGTTAACGACTACTCGCTAGCCAACGCGCTGCACCTTTTCACGCGCGCGGCGCCGGCTGAGAGGATCGCCGATGGGGCCTACGCGGCCAGCAGTGACTCCGACCTAGTTGTCCGTTGGATCTATACCGTCTAGCGACCCCGAACCGAGCGACCCCGCGGTAACCTGCCCGCTGGTCACTGTGATGCGGGGTTACGGTAGGCACGTTCCATCTTCCGAGGCGCCCCGCGGGCAGGTTACCGCGGGGCGCCTCGCTTGTGTGCCTGGTTACGGTGATGCGGGTAGGCGGTAATGGCGGACGGCGGGAAATCCGTATCTGCAAGCCTCGCCGTATACCCTCCCATACGGTCCGCAGAGCAACGGAGAGCGCATAACAGGCCCTACCGCGCGTACCCGTACCTAAACCGCGCAGCGTCGCTCTCCGGACCGTTAGGCCTGTAGCCGCCTAACGGGTCCCTACCCGTCGGCGAGGCGCCCCGTAGCCGCTAGGCAGGTAGCTGCAGGGCTTGCAAGCACCCAAATTCTCACTCTCCGTATATCAAAGTCTCAAGTGCCCACGGGCCGGGTACCCGACTCTGGTTACACACTGTGAAAAACAGCCAAATATGCCCGCTAGCAGCATGCTTGCTAGCGCTAGCACCCTAGACCGCGCCTCGCCGACGGACCGTAGCCACGCTTGACCAGAGTCAAGCCATGGGCGTACGGTGGGGTTACCGACGAACAAAGGCAGGTACGATGGAAGACAGGCAGGAATTCACACCCGCAGACCGCGCGCGGGTGAGCGAGGTACTAGCAGCAGCGCTTGACGAAATGAGCGACTCCTACTGTCTGGCGGACATGTTCGCGCCGCACGCGCAGATCCTCCGCATCGCGTTCGGTGTTCCTGCCGGCGCCTACCTGCTTGCAGGGGATGACCAGTCATGACCCTCTACGCCGTACACGTGCGAGTGCTCACTCATGAAACCGACCGTCACGGCGTCACGTGGGAGGGGTCCCGCGGCACGCCCACGTTTTACCTAGACTCCCGTGTGCAGGGCATCGTGTCGGAAGAGCACGCGGCGCGCATCGCCGCGGACGTCGTAAACCCTCTGGGCACCATTCCCGCGGCGGACATCCACGCGCACGCCTACGCGGTACCGGAAGGGGACACGTTCCCCGGGGAGGCTGCGGCAGAGCGCGCGAACGCGTGGAGGCACATCCCGCTTGACGTGATGTAGGCACCCTCCAGGCCTCCAGGGCCCGTGCGCCTCGCCCGGTAGGTAACCCCTACCGGGCATAGGCGTGTCTTGACCAGAGTCAAGCCATATGCCTATGCTGGTTTCATCATTCCGAGCAACGGAGAGCAGGCACCCAATGAGCGGCACCCTAGTTCTAGAGTCAGAGGTAACCGTACGGTCATGGATACCGGGCGAGACAGCACGCGATGTCGACGTCCGCACGATGCCGGCGACTAGCGTGGAGGCGTACCTCGCCACGCTGCAGCATGACGCTGAAGAATGGCAGGTCTGCTATGAGGCAGACATCGATGGTAAGCGGGTTAGCGCGTACCGCTGCGGTACCGCCGGCGCCAGCAACGTTCACCACACGTGGTATGCCTACGGACCGCTAACCCTCATGCTGCGGGCCCTAGGCCGGACCGCTGGCGAGGTACAGCGCATCGTGAGCGAGGCAGACTCCGGCCGGACGGCGCGCGTAGTCGGCGACGCGCTTACGGTCAAGCTCACTGACTACGGCTACCGCGTGGCGCGCATCGCTCCGTAGCCTCCAGGCGCCTCCAGGGCCCGCTAGGACGTCCTAGCGGGCCCTAGCCATGCCTCCAGGCCTCCAGGCCTCCAGGCCTCCAGGCCTCCAGGCCTCCAGGCCTCCAGGCCTCCAGGCCTCCAGGCATGAATAGGGCCCGCACCGACATCGGTGCGGGCCCTATGGGCGTTGCTCGGCTAGGGGAGGTTAACCACGATGTCGCGCGCGTCCCATGGCGTACAGTGCTGGCGTACCTCGCCAGCTGCGGTACGTATGCGTACCCATGGCCACGCGTCGCCGACGGTGCACCACATGGCCTCTACCGTGTACGTCTCGTCGCTCCACGCGCTGCGGTACGTGCCACCCGGCACCCTAGGGCCCATCAGGCGTGCGTTTGCTGCAGCCATGCGGCGCGCTTGTGCTTTAGTCATGGGCCCACCGTAGGGTAGGCACTTGACCAGAGTCAAGCCACGCGCCTACGATGGGCCTATGACAGCACAGCAGAAGCTAGCAGCGGCGCGCGCGGGTGACTCGCGCGCGCGTGAAGCCATGACGGGGGATGACCTGGTAACGCTGGTTACCGGGGCGCCTAACGACAGTGAGGCCCTGGCCATAGTGCGGGAGGCCAGCGTGGGCGCGCGCTACGGGGCGTGTGACTTGCTCTATGTGGACGCGGACGGTCACGGGATGCCGTGGATGTGCAAAGCCATAGTGCGGGAGGCCAGGGCCTAGCCCGCGGGCGGGGCGCCTCGCCCGGGGCGCCCCGCCGGCATGCTGGCGGGCCCGCGCGCGGCGGGGCCGCGTCGTCCGGGTCCCATCCGGGTAGGTCAGAGGCTCGCCTCCGCGGGTGCTTAGGTGTGTGCCGGACCGCCGCGGCAAATTTATATATATCCGGGTCCCGCCGAACGGCCGGGGACATATATATCCGGAGTCCCGTTCCACCGGACCGCCGCGGCTGGTAGTCCGCCCGCGACTGATAAATCTTTTCCGCCTGCGCGCAGCGCAGCTGCCCTGCTAGCGTGGGCCGCGCAGGGCCTGGAGGCACGCCGCCGCAAACGGAGCCTCGGTTTCTGCTCCCCCGCGTGCCGCCCTTCGACCAGGCGGCGCCCACCGCGCGGGATATAGCGAGGGCGGCGCCGTTCGGTGCTCATTAAGGCGCCGCCCTCGCCCGCCCGCCTGTCTAGGCTTGAGCCGTGGCCCCCACCGCCGACTACGCCTGCCCCGCCTGCGGCAACCGGATGACTGTCCCTCCGGGCCATGTCGGCGCCGTGTGGTGCCCGTGCGGCTCGCCTGATGCCATGGTTCCGGAGATCCGCTTCGGCTGCGTGTGCAGCTCGCCTGAGGACCCGGTCCCGGTTACAGCCTCCAGGGCCGTCTTGCACATGACCCAGTTCGGGCAGCGCTCCGGACCTGTCAGGGTGGAGGTAAGCGGGTTCTCCTTCCGGTTCGCCGACGAACAGGCCCGCGACATCGAGGACGCGGCGGAGTTCGTCGGGGGGCTGGCCGGGCGCACCGTCGAGGTGAGCGGGTACCTGCCGCCAGAAACACTGGCCTTGTTCTGCGGTGAAGAATCTGGGCAGAATCTTCCGGGACTGATTCCAGATCACCTCGGGCGTACCTTGCCGGAGTCTCAAGCGGAAGTTGATACTTACCCGTGGATTGACGCCATGTCGTGGCGGCCGGGCAACGCAGAGTCATAAGTTATATAGGGGTGATAGCTAGCTTGCATATATATAGCACCCCTGCTAGCTTGGTGCCATGGGCAAAGGCGGGTACCTCCTGCACCTCGACCCGGAGACCGACGAGCGTCTCCGCAAGGCCGCGGCGGCTGAGGGCGTGCCCATGTCCCAGTTGCTGAGAGAGGGCCTGGAGATGCGCCTTTCCGCAGGCCAGCAGGGCTCTGCGTCGCTCACCGCGGCGCTGCGGCTGGTCGCGGAGACGGCACTGCGGCTGGCCGGGGAAGGCCTGCCGGCGCCCGCGGGGGCCAGCTCCTGGGACGTGCTGATGGATGACGGATCAACATCATGAGCGTTAGGCGTATAAAAGCTTGTCTTTGGCCAGGGTTGAGGGTTAACAAATCGAGTCGCTTGATTTGCCTCCCTGGCCGCCGGGCCGGCTGTCCCCTCGATCCGGACGACACCGGGAGGTACCCGTGGCTCCGCGCCTGAAGACATCCGAGGCCCTGCTGACCGCGCTGGCCGGCCTGACCGCCTACGAGGCCGGCATGTACGGCGAGGTGCTGGAGCAGGCCGCCGAGGCCCCGGGCCTGACGTACGCCGGCGCCCTGGCGGTGGCCGCCGAGCTGAAGGCGGAGGTGACCCGCCTCGGCGGGGACGCCGACGCCCTGATACACGGCATCTACTGCAGGGCCAGTGCCCCCGCCTTCCCCTAGAGTTACTTGACTCAAGTAAACTGCCCCGCTATGCTTTCATCTGGCGGGGCAGTCTCGTCTTCAAGGCGAAGGGCAGGCACACATGGGCATGGGGCCGGGGTATGACAGGGAGCCGCTGCGGAAGCGGCCAGAAGAGCTGCACCCCCTGGGGGTCTGCGGCTACCTGGCCGGCGTCAAGGCGGAGCTGGCCGGCAGGCCCGGGTACGCCGGCTACTCCGCGGACCAGGCCGCCCTGCAGCACGTTATCGACCTGCTGCAGGCAGCAGTGGCCGCCGTGGTGCCCCGTGGCTGACGACATCCTGTCCCGCTCGGTGCCGCTGGTGTTCAAGCGCAGCGGCGCCAAGTGGTTCGCGGAGACTCCCGCCGGCGAACTCGCCTACGGCGACAGCCAGGGCCTGTACGAGTGGCGCCGGGTGCATCTGCCGGGCGGGGGGATGACCTGCGTCCGCATCGACTACTCCGGCGGCGACCAGCAGGCGGCCAGGAACGGCCAGATGCTCACCCGGGGAACGTCCGGCTCCATCCAGGCGCCGAACTGGCCGGCCGTGCTCGGCCGCCGGGCTGCCATCGAGTCCGCCTTGTTCCCGGACCGGCTGTCGTGACCGGCGGACCGCCCCCGGCCCGCGACCCGAAGGACCTGCGCGCCGGCTACGTGCACATCAGGCGCGGCACGGCAGCCTACCGCGGGGCGCTGCGCTGGAAGCCGGACATCGCGCCGGTCTGGTCCTGCGTGCACGACCACCTGACCGCCATGTCGGCGAAGGCGTGCGCGGAGACGGAGAAGGCCCGCCGCGTGGCCGGCCGGCGCGAGGTGTTCACGCTGCTGCACTGCGAGCGGTGCGGTGAGCACGGCGGGACGGCGTGGTGGGACGACGTGCCGGGCGGGGAGCAGCTGAGCTGCCCGCGCTGCGGCGTGCCGCTGGAGCGGCTGAAGCTGGCGGTGGTCGGCCGGGAGGCCGCTGTTGACGAGGGGAAACGTCCTCGCTAGACTTCAGTCAAGCAACAGGAGGAAACTTGAGTAACGGAACCGCGTTCGCCCGCCCCGCCCCGCCGCACGACCCTGAGCCGGGCACCCGGTGGGAGGCGGTCCCCGCCGACCCGCACGACTGGGCCCCGGCCCCGGACGGCAAGCCGTGCCGCTGGCGCGGCGGCGACATGAAGCACGCCTGCGGGCAGCCTGCCGTCATCGCGGTGATGCACGGCATCAAGCGCCGCGTCCCGTGGTACCACTGCGCCGAGCACTCCTACGGCCGGTGGGTTGAGGACGTGAAAGGCAAGCCGGCGGTCATGGAGTGGCACATGGTCGACGTGCCGCGGCGGAAGCCGCCGAAATGAGCCGTGTCCCCCCGGTCCGCTGCAGCGCCAACGGCTGCACCGTGACGCACCCGGGCGACAAGTTCGCCTCGATCCGGGCGAAAGACGCAGGCTGGTTCCACCGCCGGGACGGCTCCGAGGCGTTCTGCCCGGAGCACCTGCCGGACTGGGTGGTCTCCTGGCGCGCCCGCAAGCAGAACGTGCGGCGGACGTTCACGCGGCTGCCCTCGGTCACCGAGTGCCAGGGCTGCGGGTTCTCCGAGGTCGTGGAGGACACCACGCCGGAGGCGCTGAGCGACCAGGGGGCGCGGGCCGGCGACCACGTGACGCAGACCGGGCACCCGGTGACCGTCGGAACCTCCCAGGTACTGCTGCTGCAGGCGGTCGCTGCCCCGGCGGACCGCGAGCCGGCAGGAAATAGCACTCTCTGACTTGACTCTTGTCAAGTAACTCCCTAGACTTGGGTCAAGTGACATCCAAGTCTGGGAGAGGCACATGGCAGACAACCGCGAAGAGCGCTCGCGCGAGGCAGGCAACCGTAACCGCGCCCAGCGGCTGGCCGCTCAGCGCCTTCAGCGGCACCAGGAGTTCTGGGGCGTCCCCGACGACGACCGCGGCCGGGCCCACCGCCGGAACCGCGCGCAGCGCACCCGGCGGTCCCGGTGACCGTGCTGAGCCGGATGACGGTGGTCTCCGGCCCCGACCTCAAGAGCGACGCCCCGGCGCGGCCGGGCAAGCTGGTGCCGCGCGACCCGGTGCTGGCGGAGCACCTGGTCGCCGCCGGGCGCGGGCTCATCCGGTTCGGCGGCGGCTACGCGCTGGCCTCCGGTGCAGGCGCCGTCGTCTGCGTCGCCGCCAAGGTTCCGGTCGACCTGGACCTGCTCGTCGTCGGCGCGTGCCTGGCGCACGGCGTCCAGCGCGCGTCGGAGGGCCTGACGTGGCACTTCGCCGGCGGCCGGGCGGCCCGCCGCAGGCGGCGCAAGTACCAGGGCGAGGCCACCCCGTTCGACGTGCGCCGGGCGCTGTCCCCGTCGGCCGCGGTGAAGAAGATGGCCCGGCTGGCCCCGGCCCTGCCTGCGCAGCAGGCCGCTATCGCGCTGGGCACCACGGTGCACCGGCCCGCGCAGCGGGTGGCGGTCTCCCGCGCGGAGACCATCCTGGTTGCCGGCGTCCCGCAGTCCATTAAGACGGCCTGGATCTCCACCGCGGTGCTGGAGGCGCCCGGCACGGTGCTCGCCACCTCCTCGCGCGGCGACCAGTACCGGCACACCGTCCTGGCCCGCGAGGACCGCGGCGAGGTGCTGGTGCTCGACGCCGACGGCTACGGGCCCGGCACCAACTTCGCGTGGTCCCCGGTCGCCGGCTGCGCGGACTCCGAGGTGGCGATCCGCCGGGCCGGCGACTTCATGCAGGCCTCCCCGCGCGACAGCTCCGGCAAGGACGTCTGGCACGAGCAGCGCGGTACCGAGCTGCTGCAGTGGGTGCTGCACGCCGCCGCCCTCACCGGCGCCAGCATGCTGGACGTGCTGGCCTGGGTCCGCTGCCCCGATGACGAGCGGCTGGCCAAGGCGCTGCGCGGGGAAAAGGCCGCGCCCGGCTGGGCGGACGCCCTCGAAGCGATGATCGACGAGGGCCCGGAGCTGCTGAACAGCGCCGTCGCCTCGGCGAAGGCCGCGCTCGGCTGGCTGAACTCCCGGGTGCTGTCCGCCGTGGCCTGCCCGGAGCCGGGCGGGGGGCTGGACATCCCCGCGTTCCTGCGCGCCGAGCGGCCCGGCACGGTCTACCTGATCGGCTCCGAGCGCGCCTACGGCTCGCTCACCCCGTTCTTCTCCGCGTTCGTGAGCGAGTTCATGGAGCAGGCCCGGGTCCTGGCCGAGCAGAGCGGCGGCCGGCTGCCGGTCCCGCTGACCATCGCGGCCGACGAGGCGGCGACCACCGCGCGGATCGACTTCAAGCGCTGGTGCGCGGTCACCGCCGGCTACAACATCACGGTCATCGCGGGCCTGCAGGCGCTGTCCCAGCTGTCGGCGTGGGGCGGCGCGGAGGACCAGGAGACCATCATGACGCTGTTCTCCACCAAGGTCTTCGCGGGCGGCATGACCAGCCCGGGAGAGCTGGAGCGCGTGTCGGTCGTCTGCGGCGAGCGCGAGACCTGGGAGCGCGAGGGCCGCGGCAAGGCCCGGCGCCCGGAGCGCGTCTACCCGCCCGAGCGGCTGCGGCTGCTGCAGGACATGCACGCCCTGGTGATGCACCGCAACTGCAAGCCGGTGCAGGTCAGGATCAGGCCGGTGTGGAACCACCCGGGCTACCGCCCGGTCACCATCGTGGACGGCCCCCCGGCCGCCCCGCAAGACACTACTGAGGAGTGACTGAATGGACCACCCCCACCGCCGCCGGCTGCCGAGGCACGCCCGGCACCTGGTCAAGCAACTGCTGAAGCCCCGGTTCCTGCCGAAGCGGGCCAGCGTCCTGGCCGCCCACGTGCGGCAGATCGACTCCGCCGTCAACCTGCACGACCGCGCGGCCAGCCTGCCCGGTGACACCGACCGGATGGCCGCCGGGCAGCGCGTCGTCCTCGGCCCGGAGTCCCGGTCCCTGCTGCGGCAACTGCTGGAGTCGCGCGACCTGCGCGTGCAGCAGCAGCTCGTGCGCGAGATCGTCCACCAGATGCAGAAGCGCATCCAGACCGCGGCGGCGCGGTCCCAGGCGGCCGAGACGGCCCGCAGGAAGACCAAGCAGAGCGCCGTCTGGCTCGCGGGCCGGGCCAAGGCCGCTGCCGCCCTGGTCAGGTCCGTTCCGTCGCGGCTGCGCAGCCGCCGTGGCCCGCACGGCTGGAACTTCGGCAAGCGCACTGCCGGGAACACCGCCATGGCCGCCAGGACCCGGGTGCCGGTCCCGGCGAGGGGGGTGCACGGGTTCGGGACCGTGGCCGACAAGACCCGCGTCCGCAAGCCCGCTCCCAAGCGCGCGAGCCGCACGAGGTCCTAGTAGCCCAGTGATATTGACGGGCTCTGCCGCAGGGCCTAATCTCAGCGGCAGAGCCCGAGAGGCCCAGTCCGCACCGGCGATCTACCGGCGGAGGACAGGCGCCCCCGGCCTGCCTCCGCGTATGCTGCAGGAGGCACCAATGAGGCCAGCCAGTCCCGCTTTCCGCGGTCGACGGCTGGCCTTGCGTGTTCCCGCGAGCGCGCCGTGCTGGGCCTTTCGGGCGGAGATTAGTAGGGACCCCGCCCGGACTGGCTGCCGACTGGTGAGGCTGGTAGCGGGGAACCGGACGGGGTCCCTGTCATGTCGATGCAAGCGCCACCGCACCTGGCGCGCCGTTTATCGCATGCGAGTCCAGTGTGCCTGACGAACTGCAGTATTCCAACCTCAGGAACCCCTGGCCATCGTTGTCAGCGCGGGAAATTGCCGTCGGCGGGACCCGCGTGACCTACGCCGAGGGCCTGCGGGCGGTGGACATCCTCGCCGCCAGCCGCACGTCGGCCATCGCGCCGGTGCTGCGCGCCGCCGGGCACCGGCTGGCCGGGTGCGATTACTTCGCCGCCGCATCACCGTACATCACCGCCGCGCGCCGGGCGCCGAAGACCGGCCGGGCCGGGGCCGCCGGCCGGCACGTCACCAAGAACGCTTTCATTGAAAGCGTTATGCAGGCGCTGGCCGGTGCCCGCGCGGCGGAGGTCGCTGCGGCCCTGGCGGCGTTCCGCGACGACGAGCGGTACGCGGTGGCCATCGCCCGCGAGGCGGTGAGCCTGCGTGAGCGCGCGTACGCCGCGGGGGTCCGGTCCTCCGTCCGGGCCGCCGTGACCCGCGCTGTGGCCGCCTGCGGGGCCGCGGCGGGCAAGTTCACGTGTGACGCCGAGACGGCCTGCGGGACGGGCGCCTGCCGGTTTGCCTCGCCCGCCTGCCGGGAGGTTTTCGCCCCTGCAGCACCCGGCCGGTACGCCCGCCCGGCCAACCACGTGGACGCCGGGCAGGCGTTCACCGAGAACGGGGCGGTCGCCGAGCTGACCGCCGCGGGCAGTTACCGGGCGGGCGTGCAGGTCTGGGACGCCGACGTGCTGGCGGCTGGCGGCCAGGCGGCCTGAGGGCCGATTCTCCCGCCGGAGCAAAGGAGGCCCCCATGTCCCTGTTCACTAACCTTGAAGGCGCTGTCGAGAAGGTTCTCCACGACGTGGAAGCCGAGGTCGCGAAGATCGACGGAGCGGCGCTGACCGAGGCCAGGACGCTGCTCGCCGAGGCCAAGGCCGCCGAAGACAAGGTCCTCAGCGTTCTCGGCACCTCCAAGGCCGACATCCTCGCCCTCGTGGCGAAGTACGGGCCCGAGGCGGTCGCCGCGCTGGAGGCCGAGCTGAGCAAGCTGCTGGCCAGCATCCGGGGCGTGTTCGGCGTCGCCGGCGAGTGAAGGTCCCCCGTGCCGCTGCGATCATGGGGCTGGCCGACGGGACGACGACCGGCATCGGGCTGTCTCTCGCCCTTTACATCGCGCACCAGCCCCACCTGGCCGTGTGGCTGGCCGGGCTGTCCGGCGGCCTGGCGGCGTTCCCCGGCATGGCGTCCGGCCGCTACCAGTCCGATCCCGGTGACGGTCTCGGCGGGGCTGCAGTTTGCGGACTCGCCACCACTGTCGGGTCCGTCCTTGTTGCGCTTCCGTTCGCTGTTGCAGCGGGACGCACGGCTCTTCTTGCGAGTGGCCTCGCCGCAGCCGCTCTGTGCGCTGTCGTCGCTGTGATAAGGGCGGACAGCGGCTGGCGGGCGTGGGCACTGTCGTACGGCATCACCGCGGCGGCAGCGGGCCTGTGCGTGGCCGCCGGCATCGTCACCGGGTGACGATTGCCACGCCGTGGCCCTCGTCCACTGGCTCGTCCACTTTTTCGGGTGCGACTACGGAGCCCCGTACGGCGTCTGGGTGCCCTACGACTTCTGGTCGGGGGTGTCCGGGTCGTTCTTCGTCGGGCTCACCGTGTTCACGGTGACCTGGTACCTCCGGCACACCTGCCACGACTCGTGGAAGTGCCTGCGGATCGGCCGCTTCCCGGCCGCGGGGGGCACGTTCCGGCTCTGCCGGCACCACCACCCGGACCTGTGCGGGAGGAGGCCGCACCGCGAACTTATCGGGCGGCTGCACCGCGAGTACATGGCCGGGCCCGGGTGCTAGTGACGATTGCCCCGCCGTGAGCGCCCCTGAACTGGCCGAGCCGGAAAGCCGGCTCGACAAGGCCCTGTCCTACATCCCGCGCGCGCTGTCCAGCCGCGTGCACGTGCTGTGGCTGCTGGCCCTGGGCGCCTACCTCATCGTCCTGCCGCTGGCCGGGGTGCACGTGCCGCAGTCGGCCGAGCTTATCGGCGGCAACTACACGAACGTGACCAGTGACATCGGGGCGTGCATCGCCGCGGGCGGGACGCTGCACCTGGTCCGGCAGGACCGCAAGCGCAGGAGGGCCGTCGAGGCCGCCCACCAGATTATGGCCGACCTCTACAAGCATGCGACGGGGCACGAGCACGCCGCTGCGCCTCCGCGGGTGAGCTAGCTACGTGGACGGTTTTACCTTCTGGGAGCTGACCCTCTCGGGCATCATCGTGTCCTGGCCGGGCATCGCGGTGTCGGTCTGGCTGGGCGTCCGCCACGTGAAGCGGCACGTGGACCGGCAGACTGCCGAGCAGACCACCCAGATCGTGGGCCTCACCCGGCGGCAGACCGGCGCCATCCGGGACCTGACCGACGACCAGACCAGGCTCCTGGTCGCGCGGCGCTGGTGGCGCCGCCGGGCGTAGTAGAGGCGTGGCCCTGCTCGATACTGACCTGCCCGACGCCGCCCGGCTGTCCCGCGCCGTCCGCGCCGCTGCCGCCGCCCGGATCAGGGGGCTGCCGGACATCGACGACTGGCCGGACCTGAAATGGTTCAACAGCGAGCCGTGCGCGGAGCACGCGCCCGACCTGCTCATCTTCTGCCGCCGGTGCGGCATCAAGCCGCGCAAGCACCAGCGGGTGGGGGCGGCCTGGATGTACCTGGGGCTGCCGGGCCTGCTGACCGACGCCGTCGGGCTGGGCAAGACGGCCACGGCCCTGCTCCTGCTCGCGATGTGCAAGGAGACCGGGGAGCTGGGCCTGCACAACCGGGCGGTCATCGTCTGCAAGTCGGCCGCCACCTGGGACCCGTGGGGCAACGAGCTGAAGCGCGTGCTGCCCGGCATCTCGTTCTACGTGGCCGACGGCGACAGGAACCAGCGCACCCGCGGCTACATGGGCAACTGGGAGATCGCGGTCGTCGGCGACCGCACGCTGGGCGGCGCGCACGGCAAGAAGATGCAGCGCGAGGGCGACGTGGACCTGCTCGACCGCTTCCCGGTCGGCATCTTGATCTACGACGACATCGACCCGATGCGCAACCACACCACCGAGACGGCCCGGGCCGTCAACCGGCTGGCCGCCAAGTGCTCCCGGGTGCACGGGCTGCACGCCACCCCGCTGCAGAAGCGGCTGGAAGAGCTGTGGTCGTTCCTGGAGCCGGTCGGCGGCCGGTACCGGCTCGGCACGATCGAGCGGGTGAAGTCGCGGTACGTCGCCCAGGCGATGAAGTGGATCGTCGTCAAGGACCCGCAGGACAAGACGGGCCGCACCCGGATGCGCAAGCGCGTCGCGGTGGACGCCGGCATCGTCGCCAACCCCCGGCTGGTCAGGGAGTTCCGCGAGGCGATCTGGCCGCTGGTGCTGCGCCGCGGCGCAGCCGACGTGGACGACGTGGAGATGCCCCAGGTCGTCTACGACCCGGTGTTCCTGGACCTGAGCCCGAAGCAGCGGGCCCGCTACGCGGAGCTGAGCAGGGGCATCCTGCGGCGGCTGAGCGACGCCGGCGCGCGGGTCTCCACGGCCGAGGCCGGCGCGGCGTTCACCCGTGCCCGGCAGATTTGCAGCGGCCTCGCCGCCCTCGACTCCGGCGCGGACGCCGACGACTCGGTGAAGCTGGACTGGGCGATGGACCGGATCACCGGCGACCTGTCGGAGGAGAAGGCGGTCTGCTTCATCTACTTCAAGCAGAACGTAGCGGCCATGTCGGCCCGGCTGCAGGACGCGGGCATCGACCACGTGCTGATGTGGTCGGGGGAGACCGACAAGCGGGAGCGCCGCCGCCGGCTGGAGCGGTTCCGCGAGGACCCGGCCTGCCGGGTGCTGGTCGGCACCACCACCATCGAGGCCAGCCTCAACCTGCAGGTGGCCCGGCACCTCATCGCCGCCGACACCATCCCCAACCCGGCCCGGATGACGCAGCTGGCGGGCCGGGTGGCCCGCCAGGGCAGCCCGTACCCGAGCGTGTACTTCCACCACCTGCTGGCCCGCAACACGGTGGAGGAGGCGTTCCTGCCGATGCTGCGGCGCGAGGCGGCGATGGCCGAGGTGGTGTGGGACGAGGAGGAGGGCATGTTCACCTCGCTGAGCCCGTGGCAGCTGATGCGCCTGGTCGCCACCGGCAAGCTCGACGCCGAGCCGTCCTAGCTGAGATAGTTTCCCGCCGTTTGCGCGGGTACCGTGGTTCTTGCCATGGTCTGGCGGGCCCCGGGTTATGCCTCCTTTCCCGGGGCCCTAGGCCTGATTGCGCCGTCATCACCGCGGCCTCGCGCAGTCTGGTGATGCGTGACGATCACGCGGGCATGGCCTCCTCAAGAGTTGAGTGGTTCCTCGCTGCCAAAAAAGTGCTGCGAGTGCACGGTGACTGGACAGACGAACAGGTCGCGAACTACTGCGGCATCCCCCTGGTGATGGCGGACGAGGTTATCCGCCCGGCCCGCCAGGAGGTCGAGCAGGATGGATGACGCTGCTTTCAAGGCGAAGATTGCCGAGATGACGACGGAGATTGTGCCGTCCGCTCGCGCCGAGGCCTACCGGGTGTGGCAGCGGGCCCCGCACGCGCTGGAGATGGACGAGCTGGAGGCGCTGGCGCTGTCCGGGCTGGCCGCCGCCGCGCACCGCTGGCCGGTGTTCTGCGCCGAGCACGGCTACGACCCGGAGCGGTTCGAGTACTTCCGCGTCTACTGCACCCGGCGCATGCGCGGCTCGATCCTGGACCACCTGCGGTCCCAGGACTGGGTGACGCGCAGCGCCCGGGGCAAGGTGAAGGCGCTGCGGGAGGCCGGGCAGGACCGGGGGCTGACCGAGGCCCAGCTGGCGAAGGCGAGCGGGCTGAGCCTCGCCGAGGTGCGCGACACCCTGGCCGCGGTGGCCGCCCGCCCGGTGAGCATCGACGCCGAGCCGCACGACGTCGCCGGCGAGGACGACGTGGAGGGCCAGGCGGTGGTGTCGGAGGTGCTGGCCGCGGTGTCCGGCGTCGTGCGACGTCTCGGGGAGGCGGCCCGGGTCGTGCTGGCGCTGCACTTCTACCACGGGATGCCCTTGGCCGAGCTGGCCAGCTACGCCGGCGTATCAACTGACGAGGCCGCCCGGCTCCACCAGGGGGCGGTCTTGGAGATACACGAGGCGATGGTGAAGGTGGTGGCCTTATGGCCTACCAGGTGATTAAGCAGCCGGATGGCAAGCTGGCAGTTTTCAGCAGTTACTCCGACACGTGGGTGTGCTGGGACGGGACCCCGGACGAGGTGGTTGAGTACTTCGCCGAAAAGGCTGCGAATGATGCCCGCAAGAGCGCGCGTGAGACTGTAGAGCACGTTATGGCGGACCAGCCGCGCGAGGCGTACTACCAGTTCGCTATGACGTTCGCCGAGGCCAATGCGCGCAGCCGGCACTACGGTGGCGAGGTTCTGGAGGGGCCGGTTGACGCTGAGCTGCTGGCAGAGATGCAGCGTCCCCTTTGACGGCGCTCACGTCGGCTGAGAAGCAGGCCGGGCGCGCGTTCCGCGAGGCCCGGCAGGCGGCGCTCGATCTCCTGAACGAGGCCAGCCCGCCTGACGAGTACGTGCTGCCGTTCTGGCGGGTGGTGCGGCACGAGTGCCCGGCCGAGCACGGCGCCAGCATCGGCATCACGCTGCACGGGTGTTACGAGCTGAGCCCGGAGTACCGGGTGTGTTACTGCGGGCGGATAGGTCCTTTTGGCCCGTATTTCCCGCATTGGGACTGCGACGGCAATAAGGTGCTGTCTGCGGCCGGCCGGTTCGCATGGATCTGGAAAAAGGGGAAGTGCTCCGGGTGCGGGCTGGTCGTCCGCACCCGGAAGGGCCGCGTCGTCCTCGCCGCCGATCGTGCAGCCGACCACGGGAGGGCGAGCAGTGAGCGACGACAAGCCGGGCCACATTCTGGAGATCCCCGAGTCTCTCGGGCGTGACGTAGACGCCTTCTACGCAGGCAAGCGCCCGGCGCCGCCCATGGAGGCGTTCATGAGCGGCGCCGCCCTGGAGCAGGTCGCCGCCCAGACTGCCGCTGCCACGTCTCCGGTGCACGCCGAGGACCTGGTGGCCATTAGCCCGGCCGAGGCGGCCCGGCGCACCACGTTCGACGGCGAGCACCTGCCGAAGATGCCCGCCACCCGCCGGGTCATCCCCCCGCCGTTTCGGCGCCCGCGGTTCGACCTGGACCGGCACGGCCGGCAGTGGACTAACTGCCGGGCCGACATGGTGGAGAAAGACGACATGGTGGCCGTCGGCGGTCAGGCGTTCCGCGTCGCGAGCACCGAGACCGTCATCAGGTACGAGACGGTGGCCGGCATCCCGGACGTAGCAGTAGGCATGAAGATCCTTCTAACCGGAATCGCCGGTAACCAGGTTGCGTTCGAGCCTGGCCAGGACGTCAGGGCCTTCCGCCAGGCGGAGTTATGGCCGTCTGGGCGGGCTGGCGGGGCCTGGACCTCGGCTCCGGGGTAGGCATTTCCACAGACGGCTACATCAAGGCCGGATTCAAGATGACCGGCGTCGACAACAACCCGGACGTCGGCGAGTACTACCCGGGCGAGTTCCAGTGCCGGGACATGCTGACGGTGAGCATCGAGGAGCTGCGCGCGTACGACTTCGTGCACCTCGGCGCCCCGTGCCAGCGGTGGAGCAAGATGCTCCGCTGCCGCCCGGGACTCAACCTGGAGTACCCGGACCTCATCACCCCGATGCGGCCCCGGCTCATCGAGGCGGGCGTGCCCTACGTCATCGAGAACGTGGAGGGCTCGCCGCTGCTGGACCCCACCTGGCTGTGCGCGTGGACTTTCGGCTACGAGCTGTACCGCCACCGCGGGTTCGAGGCCGGCAACGGGCTGGCCATCCCGCCGATGCGGCACCGGGACCACACCATGCGGGCCAGCAAGGCCGGGCACTGGGTGCCCGGCACGGTGATGTCGCTGGCCGGGCATGTCGCCCCCATCGGGCGGGCCCGTGAGCTGATGGACGTGGCCCGGTACGTACCGCGCGAGATGCTGATGGAGGCCGCGCCCGGTTACATGACCGCCTACGTGGCCGCGCACGCGGCGGCCTACCTGAGCGCGGAGGCGGCGTAGATGGACGCGGTAGCTCACGGCAAGACCGTGCTGTCGGCGGTCGTGGCCGCCGGCGGGTCCACGCGGGCGCTGGACTACGCGGCGTCCCGGCTGGGCCCGGAGCACTTCACCGACACGGTGCAGCAGCGGCTCTTCCTCCTGCTGATCCGCTACGCCGACGCCAACGAGGGCATCATGACCCGGGCCGCGCTCGGGGACCTGCTGCGCGGCAAGAAGCCGGGCACCGTGCAGATGTTCGGCGAGGCCTACGATGCGCTGGCCGCGGCGGCCCCCGAGCGGCACGAGTTCCTTCACTCGGTCGCCCAGCTGCGCGACTTGGCGGCCGAGCGTGCCACCGGCGACGCGATGGCGGTCGCCATGCGGATCATGAACCCGCGGCCGGGCGAGGAGGTGCGCGACGAGCACACCGGAGAACCCCTTGTCGGGCACGCCGAGGCACGTGCGTACGTGGTGGCCGCGTTCGCCGTCGCCGAGCGCGCCGGCGGCGCCCAGGACAGCCCGGAGGGCGACGTCCGGGCCGAGGGCGACGACATCCTGGCCGTCTACGCGGCGGTGAAAGAGCAGCGGAAGTCCGGGCGGGTGCCCGGCATCGAGTTCGGCATCCCTACGCTGGACGACCACCTGGACGGCGGCATCGGCAACGGGGAGCTGGGGCTCGTCGCCGCGGCCATGACCGCCGGCAAGTCGAGCCTGTGCGTGCAGTGTGCCTGGCACAACGCGGTGAACCAGGGCAAGAACGTTGTCATCTTCACCACCGAGCAGCACCGCAACGCGGTGCGGATCAAGCTGGTGGCCCGGCACTCGCGGCACCCGAAGTTCGGCCTGCCGCGCGGCCTCGACACCCGCCTCATCCGGTCGGGCCGCCTGGGCGAGGAGGGGGAGCGCGCGCTGGCCGCCGTGGTCGACGACCTGAAAAACGGCGGCTACGGGATGCTGCACGTCGTGCAGATGCCCGAGACGTGCACGCTGTCGGTGCTGACCGCGCGCGCCGCCGCGATCTCGCGCCAGGTAGCTCCGGACCTGGTCATCATCGACTACCTGCAACTGCTTGACCCGGAGAGGCGGACGCGGGACTCCCGGCTGAACGAGAGCCAGGGCGGCATCCTCAAGGGGACGCAGCGCTGGGCTCAGTCGTTCCTGCACGGCCGGGGCGTGCCGGTCATCTCGCCGTGGCAGGTCAACAAAGAGGGCATCGGCTCGATGCGCAGCAGCGGCGAGTACCGGCTGGAAGACCTGTCGGAGACGATCGAGGCCGGCCGGACCCCGGGCATGGTGCTGGGCCTCATGGCCGCCGGGGAAGACGAATCCCACGGCCGGGCCGTCGCGCTGACGGCGAAGGTGCTGAAGTACCGCGACGGGCCCCGGGGCGCGAAGTTCCCGCTGACCGCCGACTTCGCCAACAGCCACTTTTCCGACCGGGACGACGTGGCGGCGGAGGACTATCCCGACCTGGACCTCTGATGCAGCGCCCGAAGTCGGCCGTTGCCACCGCCAACGAGCAGGTTGCGTTCACCCTGGCGCTGCAGTGGGTGAAGCTGCCCGACGCGGCGCGCGAGCGCGGCATGAAGGCGACCTGCCCGGCGTGCGAAGAGCGGGACGCGCTGCGCGTGTACTCCGACCACGGGTGGTGCTTCGGCGAGCAGCGCTACTTCACCACCGTGACCCTGCTGGCCGAGAAATGGCAGATGGAGCCGGAGGACGCCGCCCGTGCGGCGCTGAAGCGGATCGGCTACGAGGTCGACGACTACGGGCGCCTGTGGGTGGATGCCTCGCGGCGCCCGGAGCCGGCCCGGGACGACCTGGCCACAGCCCTGCGCACCTGGTGCGAGACGTACTGCCCGGACTGGCGGACCCGGCAGTACGACGCTGCCGTGGCGGGGAAGCTGTCGCAGTGCCTCGGCCTGCTGCCCAGGGTGCAGACGGAGGAGGACTGCGACAAGTGGCTGACGGGGTGCAAGGTGGCTATGAGGCGCGTCCTGAACCCGCACTTGGCAAAGTGACTTAACTCAGGTTAAGCTGTGTCTTGGAGACAGGAAACTTATGCCCTGACGGGCAGACGGAGGGCGACTGATGGCTTCAAGTAATGTGCGGGTGCCGGACGACTTCGATGACGACGTTCCGGAGCTGGAAGGCTGGGTGTCCCTGCCCGCGGCCGGGGAGGACCTGTCCGCGACGAGGCAGAGGCTCTTCCAGATGAAGAAGGAAGGCAAGTGGAAGACGATCCACAAAATCCGCGGGGCGGGTGGGCGTCCGGCGCTCTACGTGGTGAGCACCAAGGAAGTGGCGGAACTGGTCAAGACCCAGCGCGCGGCGGCCGGGTATGACGAGCAGCCGGACGCCGAGGTTGCTGCCAGGTAAGGTGCGGGCATGTCCCATCCTCTGGACACGAGCGTGCCGTGGCCGCCTGACGACGCGGCCCCGGCGTTCGACCACGTGCAGGACAACTGGCCGGACCGGGTGACCGCGAGGCACTGCCTGAATGTGGTGCACCGCGCGGACATCGAGCGCGCGGCGGTGCCGCCGGTCGTCAACGTCACCGTGCCCGGGCTGCTCGGCCACTTCACGGGAGAAGCAGGCAGCGGGCAGGTGGCGTACGTGCCCGGCCCGGCGCCGGAGCTGACCGGCTCGTTCACTGTCGTGGCAGAAGCCCTCACATGAGGGTTTCCGTCTCCGCGGACCCGGGGGCACCGGAGACGGCGTTCGAGGCCGAGGTGCCCTCCGCCCGCGACCCGGAACTCATCTACCGGGTCAGCCGGCTCGCCGACGGCACCTGGATGTGCAGCTGCCGCGGTTTCCGCTACCAGGCGCGCTCCGACGGCCTGTGCAGGCACATCGACGGAGAGCAGGAACGGCGCGCGCGGGCCGGGACGCTCGCCTTCCTTCTCGGGTAAGGCGTAGCAGCAGGCATGAGGGAGCAGGGGCGCTGTGCGGGCTGCCGGAAGACCGGCGAACTGAAGCCGATCGTCCTGCATGTGATTATGTGCGCGGACTGGGCGGCGCTGTACCAGAAGGACCCCGCCGCCGCGCTCGGCGCCGCTGAGGAGTACCAGCGCTGGCGCCGCGATGACCGCCCGGCTGAGCACGAGGCCGACCTCAAACTCCGGATCGCCGATACCCAGGGCCGCAGGGCGGCGTCTGTCGCCCGGTTCCAGGTAAAGGACCCGCTGGAGGACTAGGTGAGCACGACCGGCATGTGGGACGAGCTGTTCAGCGGCCGGAAGTGGCGCGTGGCCGAGGAGGTGTCCGGCACCGTGCAGCAGGACGGCGTGACCGTGACGTTCGACCGCGGCCGGTTCGAGCTGCCGGTCCAGCTTCCTGATAATCCAGACGGTGCGGCGTTCCGTTCGCTGCTGAGCACCAACCTCGGCCGGCGCGGCGTGCTGCTGCAGGAGACCGACGAGACGGGCTCATCGGATGTCCCTGGCTCGCGGATCACGGTCGGCACCGGCTCCCTGCAGAAGGCCCGCGAGCAGTATGCCGCGGTGTGGTAGCCCTTCTGCCGGATTATCCGTAGATCAACTTGACGGGAGTTAAGCAGAGGACTACTCTCGACCTACTGGTGAGGTTAGGTTTCGTGGGGAGTTCTTTGTGGCTTCTTCGTGTTCGGCTGCTGCATTCACCGCGCCGACAGATTACGGGGACTTGTTCCTGGAGTACGGCGACGAAATCAGGCGGATCGTGTGGCGGCACCTGGGTCCCGCCGCGCGCCGCGAGGACGTAGACGACGGGCTGCAGTACATCTTTCAGCAGTTCGTGAAAAACGATGCGATGGCTCAGTACGAGTCAGGCCGCATCAGCGACTACACCGGCCAGCCGGTGCGGTTCAAGGCGTTCATCATGGCCAAGGTGCCGCTGTACTGCCGCGGCCTGCGCGAGACGCTCACCCGCCGCAACGGGCGCGAGCTGCTGGTGCTGGACAACGCGGCCGGCGCGCACGAGGAGGGCGGCGCGCAGAGCACCCGCGTAGTCGACTACCTGGGCACCAGTGACGAGTACCCGTCACTGGCCGGCAGCGACGCGATGGACTGGCTGCGTGAGGAGCTGGCGGCCCGCGACCCGGGCCCCAGCGGCCTGCCCGTCCTTCCCCTGTTCGACGCGCTGGCGGAGCGGTCCGCCGACGGCAAGAGCGTTTCGGCTGCCGCGGTGCGCCGCCAGTTCGGCATGAGCGCGGAGGAGGCCGAGGCGTGGTTCGCCGAGCTGAAAGACACGCTGCGCGAGGTCACCAGCCACCGGCCCGTCGAGGCCCCGGCGCCCGCGCCTGTCGTGCCCGACTTCGTGCCGATGACCGCGTGCGAGCCGGAGACGGCGGCCTGGTTCGAGGAGCTGCGCGCCATGGCCTCCGGCGGCGTCGAGCTGGGCGGGCTGCTGCTGTCGCTGGACGAGGTCCGCGCGGCGGCGACCGCGCTGAAGAACTCGCGCGGCAACCGGGTGCTGCCGGCGTTCAAGGACGCCGGGCACCGGCTGGCCGGGGCGGGCAAGACCTGGTACCTCGGGTTCGCCGAGGCGGTCATGCAGCAGTACCCGCACCTGCGCGTGCCGCCCCGCCGGCACGCCGAGGGGCACTTCGGCCGGGTCAAGCAGGCCCTGATCTACGGCCTGGAGCGCCTGGTCGAAGACGTCCCTGCGGACGCTCCTGTGGCCGAGCCTGTGGTTGAGGCTGTGACCGAGACCCCCAGCGCAGCCCTGTGGGCGGAGCTGGAGTCGGTCATCACCCGGCTGTCCGGGTTTGACGGGGACAAGGTGGAGGCTGCCCTGGAGGCGGTCCGGCTGCTGGCGGCGGCATGAAGGCCGCGAAGCTGGAGTGGCGCATCCTGTCGGACGAGGAAGTCGCCGAGCACGACCGCCTCTGGCGGTACGGGCCCGACCTGGAGGGCGAGGCCTGGCGGGCGCTGTTCGTCAACCGGTGCCCCGGCCACGACTGGTACCTGCACATCGACCCGGACGACGGGACGTGGTTGCACTGCCGCAAGTGCCCGGCCGGTGTCGATGACCTGTGCCCGGACGGCCAGGACCTGCTGACCGGCGAGTTCGAGGTCTACCCCGGCTACGTGCTCGGCCTCCGCTACGGGAGCGTCGAGGTCAACGGCACTGACCGCGGTGGCTGGTTTACCTACGGCTGGCGGGGCCCGGTCACGGTGGACCTGCACGTAGAGAAGTACACCAGCATGGACTGGATCGGGACCGAGTATGACGTCTGGATCGAGGTGGGGAAGCGTGACTCCTGAGCAGGTACGCGCCGCGTTGGCGGGCGAGCTGCCTCCGGCCACCCTGGTGGTCGGCCCCGGCGCCGCGGCCCTGGTGTTCCAGGCGTGCACCGACCACGGCTGGGCGTTCCGGTGGGAGCTGGACGCCGCCGCTGCCCGGGAGGTCTGGGCCGAGGCGGGGATGGCCCCGCTGCGGGGGCTCCGGATCATCGCGCTGAACCTGGCGAACGCGAGTGCCCAGGTGCAGAACATGCTCCTGAAGGTCCTGGAAAAGCCGTCGGCGGACACCCGGTTCATCCTCGCCGCGGAGCGGCGCCCGCTGCCGACCGTGCTGTCCCGATGCCGCACGCTAGTGCTCGGGCAGGCGCAGGAGGTCGAGCAGCCGGACCCGAAGGACGTGACCGCCGTCGGCGCGGCCATCAAGGCAGCACGCGCGAGGCGGCCGGGCCTGCTTGCTCAGACCGCCCGGACCTGGCTGCCCGCCCACGCCCGGCTCCTGTCGGCGTGGGCGGCTGAGGCCGCCACCGGCCGGTGGCAGGTGTTCGACCCGGACTTCGCGCCGGGTGTCAGCCGGGACCAGGCGCTGCGGTTGCTGGCCGAGCTGGCCCGCTACCCCGGCGCCCGCCTCGGCGCGGTGGTAGCGCTGGACCGGGTTTTCTGCCAGGAGTGATTGGCGGGGCGATTGAGGCGTTACTGCGCCCCCGTCGTAAGGAGCCCCCGTGACCTCGCAGCCCAACGGCCAGCCCCGCAAGACCCGCCGCGTGCAGCCCGGCGACAGCACGCCCCCGCCGCAGCACCCGGCGGGCAGTTTCCAGCCGGGCCCTAACGTCCAGCAGGGTCAGGTGGCCCAGCCCGCGGTGATGCCCTCCCTGGACGTGCTGCAGGCGCAGTTCGAGCAGGCGGTAGCCGCCAACCAGGCGAGGTTCGAGGAGCTGGCCCGGCAGGGCACCTCCCCGGACCCGCTCTACCTGGTGCATGCCCGGATCAACAGTCTCATCGACTCGATCTCGTCGTTCGCCGGCCCGGAGGGGCCGCGGTGGGCGATGCTGGCACGCCTGCGGTTCGAGATGCAGATTGCGGAGGAGCTGGCCGGGGCCGGCCAGGCGACCCAGCGCATGCAGCTGGCCGAAGGAGGCCGCTACTCGCCCGAGATGATCCGCCAGCTGGCCGCTCAGACGGGGATGCTGCGCCCTCGCACGCATTAGAAGGCATGGCTACGTATTTGCAGTGGAGCCGGAGCAGGCCTGTCCGCCGGGTCACGTGGGTGTGCGGCCCCGAGCCGGTGCTCGTGCGGGACGTGGTGGCCGCGCACCGTGAGGGCGCGGCGGCGGACCAGTGCGTGGCGCTGTTCGCCGGGGACGTCCCCGAGCAGGACATCTGGAACCACCTGCTGTCGGTCCCGCCGGGCGGCGGCCGGAGGGCCGTGGTCTACGGCGCGGAGAAGCTGAAGAACACCTCCGACATGGACCTGCTTACCGGGGAGGAGGCCCTGGCGACCGCCTACGTGGTGTTCGTCTCCGGCGACGGTGACTTCGCGCAGGAGGACGGGGCGCTCGCCCCGCACCTGGTCACGCTGAAGTCCGCGAAGTCGGGCCAGATGATCCGGTGCTGCGAGCCGTCGAAACTGGAGGACCGGGTGGCCCTGGTCGCCTCCTGGTGGCCGGGCGCGTCGGCCGGCTTCGCGCATGACGTGCTGGCCCGCTGCGGGAGCCTGGAGCGGGCCTGGCAGGCGTGCGAGCAGGCCCGGCTGGCCGGGCTGAAGCCGGTGGCTCCCTCGGCCGCGGTGACCTGCCCGGCCGAGCCCGGCGGCGAGCTGGCTGACCACCTGATGGCCGGGAGCAGGCGGGCGGCGATGGCGGCGGCCGGCCGGGTCGGGCCCGGCGAGCTGGGCGCGGTCATCGGCCTGCTGACCGTGCGGCTGGCCGCCGTCGAGCAGGTCGGCGCGGGACTGCGGGCCGGGCTCTCGCTGCACGAGGCGGTAGCCGGCCAGGACGTCAGCCGGTTCGTGGCCAGCCAGGTGGCCCGGTACGCCCGGAGCTACGACGCCGACCGCGTGCGCCGCTGCCGCCAGCGGCTGGCGCAGGCAGATTCTGCCTGGCGGTCCGGCGCCCGCGACGGCGTGGCGGAGTCCCTGGTCGCGGGCTGGTGAGCGGGACTGCCGTATACGGCTATGCGGTGCTTGTTCCCCCGAGGAGGAGATGGCTGTGACGGCTGCGGTACTTGAAGCCCCTGAGACGGCGCCCAGCTACGACCTGTTGACTGACCTGGACGAGATCCGGGACCGGCTGCAGGCGGTCGCCGACGCGAAGCTGCCGTTCGGGTTCGACGTCGAGACCGGCTACTACGGGGAGAGCCGGGAGGGCGCCGCGCTGCATCCGGAGGAGAACTACGTCGTCTCCGTCCAGTTCACCAACTCCCTGGCCTGGGGCCGGATGATCCCCCTGGCGTTTGACTCCGGCCCCAACGTCGATAACAAGCCGGTCGCGGCCTGGATGTGGGCCCTGCTCCACGTGACCGACGACCAGGGCCTGCCGCTCGGGGTGCCGTGGGGCGCGCCTGCTGAACTGCGCTGGCTGTCGCGGTGGTTCCTGCGGCTGCTGTGGGACCACCCGCTGTTCGGCAAGCAGGTCCGCGAGGCGCACGGGTACTACCCGATCCGGTCGGACGGCCTGCTGGAGAGCTTCGCCGAGGGCAAGAACAAGAGCCACGGCCTCAAGGCGGCCACGTTCGACAACTACGGCCACAAGATGCGCGAGCTGATCAACGGATCGGACAGCCTGCTCGGCCGCCTGCTCGGCCGGGTGCCGACCCGGCAGGAGGGCAAGACGGTCCGGTTCGGCGTCTTCGACCCGACTGACCCGGAGGTCATCGCCTACGCGTGCGAGGACGCGGTATGGGCGCTGCGCCACCACCTGGACCGCTGGCCGAAGGTGGTGGCCGGCCCGCAGGCGTTCATCTACAAGGTAGAGATGGCCACGCTGCCCATCGTCTGCTCGATGTCCGACAACGGGGTCCGGTACGACTGGAACCTGCTGCGCGCCAAGGCGGCGGAGGTGCAGGAGTTCTCCGGCCGGCTGCTGGCGGAGATTGTCGAGGACTTCGGGGAGATTACCGGCGAGATGCTGCCGCCGGACTTCAACTTCAACTCCAGTGCCCAGTTCGCCGACCTGCTCTACAACAAGTGCGGCATGCCGGTGCTGCACCGGACGCCCGGCGGGAAGCCCAGCGTAGACGCCAAGAACGCGCTGCCCGGCCTGGCCAAGGACTACCCCGTGGTCCGGAAGTACATGGGCTGGGCCCGGCTGACTACGCTGCACACCAACTTCCTGAGCATCTACGAGGACAAGTACTCCTGGGCCGCCGACGGCCGGGCGCATCCGACCCTGATGCAGCACGGCACCATCGCCGGCCGGTTCTCCTGCGAGACGCCCAACTACCAGCAGAGCCCGGGCAAGTACCACTTCGAGCTGCGCGACGGCACGACGTTCGATTTCAACTTCCGCGACGCCATCGTGGCGGCGGAGCCGGGTTACCGCCCGTGGTGGGACCACGTGCTGGAGGAGGCAGGCTGCACCGACCTGCCCGAGCCGACAGAGCTGGGCTGGTACGTCATCGGGTTCGACTACAGCCAGATCGAGCTGCGGGTGATGGCAGCCGAGGCCGGCGAGACGGCGCTGCTGGAATCGTTCGCCCGGGGCGAGGACGTGCACAGCCGCACCGCCGCGCTGATGCTGCAGATCGCGGTTGAGCAGGTGACCGAGGAGGCGCGCAAGCGGGGAAAGACCAGGAACTTCGCGGCCATCTACGGCCAGGGCATCAGGGCGCTCGCCGAGCAGCTCGGCATCAGCGAGGAGGAGGCCCAGGAGCTGGACCGGCAGTACCAGGCCGCCTACCCGCACATGCAGCCGTTCCGGCGCCGGGTCATCGCGAAGGCGAAGCGCGACGGGTACGTCATCACCAAGTTCGGGCGCCGCGTCACCTTGCACGACATTCGCAGCGACAACCCGAAAGTACGGGCCGCGGAGGAGCGCACCGCGGGCAACGCGGTCATCCAGGGCCCGGCGACCGGCGAGTACGTCAAAATTTCCATGATCCGCGCGGTGAAGGCCCTGCAGGCGGCCGGGCTGGACGACCGGGTGCGCATGTTCATGAACGTCCACGACGCGCTTGAGTTCGAGGCGCGCGAGGACGTGCCGCCGGCGACGGTCATAGCCGTGCTGCAGCCCGCGGTCGTCTACCCGGTCACCGGGCCGGGTGCGGCGTGGCCGGAGATGGTCGCCGAATGGCACCTGGGCAGGTCCTGGGGCTCGGTGAAGGACATCCACACCGAAGACGGCCAGGTCGTGCTCGGCAAGAAGGACAAGTGCCCGCGCTGCAAGGTCGTGCCGCCTGCGGAGCCGGGGGCCGAGGCGCCCCGGGCGGTGGTCGTCGTGCTCCGGCAGGCCCCGTCACGCGAGCAGGTGGCCGAACTGGCCCGGTTCATGAAGTCCCTCCCCGGAGGGAATTCGGTGGAGCTGCAGCTGCCGGAGGGCTCGCTCACGGTCGGCTTCACCTGCGGGCTGACGCCGGCCCACGAGGCCCGCGTCGCGGTCATCCTCGGCGGCGCGGCGGTGCACTACGACGTGGCTGACGCCGCTGCGCTGACCGCCGCCGCTGAGCTGTAGTAACAGGCATGGAAATCCGAATTGGCTGGGCTACCGACTACGGCAAGAACAAGTGGGACATCGCGGTGCAGGAGACGGACATCCTCCGGATGCTCTTCGAGCGCGGCGTGGCCGACCCCGAGCAGGTCCGTCTGCGTATGACCACCACCGACGTGGGCCGGATCATGGACGCCGAGGGGAAGTGGTTCGTCCACTTCTCGCTGGCTAAAGCAGAGCCCGAGCAGCGGGGGCAGCACGCCGCTGCCGCGAGCGCGGCGCGTGCCGCGCGTGAAAACCTGCTGGACAAGTACGCCCCGCGGCCGGTGCCGCCGGAGGCCGCAGCGGCACCGGCCGAATGAACGAGGTTCTCGACGACCGCGAGCAGTCGATCGAGGACGCGTGCGCCGTGCTACTGCGGGAGATGGCCGGGCTGCGCGATTTCGACGTCCCCGCGGCGGACGCGGACCCGTCGGAGGTGCACGAGGCCCTTCGCGACGACCTGCGCGCGCGGCTGGACCGGGCCGAGGAACTCAAGCGGGAGATGGCCGGGTACAAGCGCAAGGCGCAACGCACGGCCCGGCGGCTGCGTGCCGAGGCTGACGAGGTGTACGACACGGAGCTGGCCCGGCTGTCGGGCCGTGCGGTCACCCGGGAGTACGAGAGCGTCCGGGACCGCGAGGTGCTGGCCCGGGTGAAGGCCTCCCCGAAGCGCCGTGCCCAGCTTGCCGCCGAGCGGGTGCTGGACCTGGTGGAGGAGGCCGAGGACGCCATGGACGGCATGTTCTTCGGCCTGCGTGACATCCGGCGCGAGCTGCTGACCGCGCTGGAGCACTACTTCCCGTGGAAGTCGTCCCTGGAGACGTGACGATCCCTCCGCCAAATTCGCTGGTTGGAAGGACGGTCGTGAATTCAACGGAAGCCATCGAGGAGATCGAGCGCATCCAGAACGAGTTCGGGGCGTGCGAACTGCAGATCCCCGACCCGGTGGAGCGCTGGTGGTACAAGGTCGACCGCATCGAGTTCAACCCCGAGACGCAGGCAATCAGGCTCGTGTCTGATCACTAGGAATGTCGGCGGCCGGGCGTATTAGTGGGCAGGGCTACAAGTCAGGAGACAGCAAATGCCGAGAGTATCGCTCGCTGCCGGCGCGTTCCGCGAGGGCAACCAGGTCGACAGGTTCGAGCAACTGAAGCTGGAGCGGCACGAAGGCCACCGGCTCTGGATTCCGAACCAGGACTATGCCTGGATGGAGTTCAGGCACAACATCAAGGCGCCCGTCTTCGCGGATGACGGGAAGCCGCTGCAGGTGGAGAAGAAGGTCAGGGGCGCGGTCAGGCTCGTCTTTGACATGGAAGAGGGCGGCTTTATCGGCGCCCCGATCTGCCTCGGGGACCCGGACGTCATCGCGACGCAGGAGCTGGACGCCGACGGCTGCCCGGCGTGCGCGGGCGTCAAGCGGATGCTCGACGCCGGCATTGCGGACGCCCGGGACCTGAGGCCGCAGCAGCGGTACGCCGTCCCGGTCATCCGGTACGCGACCCAGAAGAAGGGCGAGCCTGACGGGAAGCTGCGGAACCCGCCCAACGCCGAGATTTTCGTCTGGGCTCTCTCCCAGTGGTCCTGGGAGCAGGTGGACGGCATCCGGCGCCAGATGGCGGCGCTCTTGAACCTGGAGGACGCTGCCGCGGTCAAGCTGCAAATGTGCGACATCTGCGTCTCCAATGAGAACGGCTACCAGAAGATCGACAAGATTTGGCCGATGCCAAGTGCCTGGCGCCACGACTCGGACGCCGGCCGCGCGGTCAAGGCGGTCATCCAGGGCCTGTGGGGCGTCGTGGAGAACCGGCCGACCGAGGAGCAGCTGCAGGCCGCCTGCGGCCGGACGTCGACCCGGGACTGGATAGACCGGGACATCCGCGACGCGGAGGCGCGCTGGCACCAGGCTGTGAACTGGGGCAAGAGCCCAGCGCCGAGCAAGACCGGAAACGGCTACCTGTCCACCGGCGAGCAGGCCCTGAGCCTGGACGGCGGCCTGGACGACCTGCTGGGTGACCCGGACCGACCTGGGCCGCTGGACGACCTGGACGAGTTCGCCTCGCCTGAGCGGACAGCCGCCCCGGCGCCGGCCCCTGTCGCCGATGACGACCTCTTCGGCAGCGACGACACTCCGGCTGCGGCGGTCGCAACTCCGGCGCCGGCCCCTGTCGCCAATGACGACCTCTTCGGCAGCGACGACACCCCGGCGGCTCCGGTCCCGGCCGCAGTGGGCGCGAACGGCGCCACGCCCGGTGCCCAGTCGTTCAAGGACATCCTCAACGGGCTCGACGACTTGCAGTGACCACCGTCCTAGGTCTCGATCAGTCGCTGACCTCTTTCGGCGGAGCCCGGGTTAGTTCCGATCCGGGCTCCGCGGTGGAGCTGCACAGGTGGCGCCCGGGGGCACGGCTCGGGCTCGGGCACGAGCGCATGCAGTGGCTGCTCGACAACGTGGAAGTCACCGCTGCCAGCTGCGACTTCGCGGTTGTGGAAGGGCTGGCCATGGGCGCTAAAGGCCGGTCGCTGCTGGACCTGGCCGGGCTGTTCGGCGTGCTCACGCACCGGCTGTGGCAGCTCAAGGTGCCGTATGTCGTCATTAGCCCGTTCCAGCGGGCCAAGTTCATCACCGGCCGGGCTAACGCGAGCAAAGAGGACTGCCTGATCGCCGCCCTCAAGAGGTTCCCTGACGCCGGGATCACCGGCAACGACACCGCTGACGCGCTGACCCTGGCCGCCATGGGCGCGGACTGGGCTGGGTTCCCGCTGGTGAAGATGCCGGCAGACCAGCGTGCCGTGCTGACCGACATCGTGCCGGCCAAGAAGGGCAAGCCGGCGCACCCGGCTATCGCCTGGCCGGCGCTCAAGAAGGAGGCACTCAGTGCCTAAGGTGTCCAGCAAGTCACCCAGCCCCGCGGGGCTGGCGGCAACACTCCTGCAGATCGAGCGGCAGTTCGGCAAGGGCGCTCTCATGCGCCTGGGCGACGAGACGCGCGTCCCGACCGAGGTGTTCGACACGGGCTCGATCACCCTGAACGCGGCCCTCGGCATCGGCGGCTACCCCCGCGGCCGGGTGGTCGAAATCTACGGCCCGGAGTCCAGCGGCAAGACAACCCTCGCCCTGCACGGGGTGGCGGAAGCCCAGAAGGCCGGCGGCATCGCCGCGTTCATCGACGCGGAGCACGCGCTGGACCCGGAGTATGCGGCCATTCTCGGCGTGGATACCGACGCCCTGCTGGTTTCCCAGCCGGACACCGGCGAGCAGGCCCTGGAGATCGCGGACATGCTGGTCCGCTCCGGGGATATCGCCATCGTGGTCATCGACTCGGTGGCCGCCCTGGTGCCGCGGGCTGAGATCGAGGGCGAGATGGGGGACAGCCACGTCGGCCTGCAGGCCCGGCTGATGTCCCAGGCGCTGCGCAAGCTCACCGGCACGTTGAATACCACCAAGACGACCATGATCTTCATCAACCAGCTGCGGGAGAAGGTCGGCATCATGTTCGGCTCTCCCGAGACCACCACCGGCGGCAAGGCGCTGAAGTTCTACGCGTCGGTGCGGCTGGACGTGCGGCGGATCGAGACGCTGAAGGACGGCGGCGACCCCTACGGCAACCGCACGCGGGTCAAGGTCGTGAAGAACAAGATGTCGCCGCCCTTCAAGACCGCCGAGTTCGACATCATCTACGGCCAGGGCATTTCCCGGGCGGCAGAGATCATCGACCTCGGCGTGGAGCAGGGCGTCGTCCGCAAGGCCGGGTCCTGGTACACCTACGGCGGCGAGCAACTCGGCCAGGGCAAGGAGAAGACCCGCCTGCACCTGGTGGCCAACCCGGACGTGGCCAAGGAGATCGAGTCCAAGCTCAACATCCCCGTGGCCGACAAGCCGGCCGCTTCGGCGCTGACGCAGCTCCCGGCCGACGACGACCTTTTCGCCGGGACGTAGTAGGTAGGCAGGACTACGCGAGGAGGCTGGCGTGGATTACACCGCAGTGCCGTTCGACGGTGGAGCCGTCGGCATGCTCACCGTGAGCGAGGCCAGGGGGCGGCTGGCAGAGACCGAGCCCATCGACGGCACCACGTTCTGGACGCGGACCGAGGGCATCGAGGTCGTCTACGGCAAGGGCTGGACTGAGGTCGAGATGACCGAGGCTGCCCCGGTGTGGGTGACCCTGCCGGACGGGCAGGTGTTCCAGATGACCCGGCAGGCGGCCCGGCAACTGGGCTCTACCGCCAAGGTCAACCAGAGGTACCAGGAGTTCATCCCGCCCGAGCGGCTGTCGGACCTGGTGACCTGGGCGCTGCGCGAGGGGCTGGCCGAGAGCGAGCTGAAGCTGCTCACCGCGGGCGAGGGTGAGAGCGTAACGGGCGCCCCGGTTCCGCTGGCGGTCGGCCAGTGCCGGGCCACGATCGTCCCGTTCTCCAACGTGCGGCTGCTGGACATCGTCCTGCTCTCGATCCGGGCGAAGTTCGGCCATGCCGCCGCGGACGGCGCGCTGGTGGACTACAAGTTCTTCCATGACCGGGAGCACACCAGCTTCCGCGTCGTGGTCCCGGCCGTGCAGCAGGTCGTCACCGGGACGGGAACCGACGATGACGCCTGGTGCTACGGCATCGAGGTGTCCAACAGCCAGGTCGGGCTCAAGCAGACGATCCTGTCCGGCTACATGCTCCGGCTTGCCACCACGGCGGGGGTCACCGACGTGGAGCACGCGGCCGGCGGGTTCAACCGCCGGGGCAGCAATCCCGACGACGTGTACGGCTGGGCGGCCGAGTCGGCACAGGAGATCCTCGACGGCCCGGACGACGCGTTCCGGGGCCTGCAGGTGCTCACCGAGACCGAGGTGGACGGCGACTACAGCCGGGTGCTGGACCAGCTCTGGCGCGAGCGCCCGGTGGCCAAGGACCTCAAGCTGCGGATCATCTCGGCGGTGGAGGGCCAGCCGCGGGAGCCGACGATGCACGACCTCGCCCACGCGGCGGCCGAGGCGGCCAACCTGGACGGGGCGACCTGGCGCGAGGTGCGCAGCCTGCACGACCTGGCGGGCCACATCGTGCACCAGGGCGGCGGCATGTGCCGCGGCCAGCTGCCGAACGGCTGCCGCCGGCTGCTCGACAAGGACTGGGAGGCCCCGGAGGCCTCCTGACAGATCCGGCGGGGCGCCAGGTGCTTAGCGCCCTGGGCCCCGCCGCACCATTTCGAGAGAGGGGCACAGTGAACGTGCTGGTGGCCGTCATCGCCTGCCCCCCGTGCGGGACCGAGCAGGAAGGCACCTGGCTGGAGCCGGAGGACCCCGAGGACGACGCCCCGGAGCCGGCCCTGCAGACCTGCGGGTCGTGCGCCCACATATGGGCGGCGCCCTACCCCGGCTTCTCGTTCAGAACGGAAATCTAGTGCTGAGCCACATCGAAGTCAGTAACTTCCAGAGCCTGCGCAAGCTGCGCATCCCGCTGGGCAAGGTCACCGTCGTCACCGGGGCGACCGGGTCGGGCAAGAGCGCGCTGTTCCGCGCCGCGCTGCTGCTGGCCCGCAACGCCAAGGGGACGTCCTACATCACCGCCGGAGAGAACTCGTGCACGGTGGCGACCGGAGGCGACCTGGGGGCGACCTGGGGGCGCGGCTGGGCCGTCGGTATCACCCGGTCGAACTCGCCGCGCGGCAAGAACGAGTACCAGGTGCAGCAGGAAGTGCCCACTCCGCAGCCGGGCGGCTACGGCTGGACGGGCGGCACGTTCACCAAGCTGGGCGGGCAGGTGCCGCCGCAGGCGGCCGAGCTGCTCGGGCTGGACAAGCTGAATTTCGCCCGGCAGTTCGACCCGCCCTACCTGCTGAGCGCCCCCGGGACAGAGATTGCGCGGCGCCTCGGTGATTTGACGAACGTTTCGTTGGTTTTCGGCGCGGCGGCCGAGGCGAACCGCCGCCGCAAGCAACTGGACCGGGACCTGGACGGGGCCCGGACCCGGCGTGACGCGCTGCTGGCCGAGGCACAGCAGTTCGTCGGCCTGGGCGCCCGCCGCAAGGCCGCCGCCGCGGCCGAGGAGGCGCTGGGGCGGGTGCAGGCGATGGCCGCGCAGGCGGAGCGGCTGGAGGCCCTGGCGGACCGCCTGGAGCTGCTGGAGACCCGGGCCGGGCACAACCGGGCCGAGGCCGCCCGCCAGGCCCCGCCGTCGCTGGCGCGGCTGGACGCCCTGGCAGCGCGGATAGCCCGGCTGCGAGAATTGGGCACGCAGCTGCAGGGCGCCGAGCGCGACCAGGCCGAGCAGGCCGCCCGGGCCGACGGTGCCGTGCAGGACGGGAACGCGGCCGAGGCCGCCGTCCACGCCGCGCTGGCTGCCGCCGGCCAGTGCTTCACCTGCGGGCAGAAGGTCGCCTAACCGCCGATTCCCCCTGCGCTGCAAGGCGACAGGCGGGAGAGCGGCGTGACCAACGTCATTGGCGAGGACCGGAGCAGTTTCCAGCGGGTATCCGGGTGGGCAGGCGACTCTTTCGGGTTCGCCAAGGTCACCGAGGGCACCGACTGGTCGGACTCGACGTTCAAGGCGAACTGGTTCAACCTCCGGGCCGAGGGCAAGGTCCGCGGCGCCTACCACTTCTTCCACCCGGCCGACGACCCGGTGGCGCAGGCGCAGTTCTTCATCGCCACGGTGAAAGAGAACGGCGGCATCGTCGCCGGGGACGTCTTCATCGCGGACGTGGAGATCACGGCCGGGGACGACGGGCGGGAGGTCTACGGCACCGAGCGCGCTCCGGACCGCACGCACTGCGGGATCTGGGGTGACCCGCTGGCGGCCCCGGTGGGCCCGGCCGCCCTGGCGTTCCTGAACGAGGTGCAGGCCCTGGTCGGCGCCCAGCACCGGGTGATGCTCTACACCGACGTCTCCATGGCGCAGAACCTGCTCGGGGCGTGCGCGGGCTACCCGCTGTTCCTGGCCTACTACGAGCAGGCCCCTATCGTCCCGGCGCCGTGGAAGACCTGGACGTTCTGGCAGAACGGGGCCACGGGGGTCGGCGGCGGCGACGCTGACTACTTCAACGGGGACCTGGCCGCGCTACAGGCGTGGGCCGGCGATGCTCCCCCGGTACCTGTCGACAACTGGACGGAGACCCTCGTGAACAACCTGCCTACCCTGCAGAGCGGCTCGAAGGACAGCGGCGCGCCGGCGGCCTGGTACGTGCACCGCCTGCAGAACGAGGTAGCCGGCTACGGCCGGTGGAACGGCCTTGGCGCGGTTACGGCTATTGCCGCCGACGGCAACTTCGGGCCGGCCACCAGGGCCGCGGTGGTGGCTGTGCAGCGGCACGCCGGGCTCGCGCAGGACGGCGTGGTCGGGAGAGCTACCTGGACTGCCCTCATCGCCTAGGTCGTAGTAACTGGCGTGGGACTAATCCTCGCCGTTAACGACATTCACGCTTCCAGCCGCCCGCCGTCTAGCTGCACCGCCAGCTACTGGCCCGACCTGCGGGACCTGCTCTGGCAGACGGTGGAGGTGGCCCGCGCGCGCGAGGTCACCGCCGTTGTCTGGGCCGGAGACGTCTTGCACCATAAGGCGCCGGGGCGCACCGACCACGGTGTGGTGCAGGACCTGATCCGGGTCATCCAGGCCTACCCGTGCCCGCTGTTCATCGTGCCCGGCAACCACGACATCCAGCACGACCGGCTCGATTCGATCGAGGCCACCCAGCCGCTGGGGGTGCTGTACCTGGCCGGCGCGCAGCGCCTGGAAGGCTGGGGCGGCCCGGACGAGGACAGCCGGCTGGACCTGTACGGGGTCCCCTGGCAGCAGGAGTGGACCGCCGAGCGTGTCCGCGCTGTGTGCGAAGACTGGCGGATGGAGACCTACGGCTGCTCGCTGCTGGTCACCCACGCGCCCATCTACCCGCCCGGCAAAGAGCCGGGCTACGAGGGCGCCGAGTTCACTCCGGCGTCCTGGTGGGCCGACGCGATGGGCGGCACCGGCTACCTGCTGTACGGCCACATCCACGAGCCGCACGGCGTCTGGCGGCACGGCGGGGTGACGTTCTGCAACTTCGGCGCGCTCAGCCGCGGCAGCCTGGACGAGCACAACCTCAACCGTCAGGTCGGGGTCGCCATCTGGGACACCGACGCCCCGCCGGAGCGCGCGTTCGAGTTCGTGCCGCTGAAGGCGAAGCCGGCCGCCGAGGTGTTCCGGCTCCGCGAGCACGAGGAGAAGGCCGCCGCGCGGCAGAGCCTGGACGGCTTCGTGGCCGGGATCGGCGCCGCGACGCTGGCGGTACTGAACGTGGAGGCCGTGGTCGAGCACATTCACGCGCGCAGGCTGGACCCTGGCGTGGCCGACCTGGCCGAGAAACTGCTAATGCAGCAAGGGAGCGCGAGTTGAGCCGCGAGAACCACAAGACCGCCGTACTGTTCGACCTGGATTCCACCCTGGCGGACACGAGGCACCGCTGGCACCTGTCGCCGAAAGCCGACCCGTCGTCTAGCTGGGCCAAGTACTGCGCGGCCCGGATGGGCGACACGCCCATCCCCGGCGCCGTGGCGGCGGCCCGGCTGCACTACCCGCACCATCAGGTGAACATCTGCTCGGGCAGCGAGGTGTCGGCTGAGCAGGTCACGCGGGCCTGGCTGGACCGGCACCGGATTCCGTTCGACGCGCTGGTGCTGCGGACTGACCCGCTCGCCACGAACGCGGACATCAAGGTCAGCTACATTGAGTTCCTGAGGTCGGTCGGCATCGAGCCGGTGCTGTTCTACGAGGACCACCCGGCTGTCGCCACGGAAATCTACGAGCGCACCGGCGTGCCCGCGCTCGGGGTCAACCCGTTCTACCCGGAGGACGCGCACAAGTTCCAGCAGGCGCCGTTCGACAACCGGGGCGGCGGCCTGTGAGTGATTCTGGCGCCGCGCCGTTGCGTCTGTCCTGGTCGCACCTGCGGTCGCACGACGAGTGCCCGGCCAAGTATCCGCTGATGCGTAAGGCCAGGTCGCCTTACCAGGACATCCGCAACTTCTTCCATGGCAACGTGGTCGACCTGCTCATGCGGCGCTGGCTGGACCAGGACAACCCCGAGCCGGGGTGGATGGCCACTCAGGTTGATCTGCTGTTCGAGGAGGCGGAGCAGATCGCCAAAGACACCGGGGACGGCATCGTCCGGTGGAAGGGCCTCAACGACAAGGCGGAGACCCTGCAGTTCTGCCGTGACCTGGTGGTGCGCCTGGAGCCCATCCTGGTCAAGTACGCGCTGCCGTTTGACTACCACCCCGCGGTGCGGTTCGAGGTGCCCGTCTCGGTCCCCTACTTCGACGGGTCGATGCGCGAGATTGCCCTCATCGGCGAGATGGACCTGAAGGTGCGCGACGGGGAGGGCCGGTACGCGGTGTGGGACCTGAAGGCCACCCGCGATGACCAGTACTACAAGAAGGTGCTCGGCCAGCTGGCGTTCTACGCCCTGGCGGTGCGGGCCGAGCACGGGCAGCTCCCGGTCATCACCGGGCTCATCCAGCCGATGTGCACCCAGCCGGTGCTCCCGGTGACGGTGGACGCCGCCGCGGTGCGGCAGATGGCCAGCCGCATCACCAAGACGGCGCACGACATCTGGGCGGGCCGCCTCGCCCCAAAAGCGGATGACGCGGGCTGCTCCTGGTGCGACGTCCAGCGCGTCTGCCCCAAGTTCAAGCGCAGGCCCGGCCGGGTCTCCCTCGCCGCGATCTCGGCGTAGTAGCGGTCATGGGCATCGAGGAGACGGTAGCGAAGCTGCGCGGCGAGGTAACCGCCGCGGCGCAGCGGCACGCGCTCGCGGAGGCCGGGCTGGTGCAGGCACAGGCAAGGGCCGAGGCGGCCCGCGGTGACCTGCAGGCCGAGTTCGGCGTAACCACCGTGCAGGCCGCGCGCACGATGCTCGCGGACCTGAGGCAGCAAATGGAAGCCGAGGCGGCCGAGGTTCGGCGGCTGCTCGCAATAGCAGGAGGCACGCAGTGAGCGAAGTGCAGGGCGGCACCGACTACGGCGCCTTTGAGTTCACGGTCCGCACGGGGCACCTGGCCCAGTTGGCCAAGTGGGCGCTGCCCGCCGTCCCGTCGTCGCCGACGCTGCCGGCGAACGGGTGCTTCAAGGTCACCGTGGGCCCCGGCCGGCTGATGCTGGCCGCCAGCGACCAGCGGCAGGCTGTCTTCGCCGAGACCCCGGCGGTGACCGCCCAGAGCGAGGGCGAGGTCCTCCTGCCGGCCAGGAAGCTGGAGGCGATGCTGGGCGAGGCGCCGGACGGCGACGTTACCGTGTCGGTGAAAGGCATGACTGCCCTGGTGACCGCGGGGTCGGCTACCTGGTCGCTGAAGTTGTTCAGCCCGAACGGGTACACCGAACTGCCCGACCTGTCCGGCGCGCAGTTCGCCCCTGTCAGCCGTGAGAAGCTGCTCGCGGCGCTGAACACGGTCAAGCACGCGGTCGGCAAGGACGACGGGCGCCCGTCGTCCCGGCAGGTGAGCATCGCCGAGGCGGGCGGCGTCATGTATGCCCGCGCGGCCGACAGCAGCCAGTTCGCCCAGTGCCCGGTTCCCGGGTTTCCGGTGCCGCTGTGCATCCCCGGCGGCGTGCTCGACGACCTGCTGAAGCTGCTGAAAAACCCGGTGGACGACGTGGCGGTGGCCGACTCCGGGTCGTACGTGGTGTTCCGGGTCGGCGTGGTCACGCTGGCCATGCTCAAGATGAACCACGCGTTCCCGGACGTCGACAGCACGTTCCTGCGGCTCGCAGCAGGCAACGACATGCTGCTGGGCGTCGACAAGGCGGAGCTGGCCGGGGCGCTGCGCCGGGTGCGGATCAACTCCGACGCGAGCACGTCCGCCGTGGCGCTCATCGCCGACAGCACCGGGGCGAAGCCGGTGCTGACCGTCATGTCCCGCGACGCCGCCAACAACGGGGCCGAGGAGGTCATCGCCGCGACGTGGGACGGCGGCCACCACGGGCTGGTGGTCAACGCTGCGTTCCTGGGCGCCATGCTGTCGGCCCACCCGGGCCCGTTCTGCGAGTTCAGGCTCGGGAAGCCTCGCGGCAAGGCGCTGCCGCACCTGCTGCTGGAAGACAAGGCGGCCGGGGTGACGGGCATCTGCACGCAGATGGTGTCACGCCTGGTCGGTTACAAGGAAGGAAAGTAAATGAGCTACCCGCACTACTCAGGTGACTGCGAAGAGCACCACGCCCTAGTCCGCGACTTCGGCGGCGAGCGCCCGCGCATAGTGTGCCTGTGCGGCTCCACGCGCTTCTACGACGAATTCCAGCGGGCGAACTACGAGCTGACCATGCAGGGCCAGATCGTCCTGTCTGTCGGGTTCTACCCTCACGCCAAGGCCGAGCACGGTCACGGGGAGGGCGTGGGCCACGACTCGCAGGAGAAGATCACGCTCGACGAGCTGCACAAGCGCAAGATTGACCTCGCCGACTACGTGTACGTCGTGTCTAGCGCTGACGGCTATTTCGGCGACTCCACGGCCGGAGAGATCGTCTACGCGGTGCTGCACGGGAAGCCGGTCTTGTTCGCCGAGGAGCTGGCACGTGACCGCGCCACGGAGATGCACCTGCTCAAGGAGCCGGCGGTTTCCTGATGAGTATCACCAACGAGGCGTTCCGGACCGGCGAGAGAGCTGCCGTCACCGACGGGGAGCGGAAGGTCACGTTCGACACGCCGTCAGACTTCGCTGACTGGCTGTCCCGCCGCTCCGGGGACCTGGCCGAGTGGCAGTGGGTCCGTCCTTGACTGACGTCGCCGCGCTCGCCGCCGAGGTCCGCCAGCGCCGCCGGGACCTGGACCGCCAGGCCGGGCGCGCACAGCAGGTAGCCACCGCAGGTCAGGCCGCCGAGGCCGAGATCGAGCGCCTCGCGGCGCAGGTAGACCTTCACGCCAAGGTGGCCGCGCTGCTGACCTCGATCGGCGAGGAGGCGCAGGAGAGCGCGCGGGCCCAGTTCGAGGAGCTGGCGACGCAGGCCCTGCAGTCCATCTTCGGCGAGAGCCTGTCCTTCCGCCTGGTACCCGGCGAGAGTGGCGGGCAGGCGACGCTGGAGCCGGTCATCCGGTCCGACTACAACGGCACGGTGACCGAGACGCCGGTGATGGACGCCCGCGGCGGCGGCATGGTCGTGGTGGTCGGCGCCATCCTCCGGCTGGTCATGATCCTGCTCACGCCGACCGCGCGGAAGATCATCTTCCTGGACGAGTCGTTCGCGCACGTGTCGGCGGTCTACCGCCAGCCGCTGGCCCGGTTCCTGCGCGAGATCGCCGACCGGGCCGACATGCAGGTCGTTATGATTACCCACGATCCGGTTTATGCCGAGTACGCCGACATGCAGGTCCGCTTCGCGCTCGGCCCGGGCGGGGTAACGCAGGCGTTCGAGGGAGAAGCTGAATGAGACGGGTCGCCGCACTGCTGCGCCGGGTCGCGGACCGCATCGACCACGCCGGGGCTCCGAAGCGCACGTCGTGGTCATTCACCTTTGAGGAAGGCCTCGGGGTCGTCTTCAACGAGAGTGGCAGCGGGTGCCCGCTGTGGTATTACGGGGACACGGATTACCAGCGTGCTCACAACGAGGCCCGGTTCACCGCCGGGATCGACTCCCCGGAGTGGGTCACCATCGGTTTTCGCGGCCCGGCGGGGCTGACGGTGTTCGGGAGCGCGGATATCCCGGGGGCTAGCCTGAGCCGTCGCATGGACGGGTTCGACAGGATTCCCGTTCGCGCCGACGGGGGGCCGGTCGCCAAGGTGCCGCGCTGGGTCATCACGCTGAACTGCCAGATGCGAACCTGGGTCCAGGCGACCGGCGACAGCTACCCTGCCGTCGTAGCAGCTCTTTTCCGGAAATCCGGCGGGACTGGCTGATGCCCGGCCGGAGCCCTGAGTCGATCGCCCGGTGGCTGGACGAGAACAGCTACCGGCTCGACGGGCCGGCCCAGATGCTGGGCACCGAGCCGAACGCCGCCCGCCGCCCGTGGGACGAGGCGCGGGTGCGCTGGCTGCTGGCCGCGTCCTGGGATTACAGCCAGGCGGCCGGCAACATGGCCGTCCCGGCGCTGTACGACGCGATCCACAAGGCGGAGACGTACTGCCTGGCCGACCGCTGGTACCTGCCCGCCACCCAGCGGGACATGGATCTGCTGGAAAAGGCCCAGGTGCCGGTGTTCGGCATCGAGTCGCGGCACCAGATGGCCGACTTCGACGTGGTGGGCACCAGCATCAGCTACACGGTGCTGTTCATGAACTTCTGCAAGTTCCTGACCATGAGCGGCGTCCCGCTGCGCTGGGAGGACCGGACGCGACACGCCGAGGATTACCCGATGGTCGTGGTCGGCGGTCAGGCCTGGTGCGCCCCGGAGTTTATGGCTCCGGTGGTCGACTGCGTGTGGCTGGGCGAGGCCGAAGACGAACCGGGCAACCCCGGCATTGCCGCGGTGTGCGAGCGGATCGCCCAGTTTAAGCAGGACGGAACATGGACCGCTGCGCGGGAGTCTTGTTATACCAAACTGGCCCGCGAGTTTAATTACCTGTACTTCCCGCGGTTCACCGCGGTGGACTACCGCTACGAGGACCGCGGGCTGCCTGAGCCGACCAAGATGGTGGCGGGCTACCGTTCGCTGCTGCCCGGCCTCGGCACGAGCTTCCGGTCCCGGCGCGTCCGCGACCTCAGCCAGGCGAACCTGATGACGTCGGCGCCGGTGCTGTTCTCCGACCCGGGCATGGGCTCAGGGGATGTCGAGATCGGCCGCGGCTGCCCGGCCTGGTGCTCATTCTGCAAAATCTCCTGGGTGAACAAGCCCTATGTCCAGGAGGGCGAAGAGCGCACACTGGCGCGCGCCCGGGAGTGGCGCCGGAACATGGGTTCGGTCGATATCAGCCTGGTCGCCCCCGACCCGCCGATGCACACCCGGAAGAAGGCACTGATTGCGGCGCTGCTGGAACAGGTCACCGACAAGGTGGACGCGTCGTCCATGCGGATCGACGACTACACCAGCGACGGCGACTTCTCCCTGCTGCTGCAGGTATCCGGCACCAGGTCCGTCACCTTCGGCCTAGAGGGCGGGTCGCAGCTGATGCGCGACCTGGCCGGCAAGGGCACTTCTGACGACGACGTGGCCAAGGCGGTCACGCAGGCGATCCGGGCCGGCATCCGCAAGATCAAGCTGTATTTCATCAGCAACTGGCCGGGCGAGGAGCGCGCCGACGTGATGCGGGTCGTGGACCTGGGCAAGCGGCTGGCCGACATCCGCGACTCGTTCGGCGAGGCCGCCAAGGGCGTGCAGATCATCTTCTCCTGGACCCCGCTGCTGATCGAGTCCCAGACGCCGATGCAGTGGTTCGCCGTCACCCCGCCCGACTACATGCTGGCCGAGGCGTTCAAGGAGCTGATGGTCCATCATCGGGTCTGGGTGAAGATCGGGAGCAAGGCGTCGCCGTCCAAGATGGCGTTCTTCCAGGCGTGCCAGCGGGCCAGCCGGGACGCGGGCGAGGCCATCGTGGACGTTATCGAGGGCTACGGCACCGCGTCGTGGGGCGGGTTCCCGAAGGACATGCGCGAGCGGCTGGACGCCGCCATGGTCAGCCACGGGTTCCGCAACGGGCTGGACGACATCTTCGGCGAGCGGTTCTACGAGGACCTGCTCGGTTGGGAGATGATCGACACCGGCGTGAAGAAGTCCCTCATGTGGCGGGTTTACCGCGACATGGTGGAGCTGCTGGAAGGCACCGACGCCGAGACATATGACAGTGATATAACCGGCGGGTATCACGGCAACGAATGGGTGCCGCGGTGCGACCAGCAGTGCAGCGGCACCGCCTGCGGGGCATGCGACCGCAAGGACCTGGAGCTGCGCCGAGCCTACGTCCAAGCCGTGGACCGCGACCTGGCGGCCGAGCCGGTGCAGCCGCTCGACCACTCCACGGTCGCGCAGGTGGTCCGGATGCGGGTGGAGCGGCCGGAGAAGTTCCGGTTCGTCACCAACGAGTCGCTGGAGTTCACCTTCCGGCGTGCCGCCTTCCGGGCAGCCCCGGCCATGGCCGAGCGCGCGCGGCGGCAGGAGGCGGAGCCGTTCCCGGCCATCGCCAGTCAGTCGGTGCGGCTGGCCTCCGGCGGCACCGGGTACCGCGAGCGCAGCGCCGGGACGGACTACGTGGAGTTCGGGCTGACCCGCGTGGCGGACCAGTGCGACATCGGCGAGTTCCTGATTAAAGCTGCCGTCCACCTGCACCCGTGGCTGCGCTGGGGCGGAAACTACCAGGTGCTCCCGGCCGCGGCGAAGCTGCCGGCCCGCCCGCAGAGCCTGTGGGACCTGGAGGTGGCCGACGACGCCGCGGTGCTCGCCCGGCGGCTGCGGTGGTGGGACGCGGCGGAGCAGGTGCCGGTCCTGATTCGCGCGGACAGCTTCTACACCGGAGCGACCGCCAAGCCCGGCGACGCCAAGGAGCACGTGTCCGACTTCTGGGTGGTCCGCGACGGCCAGCGGACGGTGCTGCGCATGATGCTGCACGGCAGCCTCGGGCCGTACCAGGCCTACGCCGCGCTGACGGGCAAGGCCAGCGCGATCGAGGCGGCCCGGTACACCGCCTGGCGGCGCGAGTTCTTCTCCGGCGGCGCGCAGGCCTGCGAGGGGTGCGGGCTCCCGGTGCCCTCCAACCTGCTGGACGTCCCCTGGCCCGGGCAGTTCTGCCCGCGGTGCGCTGACGAAGCCGAAGGGAAGGTAATCGCGGCGCTCGCGGGGGTCGGCGTATTACAGGTACCCGATCTTCACACCCTGTGGAGGGACCTGTGGATATCCCAGGCTGCACAATGACCCACCAGTACGGCCAGCCTTTCGGGACTGCGCCAGACGACACCGACAACTGGGCGGGACCTGGATTCACCCGGGTCCCCGCGCCCGCCGAGCTGGAGCCAGAGCAGGCCGTTGACCAGGCCGCCTGAGCCCGCGTTTTTCGAGAAGAGCGCCAGCTGCCCGCAGTGCGGCGGGGTGGCAGAGCCCGAGCAGGACGGCGACGTCGTCTATTTCGCCTGTAGCGATGAGGACTGCGGCGCCGAGTTCGGGCACCGCCGCGCGGTGCAGCCGGGTCCGGTCTGCGCGGCCGGTCTGCCTGTCGAAGTCCGGGAGCCTGCCGCCGCGGCCCCGGTGTTTCTCGGCACCACCATCACGAGGAGGCCTGAATGAGCGAGGGCGCACTGGCCCAGAAGTACCGCCCGGCCATGTTCGGCGACGTCGCCGGGCAGCGGCCGGCGGTGGCGCTGCTGTACCTGATGTGCAAGCGTCAGACCGTGCCCGGCGGGATGCTGTTCTACGGCAAGTGGGGGTCGGGCAAGACGACCATGGCTCGCATCGTGGCCAAGGCACTCAACTGCGAGACCCCGCCGGGCAAGGCGGCCGAGTGGCCGTGCTGCGCGTGCACGAGCTGCCGGGCGGTGGACGACGGCACCAGCCTGGACGTGGAGGAGCTGGACGCGGCCAGCAACGGCACGGTGGCGGAGATCCGCGCTATCCGCGAGCGGGCCTACTACGGCTCGGTTGGCGGGAAGTACAAGGTCTACATCATCGATGAGGCGCACGGCCTGTCCGACGCCGCGTTCGAGTCCATCCTGAAGGTCCTTGAGGAGCCGCCGCCGGGCGTGGTGTTCATCCTGGTCACCACGCAGTTCGAGAAGGTGCCGAGGCCGGTGCGCAGCCGCTGCAGCCCGTTCCGGTTCGACCCGTTGACGGTGCCCGTCATCCGCGACCGGCTGGCGCACATCTGCCAGGCCGAGGGATTCTCGACCGAGCCCGCGCTGCTGACCGCCATCGCCGAGGCGAGCGGCGGGGCGATGCGCGACGCCGTGGTGCGGCTCGACCAGGTGGCCAGCGTCGGCATCGGCTCCCTGGAGATGTGGCGCGAGCTGACCGGGGAGACCGACTTCGCACCCGCGCTGCTGACCGCCGCCGCCGACGGCAACGCCACTGCCATGTACGCCGCGGTGGACGAGGCGCTGTCGGCCCACGGCGACCCCGGGCACGTCACCCGCGAGCTGGTCCGGTGCCTGCGGGACCTGCTGGTGCTGGCCTGCGGGGGAGACGTCGCCGCGCAGGGGCAGGCGCTCGCCGCCCGCCAGGAGCTTATCGGCCGTCTCGGGGCGGGGCGGGTGTCGGCGGCGATGCACGTGCTGTGGGACCTGCAGACCAAGGTGCGGGTGGACGACCGCGAGACGGCCCTGTCGCTGGCCATATCCGAGGTCGGCCGCCGTCTGTGCCCACCTCCGGCACCGATCGCTCCGGAGCAGGCCGGCCCGGCCTCCCTCGCCGAGATGAAAAGCATCATGGAGCACGCATGAGTACCGACCTGACCGGCCGTCACGGGGCCACGCAGGAGAAGGCCCTGTGGCTTGAGCCGAACCCCAACCTTCCGGCCGGTGCGCCCGCTGCGGTGGCCTACATGTTCCGCGACCTGCGGGACGAGCTGCTCGAAATCCTCGGCGACGGGCCGCAGCTGACCATCGGGCTGCAGCGGCTGGTCGACGCCAAGGACGCCCTGGTCCGCCAGGCCCTCGCGGACGCCGGGTAGTCGTGCATTTCGACGAGCAGTGGATGAGCCCGGCCCAGATCGCTGTTCTGGCCGGGCTGGCTCAGTCCACCAGCCACCTGCCCGGCGAGGTCGTGGAGGTCGGCACCTGGCAGGGCTGGTCGGCCGTCCCCCTCGCCAACGCCATCGTGCCGGCGTTCCTGCACGTGGTCGACCACTGGGAGGGCGACGGCCCGGAGTCGGCCGCGGCCGGTATCGGCATCAACCCCGAGCTGGTCAAGCGGGACAACTACGGGATCTTCCAGGCCAACATCGCCGAGGGCACTGCCGGCAACGTCATCACCTGGAAGATGGGCTGGCGGAAGTTCGCCGAGCTGTGGGACAAGCCGATCCGGTTCCTGCACCTGGACGCCGCGCACACCACGCAGGAGGTGTCGGACAACCTCGCCGCGCTGCTGCCGCGCGCGGTGCCCGGCGCCATCTTCGCCGGCGACGACTGGGACTTCCCGACGGTGGCGGCCGGGGTCCGAGAGCAGTTCACCGACGACCGGATCAACGTCCAGTTCAACAAGCTGTGGTGGGTCGTCCTGTGAAGCTGTGGGACACCTTCATGATCCGCGACGAGCTGGACATCCTTGAGTGCCACCTGCGGGAGTACGAGGACACGGACATCTACCGGCACATCCTGGTGGAGGCCCCGCTGACGTTCACCGGCCAGCCGAAGCCCCTGTACTACGCGGAGAACAAGGAGCGGTTCGCGCCGTGGGCCGACCGCATCGTCCACCTGGTGGACAACGAGCCGCCGGAGACGAACGACCCCTGGGTGCGGGAGCGCCACCAGCGGGACTTCGCCATGCGCGCGCTTGAGGGCTCGGCGCCGGATGACGTCGTCATCGTCGCCGACGTGGACGAGCTGCTCTTCCACGAGACCCTGAAAGCCCAGCCGGAGCCGTTTCTCGGGTGCAACCTGCAGCTGCTGTACGGCGCGGTCGACCGGCTCGGCAACCGGCAGGTGATGGCGTCCCTGGCCCGCCGCGGCGCCGTCCATTCCCTCAACGCGGTGCGCGAGCTTCGGGAGCGCTACCCCCGGATCGAGCATGCCGGGTGGCATCTCAGTTGGCTCGGCGGCCCGGACGTGATTAGGCGCAAGGTCCGGTCGTTCAGCCATACCGAGGCTGTGCCGAAGATTTGCGGCGACGGCACTCAGCCGGGCATTGCGTACGAGATGTGGGCGCACGGCTGGGTGAACCCCGGCGGCGAGGTGTACCCGGGCACCACCGACGTGGACCCGGACGAGACCTGGCCGAAGTGGATCTGGGAGTCCTGGGACCCGGTTAACCGCTGCCGGCGCCCGGAAGGCCCGGCGCCCGCCATCTGGTTCCGTCCGAGGGAGAACGCATGCTGACCGACACGGCCCTGCTCATCACCGCGTGCCGCCGTCCTGAGTACCTGAGCCGGGTGCTGTCCTCCTGGGCCGCCGTGCCCGAGATCGGGGACCTGCGGATGATCGCCGTCGCGCTCGGCCGGTCGCACCGGTACGACGACCAGATGGACGTCATCCGGGAGGCGGAGGAGAAGCTGGAGCGGAACATCGTCGTCATCCTCGACAGCGACGCCGCCCACGGCAGCCCCGGCATGCACCGCGCGCTCGGCGAGGGGATCGACACGCTGTTCGACAACTTCCGCCCCGGGTTCGTGCTGTGCGGCGAGGAGGACGTCATCGTCTCCGACGACGTCCTGGCCTACACGGCGTGGGCCCAGGAGCGGTACGACGAGAACACGCTGTGCATCTGCGCGCACAACCGCGGCGGGGCCGGCTGGGACGGCCTGAGCGCCCCGCGGACCGACCAGGACGCTGACCAGCAGGCTGTGCAGCGGCTGGCGTACTTCAACCCGTGGGTATGGTGCGTCAGTGGGGAAAAGTGGAGGACAGTGGTGCGCCCGGTCTGGGACTGGGACTGCAACGGGGGTGGCCCGAACGACTCCGGGTACGACTGGCAGATGCAGCGGCTGTCGGCGGTCGGGCCGTGGCGGAACCTGGTGCCGGACGCCGCGCGCAGCCAGACGATCGGCGAACTGGCCGGGGTGTACTCGACGCCGGGCATCTTCCCGCTGCAGCAGGCGCAGTCGTTCCGCGAGTACCGCGAGCGCCCGGTGAGGTACAGGCTGGTGACTGATGGACCTGAGTGAGGAAGAGCGCCGGAGCCTGGACAACCGGATGCTGGAGGAAGCTGCCCGCCTGCAGGCGGATTACGGGCACAGCCCCGGCACGGCGATGCTGTTCGCGCGGTACTCGCGGGACATGCTTCAGCAGAGCCTGGAGAAGCCGCTGCCGCTGTGCACCGTGACGGGGCTCTAGCGTGGGCTGGGATAACCCGGCGGACCGCTGGGAGCGACCGCCCGATTAGCAGGTCATGGCGAGTGCTAACTGGGACAAGTTCGACGGCCTGTTCTCCTGCCCCACGAGCGTAGAGGACCAGGACCTGCGTCGCGGGTACGAGGAGTTCTACGCCACGGTGCGCCGCGAGTGCGACGGTCTGGACATGTCCGCCGCGCAGATCATGCGGACGTCCGCGATGCTGAACTGGTTCTTCAAGCACCAGCAGACCAGCCGCCGGGGCTACGGCACCGACGACGGCTACCAGCACCCCGGCCAGGAGAAGGACGCGCTGCTGGCCTGGGAGCAGATCGCCAAGACCTGGGATGACGTGCGGCTCAAGAGCAAGGCCCGCGATGCCGGCGGCCTCTCCCCGGAGAAGGTCCGCGACGTGTTCCTGGCGGTGCTCGGCGAGGTGCCGGACGGGGGCCTGCGCGCCCTGCTGCAGGACAAGCTCGTCGAGGTCCTGGCGACGGCCTGACATGGCCGGTGCCCTGGAGCTGCTGGAAGCGGCGCACGAAGAGCGCGAGGCGCACGCGCACCTCATGCGCGAGTGCCCGTGGTACCAGCATGTCGGCAAAGGCGGCCGGGATCACCCTGACCTGCACTGCAGGCCCGCAGCAGGCGAGAGCACCGGGCTGCACGGCGGCGGTGCGCTGGTTAAGTTCACCCCGCACACGCCCGAGGCGTCGACCGTCGTCAAGCCGACGGTGCCGCCCGGCGGGCCCGGCCTGTTCCACATGAAAGGCCACCACCTGCCGCCGTACATCGAGCACCTGTACCCGCACCTGGTGGCCCGGTACGGCAAGCACGCCGCGTACGGGGTTGCCGTCGGCATCGTCAAGAAATGGGCGGCCGGCGTCAACCCGGGCGGCTGGGACACCAAGTCCGGCAAGGGCAAGCGCACCCACCCGGACGTGCGGGCCGCCGCGGCCAGGAACGTGGCTCAGTGGGAGCAGGAAAAGGCGGAGGCGCACGAGCACGCGAAGGCGTCGGCGGGTGAAGTTGAAGGGCTGGAACTGGCCAAGCCTGCGGTGTCCACCGCGCCGGGTGCCCGCCCGTTCGTCGACCCGCCCAACGGCGGGCACTACAGCCAGTACGGGCTGTACCAGAACCCGGTGCAGTCGATCTCGCCGAGCCCGCCGTTGCCGCCGCTGGTCGCGCTGCCGACCGCGGCCGAGGTCCGCGCCGTTATCCCGCTGGTGCCCGACTGCAGCGACGCCAGCCTGTCAGCGACCGCCCGCAAGTTCCTGGAGCAGGCCGCCTACAAGCTGAGCAAGGACAACCCGCTGGAGGCCCTGGCGGTGATGCGCAGCGCGCAGACGGCGCTGTACGCCGCGCACAAGGCCGACATGGGCAGCCTGCTGCCGAGCGCCTACACCGCCAACGTGTTCACCCGCATCCCGCCGGCCGGGCAGTCGTCGGCCACCGCGGCGATGAAGCAGAGCCACGACAGGGTGCTGGCCTGGCGCAAGGCGGAGCAGGCGCTGGGCGCGCTGAGCGACCGCATCCGCAAGAGGTACTTCCATGGTGTTTTCAACGGGCCCAGCCAGCAGGCACGGCTTACGGAGGACAGTGACATGACCGCTCTGGACCGGCTCGCGCTGGCTGTCGTCACCGGCAAGGACGTCTCGGAGCCGTCGCAGTCGGACACGTCCGGCGCGGCGCCGCTCATCCAGCCGCCCGAGGACCTGCTGAACATCACCGATGCGGACGCTGCGCGGCAGCTGGCCGCGCTGCCCGCGGTGGACAAGGCCCGGGTGAACGCCTACCTGGACCGGGCGCGGGGCATGCTGGCCACCAACCCGGCCGGCGCCGCCCAGTCCGCGCTGCGCGCCGGCATGATCGCGCGCGAGTCCGGCGCTCACGACCTGGCCCGGCACATCAAGCACCACGTGCAGGCGCTGGCCGACATGGGCAACATGACGCACCAGGCCGAAGTGGCAGCCCAGATGCAGGCCGGTGGCAAGACCGTCAGCCCGCAGAACCGCCTGCAGGCCGGCACTGACAACCCGAACGGGCCCGCGCGGCTGACAGCGGTGGACGTCCTGCTGGCCGCAGCCGGGGCCGGGTCGAGCGCCGGGAAGACGGCAGGCTCAAGCGCCGGCCGGGCTCCGCGCAGCGCGGCCCCGGCCGCCCCCGCGGGCCACCCGGACGCGCACCAGCTCCACGTCGAGCACCTGGCGCACCTGCACAAGCTCCACACCGAGCATGTCGCCCACCTGGAGCACCTGCACCATCTGCATGTCGAGCACATGGCGCACGTGGCTACCCACCCGGCCTCGCACTCTACGACCCCCAAGCCGAAGAGCAGCACGGCGCCCGGCCCGCACCCCGCGAGCGCGCCCGCCCGGAAGCCCGCGTAGTTCCGATTACCTGGGCACTGCCGTTCGTGCCCGGGAGGCCCGATGTCACTGGATAAGCTGCTTGCCCTGGCTGGTGCCGTACCCGAGGCTCCGGACCTGGACGCCGAGATGCTGCTCGCCGCCCAGATTGCCAGCGGCGAGCTGGCCCTGCTGCTGGCCGCCGACGATGACGAGGACGACGACAAGGGCAAGGGCGGCAAGGACGACGACAGCGACGAGGGCGGCGGCGAGCACTCCGGCCACGCCACCTTCAAGGCGCTGGTGAAGCGGAACATCCCGGCCAAGCGGGCCGCGTCGATGTGTGCCAAGTCGGACAAGAACGTGAAGGCGACCCAGCTGGCGCAGTCGCTGGCGGTCCTGCTGTCCGGCCGCCCCGGCATCGACATCAGCCTGGTGACGCTGGCCGCGCCGGCGAGCGAGACCGCGGAGGGGCGCAAGAAGGCCGCTGCCGCCGGCCACGCGCTTCCCGGCGGCAGTTACCCGATCGAGGACAAGAAGCACCTGCACTCGGCCGCAGTGCTGGCCGCCTCCGGCCACGGCGACGCCGCCGCGGCCAAGGCCCTGATCCGCAAGCGGGCCCGCGAGCTGGGCGTGGACGTCAGCACCCTGCCGGGCTTCGGGCAGAAGGACGAGGACGGGGAGAAGGCCGCCGCGTCGATGGTCGCGCTGGCCGCCAAGGTGGTCGGGGACGGCGGGGTGGCGATGAACCACGCGCCGCACAACGGGGTGCACTCGCACAACCACTTCATGTCCGCGGCGCACAACCACCCGCACCAGCACGTCAACGACAGCAGCCACGATGGCGGCCCGCTGCACCGGCCCGGGTCGACGCCGAAGCGGGGCTGGTAGCCGTGTTCGCCTGGCTCTCGGCGCTGTTCTCCGCTATCGCGTTCATCCTGTTCGCGGCCAAGGCCAGCACCAACGTGCCCTGGACGCCGACGGGCTTCGTGATCCTCGCCCTGGTGTGCCTGGCGCTGCACGCCGCCTGGGCGTGGTACCCCTGGCGGCATCCGTAGGTGGCTTCCGCGGGGGCAGCCGCCGCGGCCCTGCTCGGTCGGGCGGGCGGCACGGGCACGTCAGCGCGCGGGCTGGGCATCTTCGAGGAGGAGCCGGTCCCGCTCAGCGTGTTCGTGCAGGACCGCGGGTACCTGGCCAACCCGCCGCTGAGCGAGGTCCAGTACGAGGCGGTCCGGCACGCCGAGCGCGTCTACTACCCGGAGACCTACGAGCTGCTGGCCGGCAGCGCGGACAAGCGGGTCCGCGACTACTGGAGCCAGCCGTGCCGGATGGTCAACTTCCTGGAACTGGAGTGGGGCAAAGGCGGCGGCAAGGACCACACCTGCCGGATGATCGCCATGCGGGTCTGCTACCTGCTGCTGTGCCTGAAGTCCCCGCAGGTCTACTTCCAGATGCCCGAGCAGGACTCGATCCACGTGCTGAACGTGGCGTCGTCGTCCAAGCAGGCCCAGCGCGCGTTCTTCGCCCCGATGCGCCGCGCGGTGCAGCGGCCGGGCTGCTGGTTCCAGCGGGTCGGCGGGATCGACATCCTCGACGCGGCTGAGCGGCAGCGGCGCAGCAGCGGCGAGCGCACCACCGCGCTGCTGGACACGATCCGTTTCGAGCACAACATCGAGGCCGTCAGCGGTCACTCTGATGCCGACAGCCAGGAGGGCCTCAACCTGGTGCTCGGCATCGCCGACGAGATCGACGCGTTCCGCTCGGCGGCCGAGCTGGCCCGCAACGCCGGCGCCCGGCAGCGCGAGTCGTCGTCTTCGGCCGAGGCGATCCTCGACATGCTCCGCACCTCGGCGACCACCCGGTTCCCCGGCACGTTCAAGAACGTGCACATCTCCTACCCGCGCTACCTGGGCAGCACCATCCAGCAGCTGGTGGCCAAGGGCAAGGCGGACAACGCGGCCAAGGGCGAGAACAGCCGGTACTACGTCAGCGGTCCTTTGGCGACGTGGGAGGCCAATCCCCGCATCAGCGGGAAAGAGGCGTTCGCGGAGGACTACGAGAAGGACCCGGCGCTGGCCGAGGCGAAATACGAGTGCAAGCCGCGGCGCGCGATCAACCCGTACTTCGCCAACGAGCAGGCGGTCCGGGAGTGCTTCACCGAGGTCACCCAGCCGCCGGTGAGCGTGGCGTACGTGCGCGAGGGCGCCACCTGGAAGCCGCTCTACACCTTCAGCCCGGACTTCTTCCCGGTCAAGGGCGCCCTGTACGCGATGCACGCCGACCTGGCGGCCACCGGCGACCGGGCCGGCGTGTCCATGGCGCACGTCAAGCGCTGGCAGGACCACGCGCTGGTCGGCCACGACGAGGACGGCATCGAGATCCAGGTGGCCGAGCGGCGGCCGGTGGTGAAGGTCGACTTCACCATCAGCTACGAGTCCGACGCCGGCGCGGTCCCGCCGATGGAGATCCAGATTCGGTGGGCGCGCATGCTGTGCCTGGAGTTGCGCCGGATGGGCTTCCCGATCGTCCGCTTCACCTTCGACCAGTGGCAGTCCAAGGATTCGATGCAGATCCTCGAAAGCCACGGCATCGAGACCGACCGCTTCTCCACCGACGTGTCCGAAGAGGGCTGGCGGACGCTGCGCGACGTCATGTACGAGGGCCGGATGGAGGCCCCGGCCCGCGAGCTGACCATCATCGAGCTGCTCGGCCTGTCCCGGCTGCCGAACGGCCGGATCGACCACCTGGGCGACAGCTCCAAGGACGAGGCCGACTCCCTGGCCGGCGCGGTGTCCGGCGCGCTGGAGGTCGGCGGCCAGGAGGACCCGGCGGGCAAGCGCGCCTACCTCGGCCAGGTCGAGTTCTACGGCCCGACGGCGGAGATCCCCTCGCCGGCGGGAATGCCGATGTCGCTGACGGTGCTGGGGCCGGATGAGTTCATGCCGAGCGACCGGCCCGGCATGGAGTACGGCAGCAGTTACCTGGACGACTGGGGCTCGGTTAGCGGAGACTACCTGCAGTAGACAGGGCTATAGAGGGCTAGACGGAGAAACGCATGCAGATGCCGTTCGAGAAGCTGATGGAGTACGCGGCCGGGCTCGGCGAGGCGGACCGCGAGAAGACCATGGGCGAGCTGGCCGGGCCGCTGGGGGAGAAGCCCGAGCGCCTGATGGACGCCATCACCGCGGTCCGGGTGATGCGGGGCGAGCGCACCTACATCGGCCCGGCCGACATCCGCGCCGCTGGGGACCCGCTAGTCCGGCAGGTCCTGCTGGACGACCAGGCGGGGGTGGCCAGCGGTCTGGCCGCCAACTTGTTCTCCGAAATGTAGGTTGACACGAGTCAAGCAGGGTAGTACGGTAGAAGCATCCGATAAAACGGGTGGCGCTGAACGAGCGTCTGGCTAGGCTAGGAGTCATGGTGAGCAGGTCATCGAGCAAGCAGTGGCAGCGAGGGCACGAGCCCTTCGCAGCCTGCATGCTGCCCGAAGACAATTACATCCCCGGCGAGGTGGTTCCTGGCTAAGGCCAAATCCTGACCTGCAGGAGCCGCCCCCGGAGAGAATCCGGCGAGGCGGTTTTTTAGTGGGACAACTCAACAGAGACAAACTCGCACGTAGTACCAGGTATGCCAGACAGAGAGTGGTGGGCTGCAGAGTGGGATCGGTCGGATTACGACCAGGCCCGCTACCAAGCCGCGAAGGCAAAGCTCATCGAGTTGCTGGGCGGGAAATGTGTTCGGTGCGGTTCTTCGGAAGACCTGCAGTTCGATCATGTTGAGCGTGAGCTGAAAGAGTTCGCCATCACGGACAGGTGGAACCGGAGCCCGGCTGAGCTACAGGCAGAACTAGCGAAGTGCCAGCTTCTCTGCCGGGAGCATCACCTGGAGAAGACTCGGAGCGAGGTAGGCGTAGACCACGGAGGCGGAGTCTCTGGCAAGAGGAACTGCCCGTGTGGTCCATGCAGAGCCAGGAAGTCCGAGTACAACCGGAACCACAGACTCACAAGTAAGTCAACTTAGGGACGAGCCAGCGGCTCGGCGGCTGGTCTCCAAAACCAGCGGAATGAGGGTTCGACTCCCCCCGTCCCTGCGACCGTCAGCAACGGCGAGAGCCCGCGCAGGCGCATGTCACCGTAACTTGCTAACTCCACAGCGTGAGCATCAGCGGCGGGCGCCATCCCGCCGCAGCCGGGGCCGTTGATTATGTCCCGGTTGCAGGCAGCGAAAGAAGCGGATACAAGAGCTGCCTGTTCAGACGTGGCGGGCGGGGCCGTGTTCACACCGCGGTCCGGCCTGCCGCACTCTGGGGCCTTGGCGCAGCTGGTAGCGCGCCTGCATGGCATGCAGGAGGTCGCCGGTTCGAATCCGGCAGGTTCCACGGCGGCGGGTTGCAGGTTCGAGTCCTGCCCGGTCACATGCGAGGCAGTCAGCACCAGGTCAGTACGCTTAGCGGAAAGCCGGGGTCAGTCTGGCTGTCGCTGGCCGGTAGCTCAATTGGCAGAGTGCCGCATCTGGGGCCTTGGCGCAACTGGTAGCGCAGTTCCCTCGCACGGAAAAGGTCGCGGGTTCGAATCCCGCAGGCTCCACGTAGTAGCTGGTGTGGAAAACATGCCGACTGCTGAGGGGAGGTAATCCTCATGGGAGACAAGGGAAACGTCGCTTGCACCGGCGGGCCCGGCGAGCCGTCTTGGGTTCGCCACAGTGAGATCCAGTTGCACGAGCAGACCAACAGCTGGACGGTCATGCCGTGAACTTAGTTCGACTTGACGGTGCCGAAGCAGGAGCCTCCGCAAAGAGGTGGTCGGCCGAAGCATGGACGCATGGCCTGAGCCTGCGCCGGGGTACCGGGTTCCCCGGGCGGACTGGGTGCACCGTCACCTTCGGGGTGTAGCGCAGCTTGGTCGAGCGCGCTTCGTTCGGGACGAAGAGGTCGTGAGTTCAAATCTCACCACCCCGACCAGGGCGGCAGTCCGGGGTTCAAGTCCCCGGCAGCTCTCGCGAAGGTTCCGCGCCGACCTGGTGGCCACCAGGGACGCCGGGGTAGGCCGCCCCGAGGAGCTGAGGGCTGTGGTGTAACGGCAGCACTCCGCCCGTCTACGGGATATCGCGTAAGGGTTAGCGCGCCTGCTTTGGGAGCAGGCAGACGGGGTCCGAGTCCCTGTGTCCCGACTTGACAGCTCCGACGCAGGAGCCGCCTTTAAGCGGTAGTCAGCGGAAGTGGAGACGTCCATCCCAGGAGAGGCTCGGGTACCGGGTTCCCGTGGTTTCCTGAGTGAGCTGTCACTATGGGGCCTTAGCTCAGATGGCAGAGCGGCAGATTGAAACCCTGCAGGTCGGAGTCTCGGAATCTCCAGGTCCTACGCAGTAACACAACGGGGATGTCGTCCAATGGCTCAGGATGACTGACTTCCAATCAGCAGATGCGGGTTCGATTCCCGTCATCCCCTCTGGCGGGATGCATACCGCCCCCGGAAACCACCTGGCCAAATAGACTACAGCGCCTCGCATAAGTGCTGTGAGGCCAGAATAGGTCCGGGTTACGCGCCGCGAGCATGTACGGCTATGCACCGGACTCTTAATCCAGGGAACGGGGTTCAAGTCCCTGGCGGCGCACTTGGGCCCGGGGAGCGATGCTCGCCGGGTCCTCAGGGCGAGTGGGGCAACTCGGCAGACTCGCCGCTCTCAAACAGCGGAACGTGCGGGTTCGAATCCCGCCTCGCCCACACGGCTGGCAAGGCCGTCCTGCGAATCCTTGCCCGGCCCCTCCCTGGGGAGGAACAAGGTCGTCACTCCGGGGCGAGCAAAGGGCCCCGGCGACGGTGGAGTATGGCGTAATGGCAGCGTGACGGGCCCTGAACCCGTCGGTCTTGGTTCGAGTCCAGGTACTCCAGCTGGTAACAATGCCCCGGTAGCTCAGATGGCAGAGCGCCCCACTCGTAATGGGGAGGTCATCGGTTCGATGCCGGTTCGGGGCTCGGGAGAACGTGCAACATCCCCAGAAGACTCGCCGTGCCAGTCGGTCGTGCGCAGGCCGCAACTAGTCGGAGTGAGGGCAGCCGCCTCGGTGTGCACGCCGGGGTCCGGTCTTCGGGTTCTCCTGTAAATCAAGTCCGAATGCTGCAATTGGTAGACTGACCCGCTTGAGGTGCGGGTGTCCCGCAAGGGGCGTGCGGGTTCGAGTCCCGCTTCGGACACCTGAGGGAGATCCGGTACCTACGGCGGGGCCGGGCGGGGGCCAGGGCTTCCGTTAGTTCAAGATGCCAACAACCCTGGCCTAAAGAACGCCCTCTCTAAATGCCCGGCTCGATTAGGTCCCAGGAGGTCGTGGAGACGGCTTTCGCGTCGAGGACTTCTTGTGGCACTTGGTGCGGCATCGGCCCGTTAGCGATGCTGGCGCCCTTGTTCATGTAGCTACCTCCGCTTGTCGGAGACCAGTATGCCCGGATAGCTCAGTAGGCAGAGCGCTTCCTCGGTACGGAAGAGGCCATCGGTTCAAATCCGTTTCCGGGCTCGCAGTAAGCATGTCGACGTAGCGCAGCTGGAAGCGTGCAACCTTGCCAAGGTTGAGGCCGCGGGTTCGAGTCCCGTCGTCGGCTCCAAGTCCGGGTGGTGGAACGGCAGACACGCTAGGTTCAGGCCCTAGTGCTCCACACGGGGCGTGAGAGTTCAAATCTCTCCTCGGACACTTTGGAACGGTGGCAGAGCGGACGATCGCACCACGTTGCTAGCGTGGAGGGCCACGGCCCCGCGGGTTCGAATCCCGCCCGTTCCTCCATGGAGACGTGGCACGAGTGGATTAAGGCTCCGGTCCCGAAAACCGGCGGGCTACGGCCCCGTGGGTTCGAATCCCACCGTCTCCTCCACGGGCGAGCAGCTCAGTCGGTTCGAGCAGCTCTCTGATAAGGAGAAGGACGCAGGTTCAAATCCTGCCTCGCCCACGGCGGTATAGCTCAGCTGGCAGAGCGCCGAACTCATAATTCGCGAGGTCGCAGGTTCAAGTCCCGCTACCGCTACCACGGGCTGCGAGCATGTACGGCTATGCACCGGACTTTTAATCCAGGGAACAGGGTTCAAGTCCCTGGCAGCTCACCCAGCGCCGTTAGCTCAGTCGGACAGAGCGGTCGCCCTCTAAGCGAACGGTCGCGGGTTCGAGTCCTGCACGGCGCGCGCAAGAACATGGTCCTGTCGTCTAGTCAGGCTCAGGACGCCGGCCCCTCAAGTCGGTGACGCGGGTTCGAAGCCCGCCAGGACCACGGCCGGGCAAGCCTGTCCCAGTGTGTGAGTACCTCCGGACTGTCTACCGGAGGGAAGTCGGCCTTGGCACACATATCAGGCACGGTGGAGCGGGCCGAGCCCTTAGACAAGGTATTCGGCTCGTCTCCTGAGCCCCCATCGACTAGCGGCCGAGGTCGCCGTCCTTTCAAGGCGAGAGCACGGGTTATACGCGGTAGGGGTTACACTTGTTTGTGCCCTATAAGGACCCGGAACAGCAGCGCAGATACCAGAGAGAGCGGGCCGCAGCTACTCGTGCATCCTGGTTCGCCGACAAGACGTGTGTCCGGTGCGGCAGCGCCGATGACCTTCAACTGGACCATATTGACCCTGCCTTGAAGGTTAGTCATAACGTCTGGTCGTGGTCGCGCATGCGGCGTGAGCTTGAGCTAGCTAAGTGCCAAGTGCTCTGTCGGCCGCATCATGATGAGAAGTCTGCCGGGGAGAAGTTGCACGGAGAGCAGCAGGTTCAGGCCAAGCTGACTCCACAGTTGGTGCGTGAGATCAGGGCATCAAGTGAGCCCACCCGGGCAGCTGCTGCACGTTTTGGAGTTTCCCGGGCTACGGTCAGCCGTGTCAGGTGCGGGATTGACTGGGCTCACGTTAAGTTACATGCTGTCGTTGCTCTGCTGGATAGGGGCCGCCGGTCCTTCAAACCGGATAAGCGACACGGGTTCGATTCCCGTCGGCAGCACGGGCACCTGGGGGGCTATCCTGGTGCCACACGGTGCGGGGTGACTGGAGCTAGGTCCCAGCCCGGGCTCATAACCCGGAAGACGCAGGTTCGAATCCTGCCCCCGCCACGGTCTGACCAGTCACCTCGACAGGCTGGCAACAGAGCAGCGAGGGCTCCTGGCGCCGGGAGCCTTTACTGTTTACCGAGGTCCGGCACTGGCGGCCGGCGTAAGCTCCGGGGAATACGTGGCTGGCCCTGCTGGATAAGGGCTAAATAACCGGAGGCCTCTCAAGCGATCTCGCGTAGCTCAACTGGCAGTTAGCGCCCGACTGTTAATCGGGGGGTTGCAGGTTCGAATCCTGCCGCGAGAGCGCAGTACACATGCACCTGTAGGGGAGTCTGGCCGTCCCCGCCACCCTGTCACGGTGGAGACCGCGGGTCCGAATCCCGTCAGGAGCGCTCACAGGTCGAGGTCACGGACCATCTTCTTGTAGTTCCCGGTGTGCAGCCGCCACAGCGCGCGCCTGCCGCCGAACCGCATGCCGACCCAGACGCCGGCAGCGAAGACGATGGCCAGCAGGATGAAAGTGTCCACGTGATTAAACGGTACCTGTTTCTTGACCACTGTCTAGCGATGGGCGTGTAGCGCAGCGGAAGCGCGCTTCCCCGACACGGAAGAGGACCCTGGTTCAACCCCAGGTACGCCCACTTTGCCCCTCTAGCGCAACGGATAGCGCGTCTGACTACGGATCAGGAGGGTGGGAGTTCGAGTCTCCCGGGGGGCACGCAAGTACGAGGGCGTTTAGCTCAGCGGAAGAGCGCTGGTCTCACACACCAGTTGTCGCTGGTTCGATCCCAGCATCGCCCACGGTCGGTATAGCTCAACGGCAGAGCGCTGGACTGTGGCTCCAGATATACGAGTTCGATTCTCGTTACCAACCCCAAGGCGGAGTGACCCGAGATGGCATGGGGGCCGGCTGTAACCCGGCTGCTTCGGCACGGCAGGTTCGATTCCTGCGTCCGTCACCAAGCGCCCGTAGCTCAGTGGAATAGAGCACTGGTTTCCGGAACCAGGGGTCGGGGGTTCGAGTCCCTCCGAGCGCACCACGGCGGTATGGCAGAGTCTGGATATGCAGTCGCCTGCAAAGCGACGCACACCGGTTCGATTCCGGTTTCCGCCTCCAGGGCCCCGTAGCTCAGTGGATAGAGCCGCGTCCTCCTAAGGCGTGGGTCGCTGGTTCGAGTCCAGCCGAGGCCACTCGAAGATGCTCACGCTGTGGCAGCATATCTGCACAACTTCGTACTAAGCTGGACCTACTACCCCCCGCCGTCCCTCCGGGACTGGCGGGGCTTTTGCGTTCCGGCCACGTTTTAGGGGAAAACCGCCCTGCTGATCTTCCTGGTACGTAATAGTTGTCAGTTGCCTCGTGACAAGCACAGGGGCTCGTAACAGGAGGATTGCATATGAGGTTTGGCAGGCGGCTTATTACCGCCGCGGCTGTATCCGCAGTGGCTCTGGGCGGCGGTGTGGCTGCCATGAGCGCTGCCAGCGCCGCGACCCCGACCACGGTCACCCAGGTCACGCACATCGTGAACCGCCCCGACGGCGGGAACGGCGGCACGTGGGCGTACGACAGCTTCACGCGCACGCTGACCGTCGCTGTGGCGGCCACCCAGAATCCGGCCGACGCTGCTGCCGGGAAGACGGACTACGTCGCCACCGTGGTTGACAACGGCGGGTTCAGCTCTGTCCAGGGCACCAAGACCCCGAACCAGGTCACGGCCGGGGCGCTGGTCGCCCACGCGGTCAAGGGCACCATGAGTGGCGGCATCTCCTACACCGTGGTCGCGCCGAGCACTGACAACCTGGTCGCGCCGGCCGGGCCCGTGGTCGAGAACGACAACTTCGCTGCCCCGGCTGGCAACAACACGACGGCCCAGTGGCCCGCTCAGGTCTTCGCCAACCCGGCGCTCGCCGTGGTGACGGAGAACCAGGTCTGGAGCTGGACGTACGCGACCGCGTGCGAAAGCTGGACTGACAGCGCCATCAACGGCGACGGCAACCTGGCTGCTGACGGGAACATCACCGGGCGCATCTGCCCGGTGCCGGTCCTCTACGGTGGTCACGCCGTCTTCGTCGCGGCGACGCGCGAGAACGTCAGCTACAAGCAGACCCTCACCGCTTGGGACAAGTTCGTCATCGTCGGTCCTGGTGCCATCAATGGCCACCAGGGGTGGGTGCACGGCCAGGGTGGCGGCGTGGAGAACACGGGCGTCTACTCCGGCCTGCTGCCGAACCACGGCTACACCGTGCTCTACACGCCGGTCACCGGCCAGGGCAGCAACCGCCAGATCATCGGCACGCACACCGGCTACGTCTTCTTCGTGAGCAACCAGCCCACCCCGTAGCCAGCCTGGTGACAACTGAATAGCTCCACCTGCGCAGCCCCCGGCAGTGACGCCGGGGGCTGCGCGCTTTTCCGATTGCCCCGGCATGCACCTTCAGGGGATGTGGCACCAGTTCATGGCCGCGGCTGGCAACGCGCCCGGCGCACAGCAGGGCGACGTCGTCGTCACCCTCGTGCAGCCGGTCGGCGGCGTCGGCGAGGTCACCGTGCCGAGCAATGACGTGACCATCGCGGCCGAGGCTGGCAACCTGATCGGGGTGCAGTTGCTGCTCCCCGACGGGCGGCACCTGTTCGTCGCCGCAGGCAACCTGGCCGGCATGATCGACGCGCCTGTGGAGTCGGCCCGCCGCGGCAGGGCCGGGCAGGGCAAGGGCGACGCCGGCGAGGACCTCGATCCCGGCCAGGGCGAGGACGCCGGCAAGGGCGAGGGCCAGGACAAGGCCGCCGCCCAGCGCCGCGCCGGGAAGTAACCTCTTTAGGTTTACAGGTTTCCGGTTATCCGTTATACTTGACTGGTGACAAGAAACCTGGAGCCTGGTAGTTACCGTAACCTCATCGGCCTCAAGGTCAGCGATGACATGCTCGCGGCCATTGAGAGGATGCGCGGGGAAACGCCGCCGCTGGACTTCCTCCGTGGCCTGATTAGTACTGCCGCGCAGCAGGACCTGGCCGTTGGCGGCGAGGACTGGGAGCGGCGGGCTCGCGAGGCGGAGCGCAAGCTGGAACTGGTCCGTGTCGCGCTGGGCTGAAGACGAGCTGGCCCTGCTGCGGGACACGTCACTGACGCTGGCCGAGGTCGCCGAGCGGACCGGGCGTTCGTTGGTGGCGGTGGAGCACAAGGCTATCCGGTTGGGCATCGATCGCTCGTTTCGGGTCGGAGTAGGGCTGAAGCGCGGAGACGACAATCCGTGGACCGATGCCGAGTTGGAGCTGCTGCGCGATGTATCGCTGTCCATTGCCGAGGTGGCTCGGACTACGAGCAGGACGCCGGATGCAGTCAAGGCCATGGCGTCCCGGCATGGTGTGGTGCGCCGTCCTGGCTGGTCTGAGGAAGAGCTTGCCCTCTTGCGGGATACGTCTCTGCCGCTGGTGGAAGTGGCCCGGCGCACGGGAAAGAAGCTCGGTTCCGTCTACAGCGAGGCCTCGCTGCGGGGAATTGTGCGCGGGGCTCAGCGCGGAGCGCAGCACTGGCGCTGGTGCGCAGGCAACTACGCACCCACCTACCGAGGCAGCGACTGGCTGGAGGTCCGGGGCCAGGCGCTTGAACGCGACGGCTATACCTGCCAGGACTGCGGGCTAACTGACTTCTCGGCGCAGAAGCTGCACGTCCACCACATCATCCCGTTCCGGTTCCGGCCGGTGAACGATCTGCGCTGGCTGGTGACGTTGTGCGAGTCGTGTCACTTTAAGCGTCCAGAGCACGCCTGGGAAGAACTGCCTGCCGCGGTAGCCGCGCAACTTGCCTCCGATCAGACGGGAGATGTCATGCAGCTCTGAGGCACCGCCTCCTGTCTGCGAGGAGGTGATGCCGAATGACGACCCCAGGTTCGGGACAAGGTTCGTACACCGCTAGCGTGCAGCCGCCCGGAGGAATGGGCGTCACCTTAGACCACGCAGGGTTACGGCCAGGAGGGCTACGTCCTCCAGGATGAGCAGGCGCTGCCGCAGCCGCCCCCGGAAGCACTCAGCTTTGCCACGGGTGTCCCGTACTTCCTGCCGTTCGCGACCCCGTACCGCGACTCGTGGGAAGTCTTCCGTGACGACCCGGTCAGCATCCGCCAGCTGGTCACCATGCGACGGCGCGACGGCCAGGCCCGGGCGCTGTACCGGCTGCTGACCAAGCCGCTGCTGTCCGCGATGAAGAACGCCGACGTGGTGCCCATCGACGGCCAGGCCGGCGGCACCAAGGAAGCGCAGTTCTGCAAGGACCTGCTGTTCGCCCCGCGGTCGCAGGGCGGCATGACCCACAGCTTCGACAAGTTCGTCAAGCAGATGCTGCTGGCCTTGTTCAACGGGTTCAGCGCCTGGGAGATGGTCTACTGGCAGCCGAAGACCGGGCCGAACAAGGGCAAGTACACGTTGCGCAAGATCGACTGGCGCCCGAGCGAGACCCTCACGTTCCTGCTCGACGGCCAGGGCGAGTTCAACGGCTTCCGGCAGAGGACCTTCTTCCAGGGCCGCACCATCGACGTCAAGATCGAGAAGGAAACCGCGCTGTACTACGCGCACGAGGAGGCCGAAAGGCCGTTCTACGGCGTGTCCATGTTCGAGTCGGCGTTCTACCACTACGACAAGAAGGAGAAGCTCTACTACATCGCCCACCTGGCTGCGCAAAGGGCCGCGGTCGGCCTGCGGGTGGGCACGATGGTGCCGAACGCCCCCACGCAGGACAAGAACAACTTCGTCAGGGCGCTGAGCCAGCTCGGGCTCGCCCAGTACATCGCGCTGCCCACCGCCGACTGGACGGTGCAGACGTTGAATGAGTCCGCGTCGCGCTTTGACTTCCTCGGCCTGATCAACCACCACAACAGCCAGATGTCCAAGTCGGTGCTTGCGCAGTGGTTCGACAACGAGCAGGGCGGCGGCCAGGGGGACAGCACCCTGGTCGACTTCGGCAAGCAGGACGACGTCACGTTCTTCCTGATGCTTGAGGGCATCCTGGAGGAGATGGCGCAGGTCATCAACGACCACATCTTCCCGCGGTTCGTCGACTGGAATTTCGGCTCCGGCAAGTACCCGCAGTTCAAGTGGGGCCCGCTGACCGAGGAGGCCAAGGCCGCCATCCAGGACACGTTCGACAAGCTGGCGACCGCCGGCCCGCAGGCGAACGTCACCCCCGAGTTCATGCTGCACCTGGAATCGCGGATGGCTCAGAACTTCGGGTTCGACATCGACTACGACCAGGTCGAGGCCGACCGGGAGAAGCAGGCGCAGGTCATGCAGCAGGCCGCCCAGAAGCAGGCGCAGGCCGCCGCGGCGAACCCGGCCCAGGTGCAGGGCGCGGGCCGGGGCTCCGGCGGCGCCCAGCCGCCCGCCATCACCGTCAAGATCCCCACCACCGCTCACCCGACCGGCACCGGCACCTCGGCGTCGGGCGGCAGCGTCGTCGGGCAGACCACCAAGGGTAACGGGCTGGGCGGGTCGTGAGCGCGCATGACGCCATGGTGGCGCTCGCCCGCGACCTGGTAGAGGAGATTGCCGCCGGCATGGCCGTGGAGCTGGCCGCCGGGATGACGCCCGGCCCGCAGCCGCCCCGCCCCGCCCCGAAGGGGCCCGCCGCCGTGTACCCGCAGCTCGGCCAGCACCTGGCATCATTTCCGGGTGACACTATCTCCGGACTGGCCTACGCCCACCTCCAGCTCGCTCCGCCGCCGGGACAGCAGGCACCCGGTGCCTAGCCCGTCGCCGGAGTGGCTGGCCGGGGCGCTGGCACAGGACGATGCCAGGAACGAGGGGCTGAACGCAGGGGCGCGGGAGGTGCGCGATTACCTGGAGGCCGCGGCCCGGCTGCACCCGGAGCACGGCCAGGCCGAGCTGGCTGCCGGCATCGCCTGGGTCTGCACGGCCGGCACCTCTTTCCGCTTCCGGCTCCGGCTAGCCCGGCGGATTCTCTTCGGCAGGTAGCCGATTGGCGGGCAGTGGCGGACCTCGGTCAGCAACTGGCTGCCGCCGTCCGCCAGGCGATGGCTGAGGCGGCCGGCTACCTCGCGCTGGTCACCCGCACCAACCCGCTCGGGTCGGCGGACGCACTGCTGGCCCGGCCGGACACCGACGCGGTGCTGCGGCAGGGCCTGGACCAGGCACGCGCGGCGACCGAGGACGTAGTCCGCCAGGCCTGGTCCGCCGAGGGTGCCCCGGCTGGCGACGACGCGGTGCTGCGCCACCTGCTGGACGACATCGGGCGCATCTTCGAGAACCTCCCCCACCTGCACGGGCTAGTCCGGCACGCGCATGCCTCGGTCCCGCAGCGTCAGTTCATCCGCGGGGTCCACAGCCCGGGCGAGCACCCGTCGCAGCGGGCGGCCGAGGAGCGGGCCGACGCGGTGCGGGACGCCCTGCTCGGCTGGGGGCGCCAGGCCGCGCTGCGCGCCCGGATGGCCGCGCATACGGCGCAGGCGGCCGGGCGCACCGCCGCGGTGCTGGAGGGCGCGCTGGCCCGCGAGGCCGCCGGCGAGCGCCTGATGAAGCGGTGGAAGGCGCGCGTCGAGAGCCCGACCTGCTGCTTCTGGTGTCGGCGGCTGCACGGGGTAACGATCGGGCTGCGCGAGTCGTTCGCCCCCTACCTGGGCAGCGCGGTGGCGATGCCGCAGTCCCGCGAGCGGCGCGTGGCGACGCCGGCCGGAACGCGGAAGTACGGCCTGCCCGCAGGGGCTAGGATCATCTACACGCAGCCGCCCCGGCCGTACCGGGGAAGGCTCCAGGGCCCGCTGCTGCACCCGTTCTGCCACTGCCGACTCGAAATCGTGCGGGTCGGGACCGTTGCCGAAGTACCTGCGGGGGATGACCCCGGAGTGCCTGCAGGATTCCTGTCGGCGGACGACATCCGGGACATGCCCGCCGACGAGTACGAGGCCGACCTCGCTTTCCTGCAGGCGGCTGTCTACGAACTGGACCAGGTCCTGAAGAGGCTGGCAGGGGGCGGTGGCTGACAAGACGAGCCAGTGGTTCGCGGACACGACCGCCTCTTACGCACTGGCAGCTATCGCGCTATTCGAGCACGCGCGGGCCAACCGTCACGTCAACTACGTCTTCGGACCGCTGGACACCAAGGCGATGACCGACGGCGGCCTGACCGTCTCCGGTAGCGAGGAGGACCTGGCGCACGCGGCCGGGGTGCTGGCCGGCATCCCGGGCCTGGCGGAGTACCAGCCCGATTAGCGGCATGTGGACAGCGACTGGGTGACCCGCGAGGAGTGGGCGTTCCGCGACGTGCCCGAGCCGGGCGAGGGGGAGGCGGAGACCCCTCCTGCTGAGGAGCCCCCGCCTGCGCCGGAGCCGGAGGTCACGCCGTGAGAAGCAAGGAGCCCCGCCCCGACGGCGAGGTGCTCGCGCAGCTTGACAGGATGGCCCAGTTCCTGCACGACGCCGGGCTGACCGAGGCGGAGGAGAAGGTGCGGGAGGGCCGCGCTCTGGCCGAGACGAACCCGGAGGAGGCCTCCCGGGTGCTGGTGGAGGCCGCGGTCTTGGTGAGGGCGTTCGCCCCGGAGGCCCGTTAATCCGATTAGGGGGCCATGGGCGATGACCTGCGTTATATCGTGCCGGCCCCCGGCGGTGACACCTACCAGCCGGTGACTGACGTCCCGGTGGCTCTCGCGCGGTCGCGCCGGGTGCAGGGAAAGCTGTACGAGAAGCACATCCTGAACATGGGTGACCTCATTCACCCGAAGACCGGCGAGAAGATCCGCATCGACAGCAGCTTCGTGTCGCAGATGCAGGACAACTTCGCCAAAGGCGTGTGCGACATCGTGCAGGTCCCGCTCGCGAACGACCGCAACGAGCATGTTGAGGGCCCGGCCGCCAATCTCGGTGAGGTCGTAGGCATCCGCTCGCGCGACAACAAGGTGTACGCGCTCATCGACGCGCGCCAGGACGCGGAGAAGTTCGGCAAGACCTACCTCGGCGCGAGCGCGTACCTGAGCACGGACTACACCGACAGCTCCACCGGCAAGAAGGCCGGCCCCACCCTGCTGCACGTCGCGGTCACCAACCGGCCCTACGTCACCGGGCTGGACGACTACAAGGAGGTCCTCGCGGCCTCCGCCGATAATCCCGGCGAAGTTGTCGTACTGACTGCCGCGCCGGAGGAAACCGTGCCGCTTACCAAGGAAGAGCTGCTCGCTCAGCTGAAGGAGCAGCACGGGATCGATGTTACGGCTCTGCAGGCTTCTGCTGCTGCCGTGGTCCCCGCTCCGGACATGACCGCGCTGACCACCGCCGTCGCGCAGGCGCTCAAGGACTCGGGCGCGATCCAGCTGTCCGCCGACCCGGGCCAGGTGAGCCTGTCCGACGTCACCGCCGCGGTGGTGGAGCTGGCCGCCGACAACAAGAGCCTGCACTCGACGGTGGACGAGCTGAAGCTCGCGGCTGCCGAGACCGAGGTGGACGGCTACATCAGCACCGGGCGGCTGCTGCCCAAGACCCGCGAAGTCGGCATCGAGATGGCGCTGTCCAACCGTGCGGGCCTGGATGCGATCCTCGCCCCCGCCGACCGCCCTTACGTGCAGCTCTCGGTCCAGACGGGCATCGGCGGCCCCGACGGCGAGCAGAAGCACGAGCAGGACATCGACGCCGAAGTGGCCAAGCTGACGGCGGAGCACAGCCAGTTCTTCACGCCGAACGGTACCCGGAAGTAACCGGGCTTTTAGCGACGAGGAGCGCGGCAGATGCCAGCCAACGACAGCACCGAGTTTGACTACACCCCCGGGTATGTCAAGCCGACCCACGAGTACGGCCAGCCGTACGGCGACGAGTTCCACGCTGAAGTCGTTCAGGAACTCCTGCTGTCCTACGCCGGCTTCACCCAGCGGGGTGTCACGCTGGCGGCCGGACAGGGCGTGCTCCCGACCGGGTGCGTGATCGCGCGTCACACCGCATCGGGCAGGTACTTCTCCTACAACAGCGGCGCCACCGACGGCCGGGCTCTGCCGGTCGGCGTGCTGCGTGATGCCCGCGACACCGGCGGCCCCGGCGCCGCCTCGCTGGCCAACTACAACAGCAACGTCAACGGCGTGAACCCGGACGGCATCACGCTAGCCGGCGGCACTGTCGTGTTCCCGGCCAGCCCGGCGGGCAAGGTGCCGGTCGACGCGCAGGGCAACATGGTGGTTCGCGGCATGCTCAACGGCAACCTGGTGTCCGGCACCGACACGACCAACATCATCAACGGTCAGGGCCTCGGCTCCGGTGCGGGCCAGGCGCTGCAGCTGCTCGGCGCCCGGTACGTGCCTTACGGCGGCTCGGTTGCTGGCACCCCGGCGGCGTTCCCCGGCGGCCCGATGGACGGCATCCCGGTGGCCGCCAACGGTACGGTGCCGACCGGCGTCGGCGTGAACGCCTTCATCTTCTGATGCCTGACGGGCTGCTGTGGGCTTACAGCGGGCCGCCGCTTACGCAGGCAGTCGGCACGCTTAACTCGCCGTGGTTCGAGCTGTCCAGCCAGGTGGAGGACTCGAAAGCCATCAGCCAGGCGCTGCTGTGGTGGGCCGTGGCAGGCGGCACGACCACGGTCACGGTGCAGGGCAGCTTCGACGGGGTGACTGTGGACGCGGACCTGGCATACACGGTGACCAGCGGCACGCCGTTCAGCATCATCAGCCCGTACTTCCGGGTGAACGTGGTGCAGGCGGCGGCCGACGCGACCACCACCAAGCTGACGCTTATCGGGAGAATCTGACGGCGCCTCCTGCCGTCCCGCTGAGCCCCGGAATCCCCCTCCGGGGCTCAGTGCTTGCGGGCCGATAGCCCGGGCGTGTGGGTTCCGTGGAGGACTCTTCAGGCTGCGCTCCGGGACATGGAGCAGCGGCTTAACCGGCGGCTGTCACAAGTTGACAGCAGACTAGGAGCTGTTATGGCGGCGCAGGACGACATCAACGCGGCAGTCACCCAGATCCAGGCCACCATGACCGACGTGGGGACCCAGGTCACGCAGTTGGGCACTGACGTCACGAACATTAGGGCCGCCCTGGCGGCCCTTCCGGCGACCGTCGACACCACGGCGCTCAACGCTGCGGTTGCTTCGCTCGCGGCGACTCAGCAGAACCTGGACACGGCGGTCACCTCGGTTACGGCCATCGTGCCGGCGCCCGCGCCGTAGTTGCCGGCGGTCCTCCTGCCGTCCCCGCTGAGCCCCGGAGCCCGCCCTCCGGGGCTCAGTGCTTTCCTTGTATCCGATTAGACCGGGTAACCGCCTCACGGCGGCCAGGCCAGCCAGGTGGCTCCTGTGATAAGGAGCGGCGCAGGCCGGGCACCCGTTCGGGTGTCGCTGACACGAGGACCTGTCATCGACACGCCCGGAGGGGTGAGCCAAATTCCTGATATCAGCCTCCTTGAGCCTGTGGTCCTTCGCGGCGTTGTGGAGAAATTCGTAACGCCCGAGACCCTGATGCTCCTGAACCGCCTCGACCAGACGCCGTGGCCGTTCCCGAGCGCTACCTGGGACGTGGTGAAGGGCTCGCGCGCGGTCGCCAAGCCGAACGTGCCCAACTCCGAGGCACACATCATCAGCCGTCTCGGCCGCAGCCAGGAAAGCGCGAGCTTCATTTACCTGCGCGAGAAGAAGGTCTTCGAGCCCACCACCCTGCACTGGCTGCGGACGCCGGGCGAGATCGCCCGCATCAACGCCGAGCGCGCGGTGCTGCGGGAGATCAACGACCTCAACATGAGGTTCGACAATTTCGCGGAGTGGAGCTGCTGGCAGGCTCTGGGCGGCGGTATCCAGTACAACTACGCGGACGTCCAGGCAACGGTCGACTACAAGTTCCCGGCCTCCCACTTCGTCACCCCGGCCGCGCCGTGGGTCACGAACACCGCGCTGAAGTACTACACCACCGGCGGTGCCGGTGCTGGCACGCCGAACGACCCGACGGGTGCGACGCTCGGCCAGGCCAACACCCGGCTGAATGCCGGCACCAGCCCGACCATCACCTACGCCACGCCGGTCCAGATCATGGAGGACGTCCGGTCCTGGAAGCGGCTGCTGCAGGTGCACGGGCGCGTGCCGGCCAAGGAAGTCTTCGCCACCTCGGTCACCATGGCCGGCCTGATGGAGGCGTGGGTGTCCGCGACCCAGGCGTCCACCGTGTCGATTCCGGCGACCATGCTGAGCGACCGGATGAAGGACGAGTACTACTCGACCGGCCTGATGACCGGCTTCATGGGCCTCACCTGGAACACCGTCGAGCAGGTCTTCGAGTCCGACCTCGGCAACCTGACGTTTTTTGTGCCGGACGGCCAGCTCTACATGGGCAACTACACCGACCAGCGGCCGGTGGAGCTGCTGATTGGTCCGACCGCCGACGACGAGGCGCCCGAGGGCTTCACGGGCAAGTACGCCAAGACGTGGAAAGAGAAGGACCCGTCCGCGCGGCAGTACCTGCTCGAATGGCACATGCTGCCGATCGTGACCCGGCCGGAGCAGATGCTGGTCGCCACCAACATCATCGCCAACGCCGCCAGCCCGACCGTTCCTGCCGGTTACTGGGCTGGATCGGTTGGGAACGCTGCGGGCGGCGGCAATATCGACTAGCTCTTAGGCGGGCCCCGATTCTTGACTCTTGACAAGAATCGGGGCCTTTCCTATGATCACGTACCTTAAACGTTCCTGAAGTTTGCACGACCCGGATGCACGTGCACGCAGGTTGCTGCATCCTCGGACGTAGTAGTTAGCGTGCCGCGGCACGAGGGTTTTCCCCTCGGACCCGGCACCGGGAATGAGGGAGGGGCGGACGCCGCCATCCGGGAGACCGGGTCCAGGCCACGACCCAGTACGAGCCTGCGGGACCGAAGCAGGGCCGCGAGTCGTCCCTCCCGATTTCGGGTCATTCTCACCCAACTCATAGGAGCAGTCATGTTCAGTAACAGCCAGGGTGCCGCTATCGCCCCCGCCGCCGAACTCGACACCGAAGCGGGCTTCGGCCTGGACCGGCGCATCACCAGCGCCGGCGCCTTCCCGGTGAGCAGGTAAGCACGGGGGAGTCACTGCAAAAGGGGCCCGGGTCGCAAACCGGGCCCCTTTTGCGTGCCCTGCCGCCGATTCCTCCCGCATGGCAGGACTTAGCGGCCAGCAGGTCGTCGTCGATGTGGTGGCCGCTTCCGAGCGGCTGCGCCCCAGCAGGTCAGCCGACGTTCCAACGGAACAGGCCCGTTCGTTGGAAGTTGCCTCTGACGCTCCAACGGAGATTGCCCGGTGCGCACTGGGTCACGAGAACCACCCCGACTCCCGGTTCTGCGCCGCCTGCGGGCTGCCGATGGGCGCCGCCCTCCCGGTGGCCGGCGAGCTGATGCGTCCCCGCCCCGCCGGGGAGCTGACCCCTGCCGAGCGGGCCGAGCGCGACCGCCAGCACGCCGAGGCGATGGCCGCCGCCGCGCAGTTTGAGGCCGCTCCGCCGTCCTACGTTCCCGCCGAGGGCGAGGCGGTGCTCATCCACTTCGTGGCCGACGGGCTGACCGCGTTCGGCGCGGTGTGGTACCGGGGGCAGGAGCTGGAGATCGGGCCGAACCACCCGCGCTGGGCAGAGGCCCTGGCGTGGATCACCCTGAACCGCTGGCAGCAGATCGAGCGGTGGGGGGTGCAGAAGTTCGACTTCGGCCCGTGGCCCGGGCGCCGCTCGTATACCGAGGCACTGGGCAGCTTCGAGCAGCTGGCGGGCACCGACCCGCAGGGCAACAAGGTCGCGTTCGCCGGCCCGTCCGAAGAGCAGCTCCGCCAGGCGGACCTCGCCGAGCAGCGCCGCGGCCGGGCAGTCCCCGCTCCGGCGTTCGGCTAGACGATTGCACAGCCTGTAGCCGAAGACAAACCAGAGGCAGCCGGCTACCCGGCGACAGGAGTGCCAGTGGCGCAGGAGCGAGGGGCCGGGCGCGAAGCCTTCGGCCTGAACGTCGGCCTAGGCCACGCGGAAAGCGGCGGGCACCGTACCAATTTTCTGGTGGAGAAGTGGGATCTCGACCAGATCAAGTGGGCCACGCGCAAGGACTATGACGGCCAGCGGCTGATTCGGCCCGGCGTGGAGCCGATCGCTGCCGACTTCGCCCGGCTCAAGTGCAAGCCGTTCGAGAGTGTCCTCGCTGAGGACTGCAACAACATCCAAGACGCGGGCTGGCAGATGCTCATGAACGGCGTCGCCGGTTCGGCGGTGACCAAGTTCGCCAGCGGCGTGGGGCGCATCGGCCTGGGTTCCGGGGCGTACACGGCGGGCAACTACGCGGACACCGGGCTCACCTCCGTCACGAACATCACCGGCAGCAACTGGAAGCCGCTTAATGCGACCCCCACGGTGTCGTCCACGCACACAGGGGGCCTGATCTTGGGGGCGCAGTTCGCCACCACTGAAGCTAATGACTCCACTGGCAGCGGCATCACAGAGTTCGGCGTGGACCTGGGGACAACCGCGACAGGCCCGTTGGCGACGATCCAGACGGCTCCGTTCTTCTCTCACGGGGCATGCGCGGCGGGGCAGAAGACATCGGTGCAGACCTGGAACGCCACCGTCACTTACACCTGGACATGAGGATGGCACCATGATGACCTGGAACGCCCCCGTCACCTACACGTTCATCTGACAGGCGGCGGTCATGTCGAGTTACACGAACACGTGGCCGGAGCTGCTGTACGAACTCCCGGCACCTGTCATAAAGAACAACTACACAGCGCAGGCGGTCATCTCCGCCGCTGCCTCCACGTCGGTGCCCCGGTGCATTATCCCGGCTAACTACTTCAGCCAGGTCGGCAAGGCGCTGAAGATCATGGCGGCGGGCACGGTCGGGGGAGGGGCAGGCACCGCAACGTTCGCCTTCGCAGGCGGGCTCGACGTGGCGGCGGGCACGATCGGGGGTGTCGGCGGCGCAACCCTGTTCACCACGGGTACGATCACCCCCGCTACAGGTACCTCCAACTGGGACCTGACTGGTGACATCACCTGCCAGGCGGTCGGCAATGCCGGCACGACCATCCAGTTCAACGGGGCTGTGCGGGTGTCGGGTACGACAGCGAATGCTTTCGGCACCGCCTACAACGCGGCCATCCTCTCTAACTCCCTTACTGCGCTGAACAACGAGATCAGCCTGTTCCTGGAGCTGTGGGGCACATGGTCTGTGGCTAGCTCAAGCAACACGACCACGCTTCAGCAGTTCAAGGTGTACGGAGAGAACTAGCCGCCCCTTCGCGGTGAGAACTAGCTGAGGGGGTGCGGCTGTGGCCACACAGCCGGGCAGCGCGGCATGGAGGCGCCGGCACCGGAGGACTCAGCAGGTCATAACTCCGCCCGCAGTCTCGGCCGCGGTCGGAGTCCCGCTCGCCGAGACTGGCACGGGCGCGGATGTTCTGGATGTTTCACAGGTCGGTATCCCGCTTACCGATACCGGAGCCGGAACCGATTCCCTGGCGTTTACCCAGCCAGCGCCCCTAGCTGACTCGGGAGCCGGCTCCGACACGCTCGGGGTGATGCCGAGCCTGGCGGAGGCCGGGGCCGGGGCTGACAGCCTGACGGTCACGGGCGTGACGACCGTTCCCCTGACCGAATCAGGCACCGGCTCGGACGCGCTAGGGGTCCTGCCCGGCCTGACGGAGGCGGGATCTGGGGCCGACGCCTTCACGGCGACCCAGCCGGTACCGCTCACCGACAGCGGCTTGGGCGCGGATGCGCTGACCCTGCTGCAGGCTGTGTCACTCGCCGAAGCCGGGGCCAGCACCGCCTCACTCGGGGTGATGCCGGGGCTGGCCGACAGTGGCTTGGGCGCGGATGCGCTGACCCTGATGCAGCCTGTCTCACTCACCGAAGCCGGAGCCGGGGCCGCCGCGCTCGGGGTGATGCCGAGTCTCGCCGAAGCCGGCACAGGCACAGACACGCTCGTCACGTCCCAGACCGCGGCGGTCAGCCTCACTGAAGCCGGGGCCGGGTCCGCCGCGCTCGGGGTGATGCCCGGCCTGGCCGACAGCGGCGCGGGTGCCGATGTCCTGGTCACCTCGCAGGTCGCGGCGACTAGCCTCGCTGACGCGGGCCAGGGTACCGATGTCCTGGCCGTCGGCCAGGTGGCCGTGTCACTGGCCGACCTGGGGTCCGGGACGGACGCTCTCGCCATTCCGGCGCAGGCCCTGGGGCTGGCTGACGGCGGCGCCGGCACTGACATGTTGTCGGTCGGGGGAACCAGCAGCCCGCAACTGAGTGATTCAGGGTCCGGGGCGGACACCCTGGCGGTGTCTTCGGCGGCGCCTCTGGCTGATGCCGGCTCCGGGCTGGACCATCTGGCCGTCACGGTGGCCGTGGCCCTGACTGACGCCGGCCAGTCGGCTGAGCAGTTCCTGGCCGGACTGACCGTCCGGCTGCCCGACTCTGGGGCCGGCACGGAGTCTCTCCAGTTGGCCGTCCTGGTCACTCTGGCTGACAGCGGAGCCGCCGCGGAGCAGCTAACGGTCGGACAGCTGCTGCTAGCAGACTCCGGGGCCGCCGCCGACGAGCTTGCCCTGGTCAGGGCCCTGGCCCTGACCGATACCGGGCTGGCGCAGGATGTTCTCGCTGTCACCGGCAACAGCCCTGGCCAGTCCGGCTCTGTCGGGGTAGCCAACGCCGCCCCGCACCTGCAGTCCGCTAACGCCGCCCCGCACCTGCAGTCCGCCAACGCCGCCCCGCGGGCGCAGCCCGCCAATGCCGCGCCGCAGGTGCAGCCCGCCAATGGCGCGCCGCAGGTGCAGCCCGCCAATGCCGCGCCGCAGGTGCAGCCCGCCAATGCCGCCCCGCACGTGAGACCGGAGAACAGCACATGAGCACGAACACCTACATAGCCGGGACGCTGGTCCGCGAGACCGGCAACTTCTTCGACCTGAACGGCGAGGCGGCGGACCCCGCTGCCGTCACCCTGCAATACCAGGCGGGCGCGGCCGGGGCCGTGACCACGGTCACCTATGCCTCCGCGCAGGTGATCCGGCAGTCGACGGGCGTCTACTACTACGACATCGACACCAGCGGGTGGGCAGGCCCGGGAACCGTGCTCTATGCCGTCCAGTGGCTCGGCACCGGGGAGGTGCAGGTGGTCGGCGCGGACTACTTCGAGGTCGCCGCGCCGCCGATTCCACCGGCATGAGCGGCGGCGAGCACACCGAGCACGAGGACCACGGGTGGGACATTAACATCCCCGACCACCCGCCCCGCACGGACTCCGAGGAGTACAAGGCCTCGCGGGCCAGGTTGCACGAGCTGGCCGGCAGTGGCACCTACTACGGTGCCCCGCCCATCCAGGACCACCACGGCGGCGGCCTGTGGCTGAAGGACGGGCAGGGTTGGTTCTTCGTCCGCAACCTGGCTGGGATCGAGTGGAGTGCTCAGTTCTGCGCCGATCCGGAGCGCGTCGACCTGCTCCGCCAGAACGCGCGCAGGCTGTACGCCGCCTTCCCCGACGCGGTGGCCGAGCTGGGCATCCGCGATCTGCTCGACACCCCCGTCACCGACGCGGCCGGGGTCGCGCAGTGGACCGACAGCATCTGCAACGCCAGCGTGCCGATGCCTGCCAACGTGCACTCCGGTGTGTTGCCGCGCGGCGCCGGGGTGCACCACTACCCGTCGCCCATCGTCGAGATCGAGACGTTCAAGCAGGCTGACTTCAACCTGTTCGTCACCGACAGCGAGGGGCACCAGGTGGCGGTGGTGCCGGTCGCGCCGCGCGGGTCCGGCGACCGCCGGGTGCAAGTGCTGTGGGCCAACGTGGGCAGCCCGGTGCACGCCATGCACATGGCCGCCCGGGCAGACGGCGAGGCACTGATTCTGCCGGCCAGCCACGAACTGGCCCGGCTGGCTTTCGCGGGGCAGTCGTGAGCGCCCGGTCGATGGCGTGGTACGCCGAGAACAGGGAACGGCGCCAGGCCGCCATGCGGGCCTACGTAAAGGCGCAGACCATGCTGGCGCAGCGGTACCCGGACGAGCGCCGTCAGGCGTACGCGGACGCACGCCAGGCCGGGGCGACCAGCCACAAGGCCGGCGCAGACGCGTACGCCGCTGTCCGGAAAGCTCACCTGCCCGAGTTCCGGATGCTGCTGACCGGGCTGCGGAGCCCGTCGTGACCTGGCCGGTACCGACTGCGGCGGAGCTGGCCGACTTCTCCGGCCGGCCGCTGGCCAGCTACACCAGCTACGTCAACTCCGCGCTGCTGCAGGCCGCCCTGATGTTCACCGTCATGGCCGAACTGAGCGCTGACGACTACGCCGGGATGGCACCCGACTTCCAGCTGCTGGCCAATATGGGCATCATGGCCATGGGCGACTACATCTACCTGCGCTTCCCCTACCAGCAGGTGCTCGCCAACCCGCTGGAAAGCGAGTCGATCGGGTCCTATTCCTACGCCAAGCCGGACCAGGAGATCGCCCGCAACGCCCAGGCCATCGAGGTCAAGGCGGAGCAGACGGGCATCCAACTGTTCGACCTGGCCGTCCGGCGGCTCGCCAAGCGCCAGGCGCTGGCCGGCGTCTTCTTCGGCCAGATCACCGGCTTTGAAAAGCGCGCCCGCAGCGACGAGGTCTGGATTCACTTCGACGAGCACACGCAGCGCACGGAGCTGGTCGGCCCGGCCGACCACGACCAGTTCGACACGAACATGTTCTCGATCAGTGCCGAGAGCTTCCCAGCTGACCCTGGTTAGACGTAGCAGTCAGCATGGCTGATATCTACAAGGAACTGGCTAGCGCCATCTCAGGCGGGAAGCCTGAGCGGGTGACCATTCAAGAACGGCGCACTGCCAAGGAAGCCTTCTGGCGGGCTTTCGGCCAGGTTGTGGAACTGCCGGGCAACGAGGGGCTGGCCAGCGCTCTGCGGGCAGTGGCCCCGAAAGAGCCCGGCCTCCAGTTCGCGAACCTGGAGTGGCGGTCACGGTGGAACGGGGCCGACGCGGTCGCCTCTTACAGCCAGGACGGCCCGGCCGTCTTCGCCACCGGCTTCATGGGCGTGCTCAAGTTCCGCCTCGACCGCCCCGACGACGTCAAGGCCATCGTCAACGCGGCCCGCCAGTTCGCCGACATGGTGGAGCAGGCTCAGCGCGAGTTCGACGGCATATGCGACCGCTGCAATAAGCGCCCGGCACCGCGCTGGTCGGGCGAGATATGCAAGACGTGTGACCCGGTTCAGCTGTGCCAGGGCTGCTTTGACCTGCACACGGCGGAAGTAGCCGCCGATGCTGCAGACGACGCACAGGCCGCAGGAGCATGACAGAACCACGCCGCCGGCTGCTGGTCACCGGCTCACAGGACTGGGACGACTGGGAGGCTGTCCGCCGTCCGTTGAAAGCGCTGTGGGATTTCGACCCAGACATACTGCTGGTCTCCGGCGGGTGCCCGCGCGGCGCCGACCTGATGTGCGAGACCTTCTGGACCGAGTACCTGGGCGGCGACATCGAGCGGCACCCGGCTGACTGGTACCCCCGCGGGACGTACGACAGCACGGCAGGCATCCGCCGCAATGAGATGATGGTCCGCCTCGGCGCGTGGGGCTGCCTGGCTTTCGGGCTGCCGTGCGAGCGCGAGGCCTGCCGGGGCAAGGCCCCGAACCCGGGGTGGCCGTTTCACGTTACGCACGGCACCGGGCACTGCGCTCGCTATGCTGAGTCCTGCGGCATTCCGGTCAAAAGGTTCACGCCGATCCTGGCGATATGAGCAGATCGGTTCGCGAGCACCTGACCGTACGGGACTGGTGGTGCTTCCTGGCCCCCTCAGGCTGGGCTACCGACTGGTATTTCCCTGAGGGCGTGCACGGCAAGGTGTGGAATTTCCTCCACGGCTACGGATGGCAGGTGATGTGATGTACCGAGGAGCCACAGAGCACGGCCTGCTGTGGAGACTGGGCCGCGACCTGCTGTTCATGGCTGCTGCGGCAGGCGTCTTCTCCGCGCTGTTCATCCTCGGCGACCTGCTGTTCTACGGCCGGGTGAACTGGTGAGGGACCCGCTGCCGCCTGGCGTGAAGCAGAAGGTCGCCAAGCTGTCACTGGTGATGCAGTACCCGGACGGCTACACCGTGCTGGTTGACGGCGAGGACCTGTACGCCGAGGCGTCTTTCCCGCTTGCCCTCGGGCCTGACGTCGAGGTGCAGGGTCTTCGCGACATATCCCTGGCACCTTCGGTCTTCGAGACCAGGAAGCTGGTCCTGGAGGTTACGCTCGTGCGGGACAAGCTGACCGCTGACCCGGTGCTCACCGTGAAGACCCTGTTCCGGACTGAGGACCCGTCCTCCGATCACTAGGACGTGACGACCCCGCAGCCTTACGTCCCGTTCGCCCCGGGCCAGGGCGGCCTGCGGATGTTCTACACCTCCACCTGCCAGGTGCTCCGCCTCGACCCCACGCTCGGCGCGGGCGGCGGCATGACGTTCTCCTGGGACCCGGTGGCCACCATCGTGGACCCGATCTTCAACCAGCCGGGCCTGCTGAAGTGCCGCCTGGACCTGACGTTCCTGCGGCCGGGCAAGGACCAGCCCGCCCCCATCGTGGCCGGGCGGGCACCGGACCGGGCGGGGGTCTGCTTCTTTGACCTGGCGACCGACGTGAACGGGGTGCCGCTGGTGGTCGCGGGCGACCGCCTGCAGGCCGTGGCCGGCCCGATCTTCGGGACGTTCGAGATCCGCCTGATTCCCGACGTGGCGCAGGACCTGACCGGCGCGCACCACGTCGAAGTACAGGTGGTGGAGGTCAGCCAGATGCTGAAGCCGGGCTCGCCGCAGCCGTTCCCCGGGACGGCACCGTGAACGGGCCTGTCCTGGTCGCCGCCCCGCGGTTCCGCGAGGCTGAGTTGTGGGCCCGTCGGCAGGGCCTGCAGCGCACACAGTGGCGGTACGCCTCGGGGCCTGAACACCTTCTCGGGCTGCACCACGGTACCGTCGCGATAGTCAACGGCTACTGGCTGGGTCAGCAGAATGTCTGGGAGGCGGAGCTGCGCGTGCTGGAGGCGACCGGCACCACGGTCGTGCGAGGCAGCACCTAATGGCTGAGTACTTCGTTGTCTACCTGAACGGCGCCGGCGAGGAGCTGGACCGCCTCGCCCGCGGCCCGGACAGCCGCACCATCGCCGACATGGAGGCGGCCCTGCTGCTGGGCTACGCCATCACCGAGGCGCGGGTGCACGTCATCACCGGCTTTTTGAAGGAATCCGGGCACCCGCGGTCGGACTTCGACAAGTTCACCTGGTCGGGCGAGATCGACTACGCGCGCTACCCCGGCATCTTCGAGCTGGCCCGCGGCGACGCGCCGACCAAGTACCACCCCGAGCCCGGCCGCCACTACTTCTTCGACCCCGGCGGGCACGAGTTCGAGAAGGGCGTCCGGCAGGCGTTCTGGAACTGGGTGACTGACTACAAGGGCGGCGTGGCCCCGGACGGCGGGCTGCCCTGGAAGAGCGGCGGCGATTAGCCGTGCATGGACGACGTCGCCAGTGGAGCCGTAAAGTACCTGGCCGGCTTCAGCGACGTCACCTCGCTGCTCGGCTCGTACCCCGGCTCTGACCCCAGGCCCAGCTTCGCCGGCCGGCCCTGGCTGTTCTCCGACAACAGCCAGGGCGTGCTCAAGGTCATGGAGGGCACGTCGGCCGCGGCGCTGGTGTTCTCCGACTTCGGCGGCTGGGAGGCGCCGGCGCCGCTGGCTACCGCCCGGTTCCGCAGGCTGCGCGTGGACGTCTGGGTGGACCCGGCGCGCGACGCCCAGGCCAACGTCACCGAGACGTCCTCCATCACCGCCAACCGCGGGCTGGCCGTGTTCAACGCGGTCCAGTTCCGGCTGCAGCGCACCGACCCGGACGCGGTGCTCTGGGGCGACATGGTCACCATCGGCTGCCAGCTGCTGACCGACATCGGCCCGTTCCTGCCGGTGACCGACGGTGACTGGCTGCTGCGCGGCACCGCCTATTACGGGGTCGAATACAGCGGCTGGTCGGATGCGACCGAATAGTTACCTGCGGGCGCGTCATCAGCGCTGCCCTGCCCAGTGTGAGAACTGCCTGAGTCCACGGGAGCCTGCAGGGGGTGGTGCTGGTGCAGTCTGACCAGCCGCTAAACGGAAAACTGTCTATCCGTTATCCTTACATCAGCAACAGTGCTGATGGAGGTGTTACGTGGGCCGATGGCCAGACCGTGACTGCGGGGGATGCGGTACCAGCTTCACCCCCCAGGGTCCGGCACAGAGGTACTGCCGGCCTGATTGCACCCCGGCCACGCTGGTGTGTTACCAGTGCCAGGAAGAGCGCTCGCGCGACGAGTTTTACCGCAAGTCCAGCGGCTCGCTCATGTCTCCCTGCAAGGTCTGCCGACGTGGCTACGCCAAGGACCTGCGCGATTCCTGGGATGCTGACCGGCTGGCGCAGGACAATCAGTTGCACTGGGAGAACGGGCTACGCCGAAAGTTCCACATCACTCCCGCTGATTACTGGCAGATGCTGGCTGAGCAGGACGGCCGGTGCAAAATCTGCCGTCGGACTCCCGAGGAGGCGGCTAACTCGCGGACGGCCCGCTTCGCCGTGGACCACGACCGGCGGTGCTGCCCAGGCGATTCCTCGTGCGGTAAGTGCGTACGAGGGCTCCTCTGCACGAAGTGCAACGGCTCGCTCGGCTGGTTCGAGCAGTTCGCATCTGAAGTCCTCTCCTACCTGGGAGGGCTGAGCAATGCCGTCGTCGGATCACCCTCTCCGGGTCCTGATCAAGTCCCCATTTAGCAAGTTCAGCGGCTACGGCAATGACGGTTTCGGGCTGGCCCGCGCGCTGCACCAGTGGGGCTGCGACGTCTACCTGCAGCCGCTCTGGCTGGACGTGCCTATCCCGCGGGACATGCTGCCGCTGTTCGCCAAGGAGCTGCGCGCCCCGTTCGACCTGCTGGTCAACCACTGGGACCCGAGTCACCTGGGCATCACGCCGGAGGCCCGGCAGTGCAGCCGGGTGGCGGTGGCCTGGACCATGTGGGAGTTCGCCGGCGGGCCGGGCAAGGACGGCAAGGGCGTGTCCGGCCTGGTGCCGCACTGTGACCAGCGGTCCAAGCTGCGGAACACGCTGCGCTGGTTCGACCTGGTGCTGGGCTACGACCCGGTGTCGCTGGACGCGCTGGAGCCGTACATCCCGGCGAAGGTGCACCGCGGCATCCTGCAGGGCGGCTACGACGCGAGCGAGTGGAAGCGCACCGAGCGCGACTGGTTCGGCGACCGCTTCGGGTTCATCATGCACGGCGCCCTCAACGACCGCAAGCAGCCCTGGACGGCGATCCAGGCATTCAACGAGCTGAAGTTCGAGAAGGGCGCCGAGTTCGAGGGCGCCACCCTCGCGCTGCACACCAGCGCCCCCGGCAAGCTGTTCCCCGAGCTGAACGAGCCGTTCAAGCCGCAGAAGATCCGGGTGTTCGTGGAGGCGTTCGACAAGCCGACACTGGACGACTTCTACGCCTCCGCGCACTGCCTGCTGGCGCCCAGCCGGGGCGAGGGCAAGAACCTGCCGGCCCTGGAGTTCATGACCACCGGCGGGGTGGTGGCCGGCACCAACTTCGGCGGCCACACCATGTGGATGAACGGGGACTACGCCTACCCGCTGGATTACACCCTGACCCCGACATTCGAGGACAAGCCATGGGCCGCGCACGACGCCCGGGTGTCGGTGGAGCACCTGAAGGACGTCATCTGGCACATCTACACCCACCGCGGCGAGGCCCGGCAGAAGGCCGAGCTGGCCGCCCAGACCATTCCCAAGATGTGCGACTGGCCGGTGGTGGTGGAGAGCCTGTTCCGCCGCATCGGCGACCAGGTGACCGGGCCGGGGCCGGAGGTGGCCGCGCAGGCGTTCGCCTGCCGGCGCGAGCCCGAGCCGGGGCCCGGGGCCCTGCTGCGCCCGTGAGCACGGTCATCGTCACCTGGATGGACGGGAAGCAGGAGACCTACCGGACCCAGCGGTGGGAGATCCGGGACGGGGAGCTGCGCCTGTGGTCACCGAACGACACCGGCACGCCGAACCGTCATATCCCGCTGGCCGGCGTCCGGATCTGGACAGAGGAGCGGTGACCGCGGTGGTGGAAGAGGTCGAGGTCCGCTGCCCGGTCCCGACGGAGCTGCCAAGCGGCCACTGCATCCCGGGCAAGCTGCTGCTGAAGCTGCGGCTGTCCGGCGAGATCCCCAGCTACGTCTACCCGGACAACCTGATCGAGCTGGCGTGCGAGGACTGCCGCACCCGCCTGCGTAAGCGCGGAGTCAGCGTGAAAAGGGTGCTGCACCGCTTCGACCTGGCGGGGACGCTCGTGGAGACACTGACTGACGGCGCGGTGATATAGATGTAGCCTCGCCTCCGGAGGTGGGTTTTTAATGAACGAAAAGAGGCGTGGCCTGCGGCTGGTCTCAAAGAGCTTGAGCCGGTCGGACGCGCAGGAGCTGCAGGGGGAGCTTGACCAGATCCCCAACGACCAGGTGGTGTGCCGGGCGGGCCGGCACCAGTTCGCGCTAGATGACTGGGAGATCGGCGCGCCGGTGCCGCCCACTGTTTACGCCGAGACGACGGAGGGCGGGCGCTACCTCCTGGTCGACCTGTGCCCCCGGTGCACGACGCGGCGGATCATCGAGACCCAGCCGGACGGCGGCCTGGACGGCGACCTGCGGACCTGGCTCCTGTACCCGAGAGGATGGCACTCGATTCCGATGGAGCTGCCCCACGGGCGCCGCGTGCTGCGGCGCGAGCGGTTCCGCCGCAGCATGCCGCAGGTGCGGGCGCTGCTGCGGACCGCCGGCCCGCGCGCGGCCGAAGAGCCCGGCCGCCGGTCGTACTCCGCCCGGTTCAGCGGGTAGGGAGCCTCAGTGCCTGGTATGCGGTTCGCCCCGCCGGAGCTTCACCGCGAACGGCAGGGCAAAGAGCGGCCCGCCGTCTGGTACGTCATCTGGCTGGGCGTGCCGCATGCTGAGGGCAGCGTCATCATCGGCCGGTCCAAGCGGCTGCGACGGCACCGGGAGCACCGCTTTTTCCCTGAAGGCGGCGGTCCCTGCCGGGAGATCGTCGGCCACATCGAGGGCATGGAGTGGCTGCTGAAGGTGCACAAGAACGCCGCCGCGCCCGATTAGGGGGGCGTGCACCGCGCCTCACCTGCCAACTGGCCCGCCCCCGTCGTGCTGGCCCAGCCGCGTCCCGGGGACTTCTGCTGCAAGCCCATCAGCGGCCCGGTCGGCGTCGGCATCACCGTCGGCCAGTGGCTGGACGGCGACCGCTTCCAGTTCTACGACCACACCGAGATTTACGTGGGGCAGGCGGACGACGCCGGCCCGTACGGCTACACGGTCAGCACCTACCCGAACGGGTCCGGCAAGCGCGCGCTCCCGTGCCAGCCGGCCCAGTTGCCGGGCTCACTGTGGTCTTCCGGCCTGATCGACCTGACCGGCACCCAGCGGGTGGACATCACCGACTGGGCGCTGGCGCATCAGAACATCGACTACGCGTTCATCGACTACGGCGCGCTGGTGCTGCACGCCCTGCATGTCCCCGCCCCGGGCCTGCGTGCGTTCATCGCGGGCACCGGGCACATGATCTGCAGCCAGTACGTGGACGCGGCCTACCGGCTCAACGGGGTGGAATTGTTCCCCGATAAGCGCTGGGAGGGGTACGTAAAGCCAGGTGATTTGGCCAAGCTCCTGCAGAGCCGCATCCCCGGCGACCACGCTGTTTCCCTGCGCTCGTAACGATTGCAGTGTTAGCGTCACCCAAAACCGCACCTGACTGCCAGACAGCAGGGTCCGGCGCCTCCCTGACCCTGAGGCGCGCGCTGGTACGGAATGGCACGGGCATCCTCGTCTGGCTGGGAGACCCGCATGCCAGCACCGCGCCACGCGCGCCCGTCACGCCGCCGTCCGTTCGCCGCCCTCGGTGTAACCGCCCTGGGCGCCAGTGCCATCGCCATCCCGCTCACTTCGCAGGGCGGGACTCCGACGGTCAAGACCATCATCGAGCCCGCGCACGACACCACGCACGTGCAGGCCGCCTCCCCGGTGACCGTGGCGCGGGTCGCGGAGGCGGCCCGCTACCTGGTCCGCCCGGGCGACACCCTGTGGAAGATCGCCGGGCGCGTGTGCGGGGACCCGTACGACTACCTGGCCCTGGCCTACAACAACCGCGTCCGCAACCCGGACGCGATCTTCGCCGGGCAGGTACTGAAGGTGGCCTGCCAGGCCGCGGCAGCCGCCGTCGCCGCGGCGTACCCGCCCCCTGCGACCGCCAGCCAGCCGGTGAGCCCGCCCGCTAGCCCGCCGGCCAGTTCGCCGCCCCAGCAGCCTGTTCAGGCCGTGCAGGCTCCGGTGCTCACCGCGGCGAGCGGGACGTTCGGCTGTGCGGCCCTGGAGGCGCTGTGGGAGGGCGCCGGAGGCAGCCCGGGGGAGGCGTCCACGGCTGCTGCGATTGCCATGGCGGAGTCCGGCGGCAACCCGAATGCCGTCAGCCTCACCGACGACTACGGCCTGTGGCAGATCAATGCCTCCAACGGCGCACTGGCCACGCTCAGCCCGTCGGGCAGCGCGCGGTCCGCAGTTGTCCTGTCGCACGACGGCACCGACTGGTCACCGTGGACCACTTACACCAGCGGCGCCTACGAGGGCCGCTGCTAATCCCTGGCTAGCCTCCGATCGGAAGGGCGGACCCGGAACCTGGGCCCGCCCTTTCGTCGTTCCTGGAGGCATCATGCCGCGCACGGCCGGAAAGTACGGACGCCAGCCTTTCGATCCGAGCAAGAAGCGCCTGACCCTGGAGAAGTACCTGGACCCGCGGTCGCAGCTCAGCCGCCACGGCCTGCCGCCGGTGCCGCTCACGCAGGACGTGGACCGGGCCAGCAAGGTGTCCTCCTGGCCTATGTACCTCAACGACCAGCTGGGCGACTGCACCATCGCCGCTGTCGGCCACATGTTCGGGGCGTGGTCGCGGTACGCCCGCGGCACCGAGGTGCTGTTCTCCGACAACCAGATTCAGACGGTCTACTCGCGCGTCGGCGGCTACGTGCCGGGCGACCCGGACACCGACAACGGCTGCAACATGGCCGAGGTGCTCGCCGACCTCAAGGCGCACGGGATGACCGACACCCACGGCCACGTGCGCAAGGTGGCCGGCTTCGCGGCGTTCGGCAACCCGGCCGACGAGACGCTGCTCGGCCAGGTGCTCGACGTGTTCGGCACGGTGTACGTCGGCATCAACTGCCAGGCGTCCATCCAGACGGAGTTCGCCGAGGGCCGGCCGTGGACCTGGACGCCGGGCGAGCCGGTTGAGGGCGGCCACGCCATCTGCCTGCAGCGCCGCCTCGGCTCGGGCAGCGCGCCGCTGGAGTACGTCACCTGGGGCGCGCTGCAGCCGGCGACGACCGGCTTCCAGGCTGGTGCGGCCGAGGAGGCCTGGGCCGTGGTCACCGACCTCTGGCTGGAGGCCAACGGCACCACGGTGGAGGGTCTGGACCTGCAGCAGCTCCTGGCGGACATGGCGTACGTCTAGCCCGCAGCCAGCCCTACGGACGGCAGTCTCTGAATGACCTCCACGGATTTCATGGCCATCCTCGCCACGGTTGCCGTGGCGGGGGTCGGGGCGGTGACCGGGCTCGCCTCGTACCTCAGCATGCGCCGCGCGGCGCACGGCAAGGTGGACACGTCAGAGGCTGCCGTCCTGTGGCAGCAGTCGCAGGCCATCCGGGAGATGCTGCTCACGGAGAAGACCAAGGCCGAGGAGCAGCGCGACCGCCTCATCGATGCCTACACCACCCAGGTGTTCCCGGCGCTGACGGAGATCAACACCACCGTCCGGAGCATGGCTGACACGGTGGCCGACATGCTGCGCCTGCTGCGCGAGATGCGCTCCGCGGAAGGAGGCGGGCATGAGGCTGCTGCCGTGGCGCCGCCACTCGAAGCTCCGGCCGGTCAGCGCTGAGCACGGGAAGGTCATGTCCGATTTGAAGGACAAAGATCGGGTTATCGATGACCTGCTGCAGACGGCAGATGATCTGGTGAGCGAGCTGCGGGTGTCGCTCAGCCAGGCAGCGGACTCGCTGCGCAGGTCCGCTGCAGGGGGGGACGACGATGACCGCGGATGAGGGGCTGCCGCCTGCGGATGTCCTGGGTCGGCTGGAAAACCTGAGCCGGGCGCTGGACGGGGTGGCTGCCCGGCTGCAGGAGGTATCCATCTCCGGACGGCAGACTCGGCGCCTGGCTGTCGGGCTGGCTGTCTCTTTCGCCCTCGACATCGTGCTCACGGTGGTGGTCACCATGCTGTCGCTGAGCGCGCTGAGCCAGGGCGCCACCATACACGCCTCCCAGCTGTCGGCCTGCTCCATCGGCAATCAGACCCGGGTGCAGGAGCAGCAGCTGTGGGCCTACCTGTTCCAGTTGGGCGGCGGCGTGAAAACCCCCCAGCAGCGGCAGGCCCTGGCCTACATCCAGAAGACGTTCGCCCCGGTGGACTGCGCCGCGCTCTACAAGAACTAGCCCGCCGATTAGCCCTGCTGAAAGACCAACGGTCTAGCAGGAGGTCGCGCGACCATGCCCACCGCCAGCAACACTTTCGCCGGCACGCCGTTCGAGGGCTTCTCGCTGTCGCACGCGGCCATCCTGGACGGAACGTCTGGCGCCGAGACGGCCACCGTCTACGGCGTCCGTAACGGGACGATCAGCACTGACCAGGGGAACTTCGAGAACACGGGCGACGACGTCGTCCTGTCCGAGCACTTTTGGATCAACTTTGCGAACGTGACCATCGAAGAGGGCTTCATCCCCTTCTCGACGATCGCGTTCATCACCGGCACGACCGTGACCTCCAGCGGCGCCGCGGGGGCGGACTACTACGCCATCCCGCTGTGGACCCTGAACAGCATGAACCAGGTCACCCGCCCGCTGGCCATCCGGGTGCCCGCCAAGGACGCCGGCGGCAGCATCCGCACCCTGGACTTCGTCCTCTACCGTGTGCAGTTCCAGCCGTTCAACTTCACCGGCCCGAGCTACAAGACCGGCCTGAGCTGCAGCATCGCGGGCCGCGCGCTGTTCTCGCAGACCAACGAAGTCGGCGCCACGCTGTCCACCCTCAACACCCAGGGCATGCAGATCGGCCGCCTGATCTCCTGGCCGGGGAACCAGGTCGGCGCGTTCACCGCCGAGCCGTTCCAGTCGCTAGCCATCTAACCCTGGCCGCTTGACTGCGGTACAGTAGGCGCTGAGAGTAGTGATCGACGCCTGACCAGACGGCCCGCTCCACGGGGACTTGTTCGCCAGACATAACCCGGAGCGGGCCGTTTGCGTTGCCCGCCGATTGTCCGGGCGACTACCTCAGAGCCCCCGGGAGGGCCACGTGCCGGACGATTCCGAGCTGGACCGCATCGACCCGCAGCCAGCCGAGTGCAAGCTGTCGACCGGCTTCACGGTCGAAGTGCTGCGGATGCGCACCCGCCAGTTCTTCCGCCTGCTGCGCGTGCTCACCCACGGGGCCGGCCCGGCGCTGACCCAGACGCAGCTCAACTTCCAGGACGACCCCGCGGAGTTCGGCCAGAAGCTGCTGATGCTTATCGCCATGTCGATCCCCGACGCCGAAGGGGAAGCCATCGCCTTCCTGGCGTCGATGTGCCGCCCGGCCGGCATCGTCGACAAGGCCGCCTCCCAGTTGACCAAGCAGGAGAGCGAGGCCAACCAGGCGCTGTGGTCCCAGTTCGGCGAGGAGCTGCATAACCCGGAGCTGGAAGACGCCTTCGACCTGATCGAGGTCATCGTCCGCAACGAGGCCCCGGAGCTGCAGGCCCTGGGAAAAAAGCTCCAGCGGACGATCGAGATGTTCCGCAAGACGGGTCAGGACAAGGCGCCGGCGGAGCCGGAGGCGTCGGTGCAGGAACTCAACTCGCCGGCTCGTTCGCGGCGGCGTTCGACGTCCTCAGCCACGAGTACGGATGGACCGACGATTACATCCTCGACCTCTACGTCTGCCGTCTGAGGCAGGTCCTGGAGGCTGCCACCGCGCGGCGCGACCGGGAGCACAGGTCGCGCCTGAAGGTGGCCGAGTGGCAGGTCAAGACGATATGCAGCTTCATCGGAGCGCAGGCGATGGTGGACACCGAGAAGCACGGCGGGCGTAACCCGCTGGTGGAGCTGGCGGCGTCCCTCGACATCTTCGCCACCAGGTCGCCGGAAGAGCGGGAGCTGGACCGCATCCGCGGGCCGAAGGTCGCCGACCGGCTTGAGGACGACGCGCGGTTCGCCAGGGTCGCTGCTGACCCGGCGGCCGGGGTGGAGGCGAGCAACGCAGCCGGCTCGTACGAGGGTTTCGCGGCGATGTTCGGTGCCGCGGCGCCGCCGCCGGTGCCGGAGGACATCGCGCTGAGCGGAGGCGGGGGGTGAGCATCGTGCGAGACGATGCGCGCGACGCGGCCTGCCTGCGCGAGGCCGCGCAGGTGCGGAAGCCGGTCCTAGCCGTCAGGTTCGCTGACTACATCGGGCTGCGGCCCCTTCTGGGAGAGGGGGTGGTGCTCATGACGCCTTACTCTGAGCCTCTGAGCCACAGTTGTGGCTTATGAGGGACCGGAGTACTGGTTAGATCGCCTGGTACGTAATTTACAAGGCGATCGGTTTAACATCCAGGCGACTTCGGTGACCTGATGCGTGACGCCGCCCAGGCCAAGGCGGCACTGCAGGGCATGGCGGACGCGGTCAAGGCGGAGACCGCGGCCGAGGTGGCGGGCTCGACGGCGGCAGCCGCCGCCCGGCAGAAGGACATCGCGGCCATCCAGGCCGAGTCCCAGGCCCTGTCCCAGTTGGCCAACTCCGCCAAGCAGACCAACACCCAGCTGCTGTTCGGCGGCCGGAACGACATGACCCAGCACCTGAGCGACCTGTCTCAGGAGCTGAACTACACCACGCTGCTCAACCGGCAGAAGTGGCTCGGGTTCTCCTCGGTCCAGCAGGCGATGTCCTACCGCCAGCAGATGTACGCACTGTCGCTGCTGGAGAACAAGGCGCACTTCGCGGGGTACTTGACGGCCGACCAGTACCTGGGCTTTCTGCAGCGCGAGACCATGCAGACCGCGGCGCTGTCGGCCGCCATCCGCGACCGCAGCGCGGCGATCGGCGCCGAGACGGCTCTGCTGCTGGCGCACGCCAACGCGCTGCAGGGCACGCACGCGTCGGCGGGCAGCCTCGGCGAGGGGCTGTCCACGGTCAACGCCTACAACGCGGCGCTCATCGGCCTGCCGAACACGGTACAGACGCGCGCGGTCCTCGACGACTCCCAGGCGATGGCCCAGTTGGCCACGTACCGGGCGGCGCTAATGGGGCTGCCGCGCGCGGAGACCACCGACATCGTGTCCTCGGCGACGCGGCTGGGCGGCATCCCGTTCACCGGCGGCAAGGTCCCGGTCAGCATCACCCCGGAGGTGACCAGCTCGGCCGCGGCCCGGGCCCTGGCCGCGGAGCTGAAGGCGCTGGACACGGTGACCGCGCATCCCAGGATCGAGCTTGTGGGCGGGCCGGAGGCGGTCACCGAGGCGACCCTGCTGGCCGCCGAGCTGAAGGAACTGGACACGCGGTCCCGGCTGAACGTCGGCATCAGCTTCGCGGAGGTCGAGGCGGCCCGGCTGGAGGCCGACGCCCTGCAGGACGAGCTGGAAGTGCTGGACGGCGAGGTTGTCGAGCCGCACCTCGCGATCGAGGGCTGGTCCCAGGCCCAGGACGACCTGGACGCGCTGTCCGCGATGCTGACCGAGTTCGGCCGGGAGCACGCGGAGCCTCAGGTCGGCCTGCGGGGCGCCGACCTGACCGAGGCGGAGCTGGCAGCACTCAACGACGCGATGGAACGGCTGGACCGGGACGAGTCCGACATCGTCATCAACGTGGACGCCACCGGGGCCATCTCCGGCGTGGAGGAGTTCATCAAGGAGGAGGAGAAGGTCCCGAAGGAGGTCCGGACCAGCGTCGAGTGGGACGGGTCCGCGGCCGAGGACGAGCTGGACGTTTTCGTCGGCAAGCTGATTGAGGCGGCCCGCAAGAAGTACGAGTTCTACGCGACCATGAACGACGCCGAGGTGCTGGACGACCTGAACCAGATCGAGGGCCGGATGCTCAGCGCGCAGGAGCAGGGCAAGGCCCTGATGGCCCTGCTCGGGCGGGGCGGGGCGGCGGGCGGCGGGGGCGGCGGGCCGCCTCCGGCTCCGCCCGGGGCCGCTTCGCCAGGGGAGCCGGACCCGGCGGACGCTGCCGCCTGGAACATGCTCGCAGACGCGATGGAGCGGGCCGGGGTTAAGGCGAAAGCCACCGCCGCTGCCTCCAAGGACGCCGGCACTGCCGCCAACACGGCGGGGAACACTGCCCGCGGGGCCGGCGGCTTGTGGGGTTTCTTCACTAGGGACCTGACCCTGTTCGGCGGGGTGTTCAGCAAGATCCCCTTTGCCGGCACCATCAGTGTGTGGGCGCTGGCCCTGCACACGCTCATCGACTTCTTCATCGTCCTGGTTCCTGCCGTCATCGCCGCCAGCGTCGCCCTCGGTGCCTTCGCCGTCGCCGCCGAGCCTGCGACCAAGGACGTCATCGCGCACCTCACCGGGGTGCACACCGCGCTGGACGCGCTCGGCACCGGGGCCGACAACCTGGGCACCGCGCACTTCGGTCCGCTGCAGGCCAAGGCGGGCTCGCTCAACGCGACCATGAGCCGCCTGCCGGTCACCATCCGGACCATGCAGGGCGCCATGGCGCCCACCGTGGTCACGATCTTCGGCGCCGCCATCAACACCCTCACCGGGCACATGGGCCTGCTGCAGTCCATCACGCAGAAGGCCGGCACCTGGGTCGAGGACATGGTCATCAAGATCCAGCAGGCAGTTTCGAGCCACTCGAACCTGCTGGGGCCGATGATCAACACCGCGACCAACGACATGCACATCCTGGCCGGCATCGGGACCTCCATCCTCAAGATCCTCGGCCTGTTCCTGCAGGCCGGGCAGATGACGCACGTCTCGGAGCTGCTATTCGAGGGCATCGCCTACGCGCTGTCGGTGGTGCAGAAGGCCCTCAACGCCGTCGGGCCGTACGCGCTGGCCGCCGGCATCGCTTTCTTCTCCGTAGTGCACTACGGCGGGCTGCTGGCCACCCAGGTGATAAACCTGGTCGGCTGGGTTGAGAAACTCACTCTGAACTTCATCGGCCTGCTGGCCAAGCTGCCGCTGGTCGGCGGCGCCTTCGAGGCGCTCGGGGTCCAGACGAAAGCCGCTTTCGCGGCCATCCCCGCCAGCACCATCCTCGCCATCGCCGCGGCCATCGGCGCCGTCGGCTACGCGATCTACGCCGCTGGCCAGGCCAGCAGCCAGGCCAAGGCCTACGTCGGCGGCCTGATCTCCTCGCTGGCCAACGACAACGCCAGCCAGGGCTTTGCCCAGATCCAGACCAACCTCTCCTCGATGAACAAGTGGCTGGCCCAGTCGGCGGCCAGCAGCCGGAACTTCGTCGGCAACATGGCGCAGGGCTGGTCGAATCTGACGAAGGACGCGTCCGGCTTCGGGCTGCACCTGCAGGCGTTCAAGGACCTGTGGGAGGCCGTCACCGGCACCAACCAGCAGCCGGGCTCGACGTCGCTGGTGCTGAAGCAGTTGACGGCCGAGCAGAAGGACTGGACGACCACGCTGGAGACGGCGGCGGCCACCACCAAGCAGTACGGCACGTCGGTCCAGCAGTCGTTCGCGCTGATGGACCTGGCCGGGGTCAAGGTCACCGACGACCTGGCCACCCAGGAGACCAAGGTCAAAGACCTGGTGACCGGCTGGCTGAACATGGGGGTCGCCGGCTACAACCTCAAGAACGGGATGAACCAGCTGGGCGCGGCGGTCGACGCCGTGACGCTGGCCAGCGAGGTCCAGAACAGCCAGATCACGGCGCTGACCGGCGACTTCACCTCGTTCCTGACGCTAGTGGACAGCGGCCAGAACTCGTTCGAGGCCTACGCGACCGGCATTAACACCGTCGGCACCAACTCCAAGGTGGCCGGGGCCTCCATGGGCGGGCTGAACGCGGTGAGCCTGACGCTGCGCCAGTCGTGGGAGGCCAACCTCACCGCCGGCCAGACCCTCTACAACAACCTGCTGCTGCAGAACGCGGCGGCCGGGAACAACGCCAAGTCCAACGCGGCGCTCGCCGCGTCCGGCCGGGACATCGTCAACAGCCTGCTCGCCCAGGGCGGCGCCACGACGGAATCGGTGCAGGGCGCCTACGCCCTCGCCCAGACCATGGGCTACACGGGCAAGGCCACCTACGACGCGCTGCTGAAGTGGTCGGGCGGCAACCAGACCCTCAAGGGCACCACCGCGGACCTGAACAAGCAGGTCGGGATTCTGGAGACCGGCTCGGCCAACCTGACCACCGACGTGCAGAACCTGGCCAGCGCCATCAACACCAACCTCAACCAGGCCATCGCCGCCGGCCTGGTCAACATGCCGCAGATGACCAAGGCGGTAGCCAACTTCTACCAGTACGTCCTGACCCACCGGGCCGACCTCGCCAAAGGCATCACCCCGCAGGAAGTCAGCCTCTCCAAGCAGGTGGCCAACGCCCTGATCGCCGTCTACGGCACCAGCCCGCAGGGGCTGAGTCAGGCGAAAGACGAGTTCCTCGCGACGCTCTCCCAGATGGGCATCGACCGGAAGCAGGCGCTGGCCCTGTGGGCGAAGGACCAGCCGGCGCCCGTCAAGCCGACCCTGGACACGGGCCCGCTGCAGGCGAAGCTGCAGCAGTTGAGCAACGAGATCGGCCAGGCGTCCGTCCCCGCGCCCGCCTACCAGGCGCAGAGCGGGAACTTCTTCAACAAGACCCTCCCCGGGTGGTTCGCCGGCTACGCCACCTCGTGGCAGCAGCACTGGGTGCAGGGCTGGCAGTTCTTTTACGGCAACATCGTGGCGCCGATGGGCAAGTTCTTCACGTCCATCGTGCCGGGCTGGTTCACCGGCTATGCCGCCTCCTGGCAGCAGCACTGGGTGCAGGGCTGGCAGGCGTTCAACAACAACATCTTCGCCCCGATGGGCAAGTTCTTCACCGTCACGGTGCCGGGCTGGTTTACCGGCTACGCCAACTCCTGGTCCCAGCACTGGGTCCAAGGCTGGCAGGCGTTCAACAACAACATCCTGACGCCGATGGGCAAGTTCTTCACCGTCACGGTGCCAGGCTGGTTTACCGGCTACGCCAACTCCTGGTCCCAGCACTGGATTCAGGGCTGGCAGGCCTTTAACGGCAACATCCTGGCGCCGATGGGCAAGTTCTTCACCACGACGATCCCCGGGTGGTTCGCCGGCTACGCCAGCTCGTGGTCGCAGCACTGGGTGCAGGGGTGGCAGGCGTTCAACGGCAACATCCTGGCGCCGATGCAGAGGTTCTTCGTCAACGACATCCCGGGCTGGTGGAACAGCCTGGGCACCAAGTGGAACAGCTTCTGGTCGTCCGCGTGGACCGGCGCCAGCCAGGTCCTGGGGAAGATCGAGAGCTTCTTCACCACCACCTTGCCGAACGCCATGTGGAACTCCCTCAGGGGAGGGATTGACCACGTCATCGGCGGGCTGAACACCGTCATCGGCTGGATCAACTCGGTGACGTCGGTGGTGGGCATCCACATCGGCACCATCCCCACGCTGGCGGCGGGCGGCCCGGTCCACAAGGTGTCCGGTTCGGTGCCGGGGACGGGCGACGAAGACGGCACGCACATCATCGCGATGGGCGGGGAGTTCATGCTCCGCAAGCCCGCCCGGATGGCCCTGCAGGCCGCGTTCGGCCCCGACTTCCTGGACGCCCTGAACAACGCCGACACCTGGCTGGGCTCAGGTTCGCGCGGCAACACAGCCAGCCAGCGGCGGGGCCCCGGCTTCGGCCGGCACGCGAGCGGCGGCATCGTCGGCGACATCACCAACTGGCTGGGCGACGTAGGCAGCGTGGCCGGCGCGGCCTGGCACGGGATCACCGGCGCGGCCAGCGACGTGACCCAGTGGGGCGAGCAGGCCGTCTTCAACGCGATGTGGAACGTGGCCGGGGCGCCGGCACAGAAGGGGCTGGAGGCGCTCGGCACGCCGGGCGACATGGGCGCCGCCTGGCTGCAGAACATCCACACCGGCATCTCCAACTGGATGACCGGCCAGACGACCGCAGCCAACGCGGCCATCCCCTCGGCCGGGACCGGCGGCGGCATCATCGCGGCGATGATGAAGAACCTGGCCGCCGCGCGCGGCTGGACCGGGGCGCAGTGGAGCGCATTGTACGACGTGGAGAACCGCGAGGCCGGCTTCAACATGACCGCGCAGAACCCGACGTCGGGTGCGTACGGCCTGGCGCAGTTTATTAACGGTCCCGGCGAGTACGCCCAGTACGGCGGCAACTCGACCACCGCGCTCGGCCAGGTGACCGCGATGTTGAACTACATTGCCCAGCGCTACGGGACGCCCGAGGGCGCCTGGGCGCACGAGCAGCAGTTCGGCTGGTACGCGGGCGGCGGGCCGGTCGCCCCCACGTCTTCCATGGGCTTCGGTCTCGCCTCCGGCGGCGGGGTCCCGGCCGCGGGGCTGTCTAACGTGGCCGCCATGTTCGGCGGCGGCATGGCCGCGGGCGGGGTGGTGCCCAACCTGTTCGTGCCGGGCCTGTCGGCCAACCTGTCGCGGCAGCTCTCGGCGGCCACCGCAGGCCAGCTGCCGCGCACCCTGTCGGACGCCGCCGGCAACCGGGTGGGCCTGCAGGTGGACAACCTCACGATCAACAACCCCCGCGCCGAGAAGCCGAGCGACTCGATTACCAGGGCGTCCAACAGGCTCGCGTTCCTCGGCGGAAGGGGGATGGTCTGATGCCGTTGCCGTCGGCTCCGGTGGGCGCGTACTCGCCGAACGAGATTTGGTTCTGGAACGGGATGCCGCTGTCGACCAGCTACTACAACGTCGCGACCTTCGGCGGCTCGCGCTTCGGCCTGCCCACCAACCGTGGCCAGGACTACGCGGTGCCCTACCGGGCGGGCCAGCTCTGGCGGGCCAAGTACCCCGACGAGCGCACCATCACGCTGACCATGTGGACCGACAGCCAGATGTCGGCCAACCAGTCCTACCCGGCCGGCGACCCGCGCCGCGCGTTCAACGACAACTGGCAGGCGCTGCGCGCCGCGTTCTTCACCCGCGGGGCCCAGGGCAGCACCCAGGGCCAGCTCCAGCGCAACTGGTACCTGACCTCCGGCGGCCCCGGCATGGTCACCTCCACCGCGATGGCCGAGATCGCCGGCTCGATGGACCCGACGATGAACGGGCGCACCTCGGCCGCGTTCTCCGTCGACCTGCTGCTGTCCGACCCGTACTTCTACGGGGCGCAGCGCAGCCAGGTGGTGAACACCAGCGGCAGTACGATTACCGCGCCGGGCGAGGGCGTGGTGGGCGAAGGGTTCGCCTCGGCGGTCAACGCCTTCACCGTCACCATCTCCCAGGCCAGCACGGTCACCAACAACACGGCCGGGGTGTCCGTCACCCACAACGGCGCCGGCGTAGCGTCCTGGCCGGTGACGATCGACGTGCTGCGCTACACCGCGGTCGACAACGTCGGGAACAACGTGGTCGGCGGCCTCAGCCACATCGGCAGCCGGATGTGGATGTGTCTCGTGAGCGGCTCCAACCACATTTCGGTCAGCGCCGGGACCGCGCTGTTCACTTGGTCCGACGCTTACGTGTGACCCGCCGATTAGGCCTCCAGAGTCCCGACGAGGACCGAGGAGGCGACCGGCAGCGTGGTGCAGTGGCGTTTTTACAGCAACACGGCGGTCGCGGATACCCTCGCGGTGCCGGGCGGCGGCAGCCTGTCCACCTCGGCTACCTCGCTGTACGCCGGGTCCGGCGCGCCGGTCGGCTACCCCACCAGCTTCCCGTTCACCCTGTGCCTGGAGCCGGGCACCAGCAACTTCGAGCTGGTCAGTGTTACGGGAGGCGCGGGTACAGCGGCTACTCCGTGGACCGTGACCCGCGCCTACGACGGCACTCTAGCCAAGGTGCACGCGCCGGGCACGGCCATCGCGCACACCTGGAGTGCCGGGGACCTGACCACCGCGGCGCTGCACTACGCGATGGGCTCCGGCTCCGGCGTGCACGGCCTGCCGGCCAGCGCGTGGAACGGCAACGCGCTGGCCACCATCAACGAGACGACGCTGACCAACTCGACGTCCAACGTCATCACCTGGTCGTCCATCCCGCAGACGTTCGAGCACCTGCTCATCGTGGTGCAGGCCCGGCTGACTGAGACGACCGCGCTGACCGACGACATCTCGCTGACGTTCAACGGCGACACCGGGGCGCACTACTCGCAGCTCACCGTCTCCGCCACCAACATCTCCGGCTCGCTGGTCGGCCCGGCCGCCTCCACCGCGTTCGCGGTCAGCAGCATCCCGCTGTTCCGGGTGGCGGCCAGCCAGGGCGGCGCCCCGGTCAACGCCGGCGGCGGCTTCGCCTACGTGCCCAACTACAACAGCGCCACGTTCAACAAGGCGGCCTACGGCATGAGCGGGGCCGGCAACGCCACCAGCTCGATGGTGGACGGGCGGATGCGCTGGGGCTTCTGGAACCCGACGGTGCAGGCCGCGGTCACCGCCGTCTCGCTGACTGCCCCGGCCGGGTCCAACTTCCTGACCGGCTCCGAATTCACGCTTTACGGCCTCGGCTGATGGCTACCGAGCGGGTCATCGACCTGGCGAACCAGCGGTACGCCGACCGCCCGTACGAGGGCGAGCTGCCGGCCAGCACCGCGGCGGCCGAGCAGGCGCGGGCCGACCGCCGGGCCGCCGCGGTCGCCCGGCTGCGCAAGCGGGTGCGCGAGTACGCCGGCCGGCCGCGCGGGTGCCTGGACCGCTCCGACCTGACAGACCTGCTCATCGTGCTGGGAGAGGACGACTGGTGAGCGAACCCGTGGTGGTGACCGATAACGACGAATGCCGGGTCAGCGAGGGGCTGGAGCTGCACGTGCGAGGCACCCGCTTCGTCCCGTTCCCGGCTACGCCAGGGCCACCTCCGTGGCCGGAGACTGCCAGGAGGCCGCAGTGACGTCCGGGGACAATGCAGTGGCGGCGGAGCGGCTGTCTGTCGCAGTCGGCGCGCCGCTGCGCGAGTACGTCCGCGTGAGCACCTCGTTCAACGTCCGGCGGTGGGACGCCGAGCAGACCGAGTGGGCGCTGCGCCGGATCGACCGGGACGCGGTCGGCTGGCTCCGCAGGGGCCGGGACGTCACCATCCGCCCGGAGACGTTCGCCCGCCTCGGCGTGGCGCCGTACTCCGAGACGCAGGACGACGACTGCAACCTGGTGACGCAGGCGGGCTGGGTCGCCATCCTCGGCTCGATCGCCGGCACGTCGATCGCCACTAAGTTCAGCGCGACCGCCGGCCGGATCGGGGCGGGCACCGTCAGCACCGCCGCCGCGTACACCGACGCGCACCTGGGCGGGGACGGCAGTGCGGCTACCGCCCTCTACAAGCTGGTCTCCGGCGCGCCGGCCATCGCCACCGGCTCCTCGCCGCCCACCTTGACCTTCACCGCGGTATTCGGCACCGCCGCGGCCAACTTCGCGTGGGCCGAGTTCGGCACCGACAACGGCACGGCCGACTCCAGCACGGTTTCCGGTGTGTTCCTGAACCACGGCGTCAGCTCGCAGGGCACCAAGGCCAGCGGCCAGACCTGGACCGCAACGGAGACCCTCACCTTCGGCTTCCCGAGTGGCGCGGGCTCGGTCACCTAGGTGGCCCCGCCTGCCACGACGTAGCGAGGCGGTGATGCCCCGGTGAGCGTCTCCGCCGTCGGCTCGCAGGGGGGATTCCGATGACCACCCAGTCGATCTGGCAGCCCGCAGCGCCGCCTGCGTTCGGCAGCGCGGGGGCCATCGGTTCCCAGGGCACGAACGCCCAGACGCTCGGCGTGGCCTTTGTTTCTTCCAGTGCCGGCAACGTCACCCAGATTTGGTACTACTCCGCCCCGCCTTCGGCAACGAGCCCAGCGGGCCTCACGGCAATTAACGCGCTGCCTGCCGCTGTCGCTCTTTACGACACTGCCGCCACGGTTCTTTACAGCAACACGAGTCCCACCTGGTCTGGCGCCGCGGGCAGCGGCTGGGTTTCCACCAACATCACCAGCACCGCGATATCCGCCAACACCGTGTACATCGCTGCAATTGAGGGGGACGCGACTAGCGGCGCTAGCAACTTCTGGAATGCGTATTCCTTCGGTTACTTCGCTTCGGGGGGTCCCGGGTTCAGCGGGGTAGCCAACGGAATCCTGACCGCCCCCGGCCCGAACTCGGTCAGCAACACCCAGGCACAGGGCGATGTTCACAACAGCGCCGGTGACGGTACAGCGGGGACTCTGCAGTTCCCGGGCGCGAATTTCCAGAACTCTAACTGGTGGATTGACGTCACCGTCGCGACCGGGGCCGCCGCTGCGGTGCCCGAGCTGTCGTATGTGGCCCGCCAGGCCGTCAAGCGCTCGAACTACTACTAGGAGACCCATGGCTCAGACACTGACGCCGGTACCGGAAATACCCGGCTACGCCGGACTGGCGATGTTCCAGCAGGCAGTCACGCCGACGGACACAGCGCTGGAGTTCTCGAACACCGGCAACGAGGTCCTGATCGTCCTCGCAAGCGGCTCGGGGACGACGGTGCAGGTGACCATCGGCGAGCAGGTAGACGGCCTGCCTGTCGAGCCCCCCGCCCCCGTGCCTGTCGCAGCAGGTGACCCGACGATGTTCGGGCCGTTCGGGAGTGAATACAACCAGCCTGCACAAGGCCTTGTGCAGGTGCTGCTCAACAGCCTGACTGCCGTGCAGGTCATCCTTGTCCAGCATGTAGAGGTGGGCTAGCCGTGTCAGGTCTTTACTACGCGCAGAACGCGGCTTACCCGACGACGGCTGCCCCGGCCAAGATGACCACCGGCACGTCGGTCAAGACGCTGCTGCAGGTCGCTACCCCGTCCACCCAGGACATCCACGTGGTCGAGTGGGGCATCAGCTTCGACGGCTCCGCCGCGGCCACCCCGATCGAGTGCGAGCTGGTGGACACGGGCGCGGTCGGCGCGACGTCGCTCACCGCGCTCACCCCGTCGCTTTACAGCCCCGACTCAACGCTGGCCTCGGCGTGCGTGGGCGGCACGAGCGCCACCGGGTTCAACAGCGGCTCCTCGGTCGAGGGCACCATCACCGCCACCCGGTACGGCGACCTGCAGCTCATCGCCCCGACCAACCAGTACGTGAAGCAGTGGCCGCTCGGCCGCGAGTTCTACGTCGCAGCCTCGCGCTTCCTGCGTATCCGGGTCACCGCTGCTGCCGCGGTGAACGCTTATTGCTATTTGCTCTGGCAGGAGTGACCGACCGCTTAGCAGTTCCCCGGTGCCGTGAGGAGGTGAGCAGTGTCCCGGCTAGGCCGCAGCAGGCCCGCGAGCAACTACAAGATCGTCCGCCCGGCCCAGCTGGGAGCGACGACGGCCTCGGTCGCAGAGGCCGACGTCGCGGGCGCGACTGACGCCCTGTCGGTTGCCGTCTCCGCCCCGCTGAGCGACACCGCCGGCGCCGCCGACGCGATGGTGTCCGGCAGTCCTGTCTCTTTCGCCGACACCGCGGGCGTGGCTGACGCCCTCACGGTCAGCGTCTCCGTCCCGCTGCACGACACCGCCGCCGCGACCGACGCGCGGACGGTGCCCGCCGCCACTGTCGCCCTGCGCGACACCGCCGGCGCCGCCGACGCGATGACGTCCGCCCACGGCAGCGCGGCGCCCAGCTTCGGCGGCACCCTGCCCAGCTTTGTCGCCACCCAGGTGAACCCGGCCGGCTACCAGGGCGGCCCGGCCGGCGCCGCGTCCGTCGCCCCGTCGGCGGTCGGCAACAGCTGGGAGATCGTCGTCCGCTCAGGGCTGGACTACGTCACGCTGCTGGCCGTCATCCCGCAGAGCATGCTGCTGAACTTCCAGTTCGTCCGCCAGCTCAACGACATCGGGTCCGGCACCGTGGTGCTGTCGCTGGACGACCCGTGGTGGACGACGGTCACGCTGCCCGGCGGGCTGCCGACCTCGACGCTGCTGGACGAGGAGTGCCTGTGGCAGTTCTACAAGGACGGCGTGGCCCGGTTCGAGTACCTCGGCGAGACCATAACCGAACAGCTAGTAGACCCTAGCGAGCAGCGCCAGGTCACTATTACCGGGCCGGGCACCATCGCCGCCCTCAAGTGGGCGATGATCGCCCCGCAGGGCTTCCCCGACATCGTGCTGAAGCTGGACGGGCTGCTCGACTCCTTTGACGAGGTCGACGTCAACGGCAACCCGGTGCTCGACACCAACATCTGGAACCACCCCGACCCGGCCGACCACATCTTCATCACGCCGATCGCCAACATCTACAGCTACCCGGGCGGGGTCGGCTACAACCTGGGCACCCTGTTCCCGTCGGGCTCGCTGACCCTGGAGGCCCGGCCGGCCGGCACGTTCCTGGGCAGCTTCCCGTGGGACGCCACCGACACGCTCATCTCCGCGCAGGTGACCCCGGTCGGACTGGCGGGCACCACCACCGACTCCTCCAGCCCGCAGCCCTACGGCACCGGGCTGGACGGGTCCGAGCTGACGCAGTTCTACATCCAGTCGCTGCACAGCGACAACAACTACGCGATGATCGCGCTGTCCCGCGACCTCTTCTACGCGCAGGCGGGCGGGCCGGAGGGCAGCTTCACCAAGGCGCTGCCGCCCTACGACAGCACCAACCACGCGTACTGGATGATCACCGAGCAGGCCGGCAGCGGCGGCGGCCCGGGCACGTTCTACTTCTGGACCAGCTCCGACGGCCAGGGGTGGACCCTGCAGTGGACGTACGTGCACTCCTGGGACGCGACGTTCATGCGGTTCGTGGTCGACGCCTACTACGACGTCGACTTCACCAAGTCGGCCCAGATCACCAACCTGAACTCCAACGTCACCACGCCCAGCTACCAGGGCGCGATCTACCTGAACGTGCCGCTGATGGGGGTGTGGCTCGACCAGTTCAACTTGGCGCAGGGCCGCGGCACCATCCCGTTCATCACCTCCAACGTCACCGCCGCGGCCGACTCCTACGGGCGGGCCTGGGCGGACATCCAGAACGTGCAGGCGACCAACGGCACCGACCTGTACTCGTTCCTCCAGTCGGCGGTCTCGGTAGTCAACGCGGACTACGTGATGGACCCCGGCTTCCAGCTCCGGGTGGGCCAGCCGGCCCCCGGGCAGGTGGCCCTCGGCGTAGACCGCTCGAACTACCTGATCTTCCGCGAGGGCCATGACGTCGCGTCCCGGCAGCGGGTCCGGGCGCGCAACCAGATCACCACCCTGCTCGGCGGGGAGAACGCCGACGGGCACGAGATATCCGCCTCCAGCCCCACGTTCATCGCCGAGTGGGGGCAGCGCGAGGCCTGGTTCCAGGCCGCGGTGCAGGTCGACCCGCAGTCGATGACGTTCGCGTCCGCCGCCGCGCTGGCACAGAACGAAACCGAGATCCTGTCCTGGACCTTCACCCTCGTTCCCAATCTGCCCGGCAAGACGATCTTCGATAACTTTGACGTCGGCGACTGGGTGGGCATGGAGCGGCCGGACTTCTCCGGCGTGGACACGGCGCGCGTGGTGGGCATCGCGGTGTCGGTCGACAGCACCGGCACCGAGACGCACGAACTGACCTTCCTGAGCTACATCCAGTGGCTGGCCGAGCAACTCACCTACCTGGCCAACAAGCTGGGCGGCAAGTTCGTCTTCGCGCTCGGCACCTCCCCGGTCGCGCCGTCCAAGTACGGCACCGGCCAGGTGCCCACCTACTTCACCCCGGCCGCCACGCTGGGCAGCCTGGCCGACGTCGCCGGGGCCTCGGCCGGGTCCACCATGGCCAGCACGCCGCTGGTCTACAACCCGGCCACCGGCCAGTACCAGCACGCCGGCACCACCGACCCGGTGAGCGGGAAGATGCTGCCGGTCACGGTGCAGACCCCGAACGGCTCGGCCACCCTCACCGACGTCTCCGTGACGGTGACCGCCAACGGCGCCACCACCACCGTCGGCCTGCAGGGCGACGGCACGGTCACCGCGGTGGACAGCGGCGGCACGCCGCCCGCCACCCCGGACCAGCCCTCGGTCATCGGCATCGTGCAGGGCCTGCAGGTGGCCTGGGACGGCCTGCTGGCCGGCAGCGCGCCGCTGGCCAACTTCCAGTACGTGCAGGTGTTCATCGGCACCTCGGCCAGCTTCGTGCCCAGCGTCGCCTCCCTGGTGGGCACGCTGGCGACGGCGGGCACGCTGTCGGTGTCGGGGCTGACCGTCAGCGCCACCTACTACGTGAAGCTGGTGGCGGTCAGCACCGCGGGCCTGGCGTCGGTCCCCACCACGGCGGTGAGCGTGGCCGTGGTCGGGCTGCCGACGTCCGACCTCACCGGGCAGATGCCGGCCAGCCTCATCGGCAACAGCGCCGGGGTCGCGCTCAACCCGAACCCGTTTTTCAACGGCGGGGACCTGACCGGGTGGGTGGTCGTCAACGGCTCGCTGTCGGCCGCCGCGCCGCCCGTCGGCGCGCCCGGCGCCGCGCAGTTCGCCGCCCGGGTCGCGTCCACCTCGGCGAACTGCCTCATCACCGGCTCGCCCGCGCCGTTCCCGGTGACGGCCGGGGACCCGTACGCGATGACGGCCTGGGTCTTCAACCCGGGCGGTTCCGCGGTGAACGTGGCCATCGGGTTCAACTGGGCCGGCGGCACCGTCACAGTGTCGGTCCCGCCGAACATCTGGACGCCGGTGACCACCGTGCAGACCACCCCCGGCGGGGTGACCAGCGCCTACCAGGTCATCGGGCCGACCGCCTCCGGCGTCACGGTCTGGGTGCTCGGCGCGGTCGCCGCCGGGCAGGTGCCCGGCCAGCTGCTGGTGGCCAACTCGGTCGCCGCCGCGCAGATCGCCGCCAACACCATCACCGCCGGCCAGATCGCCGCCAACACGATCACGGCAGCGCAGATCGCCGCCAACACCATCACCGCCAGCCAGATCGCGTCGGCGACCATCACCGCCACGCAGATCGCCGCCAGCACCATCACCGCCGCCCAGATCGCCGCCAACACCATCACCGCGGCGAAGCTGGCGGCAGGCATCGTGGTGGCCGGCATCATCAACGGCACCACCATCACCGGCGCGACGTTCGTCGCGACCGGCACGAGCGGGGAGTTCCTCGCCTACTCGGGCACCCCGGCGGCGGGCAACCTGATTATGTCGTTCGCCGCGTCGGCGGGTACAGACTCGTTCGGCAACGCCTTCATCGAGGGCCTCACCGTCGGCAACTCGGCCGGGTCAACCCCGCAGGTGGCGCTGGTCCCGGCGGCGGGCGGCCCGGGGACCCCGGCCGAGCTGCAGTTCCCGCTGTACCCGACCGCGTTTTTCAACGGCCCGCCGAATATCGCCGCCTCCAGCGGCAGCAGCACCGGGCAGATGGCCATCTCCGGCCCGGCCCTGGCCCAGGCCGGCTTCACCGACTCGGTGCAGATGCTCCTGAACTCGTTCACCGGAGCCGGCGGGACCACCCCTGCGCACCTTTACATGCGCTTCATCGACCCCAGCAACGTCGCGTGGGTCATGCTCAGCCTCGGGCCGGAGGGCGTATCGCTGCAGGCCAGCCGGATCGACGGGACGCACCCCGGGACGGGCACCAGCCACACGAACCCGGCGCAGCCGGAGAACTGGCAGACGGCGACGCTGATCAACGGCTGGGCGGGCAGCGGCGTCCTCAACGGCGTCCGGTACCGGCTGCTGCCGCTCGCCGGCGGGATGGTCGAGATCCAGGGCGACATCATCCACGCCACCGCCACCGGCAACAGCTTCTTCTTCACGCTGCCGTCCGGGTACATCCCGTCAGTGTCGGCGTCCTACACGGCCACGTGGAACGACCCGGTGACGTCCAACTCGCCTTCGACCCCGTGGCTGTTCATCAACAACGCCGGGCAGGCCGAGGTAATCGGCATCGAGGCGGCGAACAAGGAGATTTTCTTCCACGTCTTCGTCCCGCTGGACTAGGGCGCGGCGACCTCTTTCGGGGCCCCGTCGTTCACCTGCTGGCTCCACTCCGCCACCTGCTGGAACAGCGTGTCCGTGCCGGTGCGCAGCGCCTCGCGCACCTCGGCCGCCAGCCGCATGAGGTGATCGACCTCGCGCCGGGCCTGCTCGGTGGCGCCGTCGACAATGACCTTCCGCTCGACTGCCGCCTGCTCGCGCGCGGCGGCCACGATGGCGTCGGCCTGCTCTTTCGCGGACGTCAGTATCCCGCCGGCCTGCTGGTGCGCGTGCTGCATGATCTGGTCATGCTGGTGCCGTGCCTCGGCCAGGCCCCGCTCGGCCTGCTGCCGGGCCTGGGCGACGTGGGCGTCCGCGTTCTGCTGGGCCATTCGCAAGATGGCCACTGCCTGCTGCTCGTTCGGCAGCGAGGCTCCGGCTGCCGCCAGCTCCCCGTTCAGCCGCTCGATCTCGGCTTCCAGTTCCCGCTGCTCGGTGGCCCGGTCGGCCAGCGCCCGGTCCTGCCGCTCCAGCTCCTCGGCGACCCGGCGGCAGAACCGCTCGACGCTCGCGGGCCCGTAGCCGCGCAGGGTCCAGGGGAACCGGACGTTGTCAGCCTCTTCCGCGGTGAGGCGGTCGCCGGTCAGCAGTTCGGTACTTCGGTTCATGGTCATCGTGCTGTCCCTCCCTGACACGGGACAGCACGGTCCGCCGCCCGAGTGTGTGCGATTTCCCCTTACTACGCCCGGTTGTACGCAACCCGGGCATAACGCGGAGCCTAACACCGGGTCACCCGCTGTACCCGGTGCTTACCTGAATGCAAGAGACGGGCGCAGCCTGGCAACCGATCAAGGCGGCATGGAAGCTGTCGCCCGGGAGGGGCTCCGCTGGTATCCGCGGATCGCGATTGAGAAGTACAGCGTCGCCCAGGTGGCACGGTTCCGGCGGCGCCTGGGCGGCCCGCTGACCGGGGAAATGCTGCACCACGTTTTTCCGGAGCCCGAAGACGGGACGCTGCACGACGAGGGCAACGGGCTGACGGTGGCCGGCCTGCTGAACCTGTCCCGCGTGCTGACCGGGGAGGTGACCGGCCACCCGCTGTCGCCCGGCCGCGCGGTGTTCGGGGTGGGGTCCGACGACACGCCGTTCGACCGCGAGCACGTGCACCTGAGCCGTGCCCTGGGCGAGGAGCCGGGCCGGTCCTGGTACCGGCCGATGGACCAGGGCTACCCGCGGGCCAACGGGCTGGCGATCGAGGGGCAGGCCACGTTCACCGAGTCGGAGGCCTGCTTCGAGTGGCGCGAGTGGTGCTGGGCGTCGGGGCCGGGGCGGCCGGCGCCGCACCACGCGCTGCACGGCGCTTACGGCGGGGAGCAGCCGGTCATGGTCAATCGAAAGGCCAGCCCGCAGGGCTACGGGCTGAAGGAACCCGGCGTGGCCTGGGTGTTCCGGACAGTCGTGGAACTCTCATGAGTGGCCGCAGGGGAGAGATTGCTCTATCCTTGGGTGAAGGCCCTCGTGTCAGTTCAGGCGGCTGTGTCATTCGGTTGCAGGTACTGGTCTCAACGCGAGGGCCTTTGCTATGCTCTGCGGCGAGACCAGTACCCGTACAACCAAACAACGACACCGCCGCCTTTCGCGTTTTGAATGGGCAGGCCGTCGACCTGTTTGGCGTGGGTACTGGTGGAGAAGCCTTGGGGCAGCTCTCCCCATGCGGACGGCGACAGACAGCCGGGGCACGGGCCACCGCCTCGCATTCGAACGGGATCATTTTTGTTCGAATCGTGGGGTAGGGGGCGAGCCATGCCCCGGCATGGCAATTCGGGCCCCCGTGTGCCCGGCGTCGGGGGTGCGGCTGAGCCGTAGTAACCGGGCATGGGACAAGCGAAGCTGAAGAAGATGCGCCGGGAAGTCACCGACGTCGAGCGGGCGAAGGCGCAGCTCGCGTTCGCGCAGACCGCGGCCCGGCCGGAGGTCGTCGCCGTGCACGAGGCCGCCCTGGCCGACGGGCAGCTGCAGGCCCGCTGGAAGGGCGACTACCCGGGCCAGCGCGACCGGCTGCGCCGCGGCGGCTGGCTGCAGGTGTCCGAGGGCACCGACGGGGCCGGCTGGTGGGCGCACCCGGGCCGGGGGATGAAGATGATCCACTCCGTCGGCCGCGAGACCGACGGCCACCTGTGGGGCCACTTCTCCATGTCGCGCCGGGGGAACGTGCTGCCCGGCTGGGAGACGCTGCGCGACATGCAGTGGCTGATGTACCCGGGCCTGGCCGGCGTGCAGGTGGTGGCCCCGGCGGCCAGCCACGTGAACATAGGCGAGGTGGCGCACATCTGGACGTGCCTGACCGCGGACCCGATCCCCGACTTCGGCCGCTTCGGGACCATCTGATGGGCCAGCGCAGCGCACGTGCGGCCAGCGCAGCGCGCCGCAAGGCGCGACGGGCACGTGAGATTCCCCTCGGGGGCGCAGCGGCCGGGTGCCCGGCGGTCCCTAAGGTTCAGCAGCCGGTGGGCGAGATGATGAAACGCCCGGGAGCTGCCCGGGTTCCTGACGCAGAACTTCCTCCCGGTGTCGTGGCCGCGGTTGAGTGGCCGTGCGCAGACGGGTGCGGCCAGGCACACGTGACTGTATGGCTCGGCTGATGCCCGAGCTGGACAGCGACGAGGCCCGGGCGGCGGTGGGGCGGACGATGGCTGCCCTGGAGGGGGACTGCTCGCAGTCCTGCCCCCGCGGCGGCCTCATCTGCGACTGCCGGCTGCGGGCGGTCCGCGCGCTCAACGCCCTGAAGCTGTACCTGGGGGAGCAGCCGTTATGCCCTGGTGGGGATGGCTCGTCATCGCCTTGCTGAGTGCGGCACTTGTCGGCATCGGCACTGCCCTGCTGGTGTTCTGGCGGAGGCTGGCGAAGAGCTTGTGGTGACGCGCCAGGCCGACCGTTGCGCGTTCTGCGGCTGTTACCTGGAGCTGAAGCCCGGCGGCGTGCTCCCGGTGCACTCGGCCGTCCCTGGCCCTGGCGTGTGCGGGGCGAGCAGCATGAACCGCTGGCGGGCCCGGCGGCTGAAGAAGCTCGGCCTGGTGAGGCCCTCCTGGGGAAAGTAAAGAGCCCGCACCTTCGGCAAGGGCCGCCTGGCCACGCCGGCCTGGCCGGCCTGAACTTGCCGCTGCACTGGTTCGGGCTGAAGCTGACCGGCTTGCCGTTCGTCTGGCCGAACATCGCCTCGCACGACTCCGCCGCCTGGAGCGTGGACGCCCGGCGGGGGACCCGGCTTCCGGAGTGCTCGCACATGCGGCAGCGGGGCAGGTACGTCGGCCAGCCGAGCACCTGCGCCAACTGCCCGGTCTACGCCCGGAAATGGGGAGACCGCGTGCTCGGCCTGGGTGCCCGGCTAGCGGAGGCTGCCGCCGCGTAACCCGGTACTGGGAAAATAAAGAACCCGCACCTCGCCAAAGGTGCGGGTTCTTGTGCTGAGCGGCCCCGTCAAGCGCCGCTTCCAGCTTACGGCTCGATGTCCGCCTCGATGACCTGGCCGGGCGGCAGGATGAACTCGGTGTACTCCAGCATCTCCCCGGCCAGCCGCCAGCCGCTCACCCCGGCCAGCACGTACGCGCCCGGTGCCAGGTCCAGCGCCGGGCGCTCGCGCCCGTCCTCCTTGGCCGTGCGGGCCTCGAACGCGATGTCCCCGTGCAGCTGGGCGAGGTCGAGCCCGGCGCGGGCGGCGATGAGGTGCGCCGCGCCTTTCGGGTCGGGCAGCGGGACCTCGGCCGTCAGCTCCGGCACCACCGCGGTGAACCACGGCGGGCACCAGGTGACGCTCAGCATGTGCGGGGACCCGTCGGGCCGCCGGGTGATCTCCTCGCGGCGCAGCACCACCGCGTCGCTGGCCGGCAGGTTCAGCAGCGGCACGATGTAGTCCGGCGCCGGCACCAGCCCGGCCGACGTCACCGTCACCACCTCCGAGGCCGGCGCCGCCGCCAGGTGCATCCGCTGCTGCGGGCCGAGCGCGGCGCGCGGGGCGTCCACGTAGGTGCCGGTGGCGTCGGTGCGCACCAGCCGCTCGGCCAGGTGCAGGTGGCTGACGGCCTGCTGGGCGACGGACTGGGACACCCGCCACTCGTCGCGGATGGCGCGGATGGACGGGAGCGCGTCGCCCTGTCGCAGCTCGCCGCGCAGGATCTCCCCCTTGTAGTGGTCGGCGATCTGCTTCCACAGCGGTGCGCTGCGCCGGGCCTCAGGCATTGCGGCCTCCTGTTATTCGGTCAGTACACGTACAGCCCGATTTTACTTCGACGATGACCAGCCTCAAGGGAACATCTTGCGAACCTGTACCGTTCACCGTACAGTGGCGGAATCAAGGTGATTGCACGGGAATGCAAGGGAGTGCGGAGGCTTGGAC